GAGCGAAGTCGTCCACAGACACGTCGCTGGTCTCATAGGCGAGGTCAGCCCCTCCCAGGAGCAGCGAGATGATGCCCTGGTCGTCCTTCTCGATCAGGAACGTCTTGTCGTCCGTCACATCACCCTCGGGCGTGCGCACGATCATCTTGTCCGGGCCCGGCTGAAGCCAGTCCTGGAAGTCTTTCCACCCTGCCTCATCCGGCATGTCGGTGAGCGTGATGACCCACGTACGTTCCTGCTTCGGTGCGGCTGCGGCCTTGGCGCGCATGCTGTCCGTCATCCACGGGGGCTCTTCGTTCTCGGCCTGCCAGCGCAGCATCGCGGCACGCTCGCGACCGGCAGCAGAGTCACGCGTGAGCGCATCGGGCCCGTGCGGCTTGGCGCGGCCCGTGGACGTGTCCTCAGGATGCACTGGTCCGTGCAGGATCGCATCCCCTCTCAGCCCGCAGAAGGTGCACTGCTCGCCGTCCCCGACGAAATCGTGATAGCCGTGGTCGTTGGGGTAGACCACGCCCGTGCGGCGCTCGCTCATCTCCACCTCCTTGTCCTGCTGAATGATCTCGTCGAGCATGGTCGGCTGGTTCTCCTTGCGGAACAGCTCGAAGATCAGGTCCCAGCCGCCGATCTTGTCAGCGATGATCTTCGTGCCCTCAGCAGGCGTGTTCGCGTCGGGCTCGCACGCCTTCACGATGGCCTTGCGCTTGGCAGGGGTGACCTTGAAGCGGTCGAACAGCTCTTCCAGAGTGCCGGGCAGCTCCAGAGCAGCTTCGATCTCGGCGCGCACCTCGGGAGGCGGAGAGACAGCATGCGCCTTCTCCTTTTCCTTCTCCTTCTGGATGCTCATAGCCTTCTCCAGCGCAGCCTCGTACGTGTCGTACTTCTCGTTCACGTCCTCGACCTCGTAGTGCGTGATGTTCGAGTCGGCGTCGATCTTGATCTCGGTCATCACGCCCCAGGTTGGTCCCTCGTGCCAGTCGGCGCGGATCTGCACCGGCAGGCCCTGGACGGGGTAGCTCACGCAGTCGTTCAGGATCTTGACGACCTCGGCCGTCGAGATCGAGTCGTGCACGTAGAACTCCAACGCGTCGTGAATGGTCATGGTGAGTCGGATCTTGTCCTGAAGGCCCAGTGCCTTCAGCTTCTTGTAGACGCGCACCATGGCGATCTTCATGTAGTCCGCCGCGCCACCCTGGATAGGAGCGTTGACGCACATGCGGTCGCCCTTGTCGCGAATCCACTGGCGCTTGTCGCGGAACTCCCAGACCTCGAACTTGCGCCGGAAGAACGTCTCGACGTAGCCCTGGTTGTGGCCCTCGGCGACCCGCTCGTTCATCCAGTTTCGGAGCTTGGGGAAGCCCTCGAAGTACAGCCGCAGCAGCTCCTCGGCTTCCTCCTTGGTCGTGGGGTCACCGCCCGCCGTGATGGACTCGGCCAGGGCGTCTGGTCCCTGCCCGTACACGATGGCGAAGTTGATCGTCTTGCCCTTGGAGCGGTCCTTCTTCGTGACCTGATCGACCGGGATCTTGAACATCTTCGCCGCGGTGGCGCGGTGAATGTCGGTGCCTGCGGCGAAGGTCGCCAGCATGGTGTCCTCGCCCGCCACCGCCGCGAGGAAGCGCAGCTCGACCTGCGAGTAGTCGTAGCCAACGATGCGGTGCTCGGGTGGCGAGATGAGCAGGTCTCGGAAGTTCATCTCGAACGTCGTGCCGTCGTTGAGCTTGTACTTCTGCGGCTTGGGCCACTGCTGGTAGCTCACGCCGTCGACTGACATACGGCCGGTGACCGTGCCCGCCTGGTTGTGGTTCGGGAACACGAATCCCGTTCCGGCGTAGTTGAGCTGTGTCGAATACTTGTGCAGGTACGAGCCGTAGAGCTTCACGACCTGGCGGTAGTCGAGGATCTTGCGGATGAGCGGGTCGGTGTTGGCCAAGACCTTCAGGGCCTTGTCCGAGGTGGATGCGGCCCCCGTCTTCTTGGATCGATGGCGGTCGGAGATCGGCAGGCCTAGGCCCTCTGGTGCCGGGTCGTACATGATCTTGGTCATCTGCGGCACGCTGTTCAGGTTCAACGTGACCACACGGCCCAGGCGCTCGGAGAAATCGCTCAGGATCTCCTCCTGGAACTTCTGCCGGAAGCGCTCCAGCTCCTCTTCCTTGCGGAAGATGTGGGCCCAGTTGAGGAACATGTTGCCCAGGGCCTGGCCAGTCTCCGGGTCGAGGGGACCCATCTCCATCTCGACCAGCACGGGGACCAGCTCGTGCTCCACCTTGCAGATCAGCTTGCGTGGTCCGGTGGTCAGCTCTTCCCAGTGCTTGCCGTGCAGCAGGAGCGAACCCACCGAGTCCTCGCAGGCGTAGGCGATGACGCGGGCGGAGTCGGAGTAGCGCGTGTTGAAGCGCAGCTTGGACTGGGCCGACTTCGTCGCTGGTCCCATGTCCGACTCCTCTTTCGGGAAGAGGTCGTCGAAGTGCGCCATCTTGATCCCGAAGGACTCGTAAACGGTCGACTTCAGGTCCTTCTTGGTGATGTCGGCAGTAGCAGGCTCGTACTGCTGGCTCAGCCACACCTCGATCATCGTGTCGGCGAGGAAGGGGAACATGCCCTTCCACTCGCGCACGGCTGGTCCGTACTCCGCATCGTTCCACAGCAGCTCGCGGAACCACCGGCTCATGCCCTTCAGCTCATACGAGATGTTGTGCGCGATGCCCATGCCGGTGTGCAGCAGCCGCCAGAACGCCTTGGCGATGCGGACGGGGTCGGTAGCGTTGTTGCCGTCGTCGTGTGCGATGGGCACATAGCGCGCCCAGTTCGAGTCATTCGTGAAGCTGATGCCGACCAGGATGTAGGTCGGGTGGAACTGCATCTTCGACACGTCCTCGGCATCTGGTCCGGTGTACCCGGCTTCGATGTCGAACGCGAACGGCTTGGGCTTGGCGAAGGTCGTGCCCTCTGCTGCTGCCTGGAGCTTGGCCAGCACCGTCTCGATGTGCTCGGGATTGCGAAGAGCCCCGTAGTTGCGGTCGCTCACTCTGTCACCACCTCCAGCTTGTTGCGGACGTGGACACCCACGTAAGTCTCGACGACGAACTCCTCGTCAGAAGCGGCCAGGATGCGCTCGGCCTCTTCCTTCTGAATCTGTGCGTGACGACGCATGCGAGCGATCATGTCGGGGCGCGTCTTGCGACCCCAGTCGGCGAAGCCGGAACCGAGCCCCAGAGAAGGAAGAAAAATGCTCGTCATGCGCTCGCTCACAGGACCTTCTCTCCGTCCTTCTTCTCGGCAGTAAGGCCGCGACGGAAGTGGTAGGCGATGGTCTGGAGACGCGTGGTGAACGGAGCCCAGAAGCCGCCACCCATGGCACGGAACAGCAGCCAAACGATGGGGAGGGCGAGGACGACCTGGAGGTAGATCGTCCAGTACGTTGACCAGTTCATGTCCGTGATACTCCGTTCACCACGTCGCAATCAACCCTTCCATCACACCAGTTGAAATTCCTCCGCGGTGAGCCGCATCACACACCGCCAGCATGCGCCGGATCGAGTGTCGGCGCTTGGAGTCATAGTGCTTGGCGACCGGAATCAGCGAGGGCACCAAGAACGCCTGAGTGCCTGCCGCCTTGGTGATCTCGTACGGCGAGTGGTACTCCGCCTGCATGTCGTGGATCATGCCGACGAGATCGAGCTGGGCATCGATTCGGCCGAGCATCAGGCCGTACTCGGATTCCGGAACTTCCTTCAGCGCGAGCAGAGCACCCTTGCGGTCGATGGTGAACAGGGCGTCCATGAAGTCGTCGCGGGGACGCTCGCGCAGCAGCTCATTGATCAGGGGAATGGTAGGCGATCCGTCGAACACGGCCAGCTTCACGCAGATATCGCGCACCCGACGCAGCTCGAAGTTCGAGCGCTCCATGAGATGGCGAGCGACCTGATCAGGCATCCGCACCTTGGACTGCACCCACGGAATCGAGTGGTGTGCTGTCTGGCTGGTGAACGGGCGGCACTCGATGACGTGGCCACGGGGGCCGACCGCTTTCAAGTGGGGGAGCACCTCCGGACGCATGCCCTTGCGCTTCTGCTCCGGAGTGACCTCCGTCTTCGGAATGCGTTCGTCATCCGACACCAGCACGAGGTAGGTCCGCGCGTTGCGGGTGCGATCCTTGATCCAGTCCAGGAACCGGTCGTGGTCCTTCAGCTCCTGAGCGTGCCGCACCACGACGACGCGCGGGGCGTTGTCCATGGAGTGTTGCTCGGCCTCAGCCCAGATTGCCCGCTCGGAAGAGTCGGCGGCGCTGAGGGAAGCGTAGTTCCAGGGCGCTGGCTTCAGGTACTCCAGGACGTTCGTCACGACCTCGTCGACCAGGACGCGCTCTCCGCACACCCACGTGATCTGTCGTGGCTCGGGCTTCTTCTCCAGGCCCTTCCTCCACATGTGAAAACTCACCACATCGGCACCCCCTCGTTGTCGCCACAGCGCGTGCATGACCAAGAGGCGTAGCACTGAGTGCCCTGACCGTCGTACGCCTGGTACTCCCCACGGAACTTCGCGAATCGCCCGCAGTAGAGGCACTGGAAGGGAGGTGGGGACGCATGGTAGCCGACCGCGGCCTCGCCCGTCATGGGCGTTGATCCGGAGACCTCGAACTTGATCACCATGTGACGAGCTTCTCTTTCCAGAGGTACTCGATGTCTGGATGCCAGGGCACCATTGCATCGCCGCACTCGCAGCAAGTCATGCCGCTGTGCAGGCAGATCTCGCAGTGGCCGGTCTGTAGGCAGTTGGGGATCAGTGCGTTCATCATCCGTAGTGCTCCGTCACGTAACGCTGCCAGTCCAGTTCCCCGCAGGGCTTGCACACGTGCGCGGGATGTTTGTCGCCAGGATAGGTGTAGAGATCCTCCCGTGCGACGTAGCCCTTGCAGTTGTTCGCGATCATGTAGACGCACCGGACACGTCCATCGGGCAGGTCGTCGAAACCGGTACTCACAGCTTGGCCTTGGGCAGCATGCGGATGCACTCGGAGCATGCGACTCCGGCCACGGGGATCATCGGGTTGTCTCGCCGCTGCACACGAGCGACGCGTGAGCCCATCTTGATCTTGTGGTCATAGTCCAGAGTGCAGTGGCCTCGATACTTGGCCTCGAATGCACGTCCGATGACCTCGAACTCGATCTCCGCATCCTCGTCAGGGTCGAGATTCCCGAACTTGGGTGCGTCGGGCTTTTCGTCACCCAGCTTGTGGCCCAGGCAGTGGGCGCAGTAGACCTTGGCCAGGCCGGAGAAGGTGCACTCCTCGAAATCGTCAGACATCAGTCTCCTCTCAGCACGCCCATGAGCTGGGAATGCACGACCAGCCTGGCACGCACGTCGTGGCGCAGGGCGGTCAAGATCTTCAGGGCGAGCTTGCGCCCCAGGGCTTCGATGCTCTCTGCCTCGAACACCATCGGTCGGCCCGTGATGGCCTCTCGGCATAGCACGTCGAGCAGCGCGGTGTGCTCCTCCGACCAGCGGGACGCGAAGGTGTCGAGGGTCTTGGCGTCCCGCAGCAGCAGAGCGCGCACCACCCCGAGGACGGCGACCTTGGTCTCGTTCTGATTCAGTAGGCGCAGCGCAGGCTGCACGCGACCGTCCGAGAGCGTAGCCAGGTGATTCGCCGTACTCTCCTTGAAGCCGCGTCGGATCAGGATCTCAGCGACCTGCGACTCATGCAGACGCCCAAACGCGAACACCTCAGCGCGCGAGTACAGAGTCGGCGCGATATCGCTCTCGTCCCTGTCGGCTACGAGAATCACCGCAGACGACGGCCCGATGTTCTCCAGAGAGGACAGCAGAACGTTCTGCGCCGTCCAGCCCGCGGAGCCCACGTACACGACTGCGAGGCGGTTGCCGTCACGAGCCTTGAACCGCAGGAACGTACTGACCTTCGTGGCGCTCTCGACCGTCAGGCTGCGTACGGCCAGGAAGTCTCCATCCGAGACCTTGTACTGCTCCCGAACCCACTGGGCGGTCGTCCACTTACCTACCGAGGTCGCGCCCAGGAACAGCGAAACAGAGGGGAGATTGAGCCGCAGTCGACGAAGGACCGATTCGTGTCCGACGATCTCAATCGACATCGGAGCGTACGACCTTGTCGATTTCGACACGCAGGCGCTCTAGCCAGTTGTGGATGGTCGTGCGCGTGACGGAGAAGGTCTCCATCAGCTCGGTCGCGTCGTACTTGCCGTAGACCTCGACGTGTCGCTCGATCTCGTTGAACAGTGCCAGCAGATCGCAGCGGCTGTCGCTGCGACCGTTCGAGGCGGTCTTCAGATGAGCGCGGATCTGGCGAGAGAGATCCCAGGCCTCGATGTCGCTGTACTCGTCGTCGAAGTTGGTGACGTGCACGTCCACCCAGGACTGCGTTACGGGGCCATCCGTCCCGCCGATCTGGAGGTCGACGAGGTTGCGCTCACGGTTCTGGACCGTGTACTGGCGCTTGTGGAAGTTCATCGCGAACTTGAACACGAAGCTCGACAGGAGCGTTCCGAACACGGCCTTGCGGCCGAAGTGAACCCTGTCCGGATCGAACTGCTCCAGCAGGTTCGCTTCCATCAACTTGATGAAGATGTACTGGGCAGCATCGTCGGCGTCGTCGGCTGCGATGCCCTGACGAACCACGAGACGGAGCACGTACACGTAGTACCGCTCGTACATCTCCGTGAAGTCCTTCGGCACGAACGAGCTGGGGGGCATCGTCCGAGAAATCCGCTCTGACGTGGGTGTGGCGTATGCAACGGGCATAGCTATCCTCCTGAAAATGAATCGTTGACCTGCAACGCAAGAACCGGCGAGAGTCCGAAGACAGCTCGCCGGTTCCCGAAGCGGTCAACTTCAGGAGGACTCCCACTCGGGGCCGCGTGCGGGAGGCTCAGTTAGAGCGTATCACGCACAAATGGGGGGAGTAAATCGGCGATTCTGGTTCGGCTTCGGTGTCGGCTGTGACGCGGCTGGACCAACCTAATCGGTTGGTCTGGCGATTGCCAAGTCCAAAGTTTGACGCATCGCGGTCTTCGACATGTCGAGCCACTTCCTTCCTTCGTCGTTGCTGGAGACCTTGCGCGAAACGGCCATGCACTGAGCGAGTTTCGCGGCCACACGGTCTTCAAACTGCCGCTCTGCCCAGTCCGGGATCATGCGCGAGCAAGCGATCTTCAGAGCGCTCTGAAGGGCCTCATAGTCCACGGGAGTCTGCTTGGCCTCCAGGGCCTCCCAGCGAGCGTTGTAGTCGGGGGCCACGTAGCCCTTGTGCTCCAAGATCCACTCCGCAGCCTTGCGGAATGGAATGTCACGCTCCATGGCGATCAACGACACCGGGTCGAACCGTCGACCGCATGCGAAGCAGAAGGCGGAGTTATCGGCCTCGAAGACCTTGAACGCTCGCGTGCGTCCGCCATCCGAGTGGTACATGTCGCCGAACGGGCAGTAGGTCTTGGCCATGCCTGCGACATCGCCCATCCCCACCTCGATGCACGCTTCTCGCATCGTCATGATGGAGTTCGCGATCTTGATCGGAGACTCACCCATGGCGGCGGTGTGCGCTGTCCCAGGCAGACGGGGTCTCTCCCATCAACTCCTGGATGACTTGCACCTTGCGCATGACCTCGGCGTGGTCGGCGTCCGCCTTGTCCATCTGGATGATGGCCTTCTCGCACTCGGCGAAGAACGCGTCGCTGACTCTGTCGTGTACGACCAGGCGCGATCGATCATCCTCGAACAGATACCCGTGCATCAGAATGATCTGTCCGTACGGTGCCATGGGCGAGCGCCTCACACGTGGCAGGTCGGCAGAGAACTTGAACTCCATCACTTCCCTCTCAGCTTGAAAAACATGCCGTACGAATACTCCACCTTCGCCTCTGCCGCCGTCTTCTTGACGCCGACACGCCGAACGAACGTGCCACCACGCCGGAGAGACCACCAGAAGTTGCCCTTCTCGATGACGCCGCCGACGTACAAGCCCCACAGCAGCACCCAGAGACGCCAGCGCGAGATGGGCCGGTTCAGGTATAGGTGACCGTGTCCTGGCGTCGTTGAGGGCCGGTACTGGTGCGCGTAGTCCAGATCGATGATGGGCGCGTGCTTGGCCGATCCAAGGACGTGCGAAGAGACCACGTTGGCGTCCGCATCTGATGGCCTCCGATCCTCGTACTGTCGATAGCGCAGCAAGCTGAGGATCATCGGCTCATCGACGATGTCGAGGTGGTCGACGCGCCAGGTCTTACGACGCAGAGTCATACGCGACCTCGTCCAGCATCTCCTGGTCGGGCTCGTAGCGCGTCGCGTTCTCGCGGTGCCAGGTCAGGAGCGCTTCACGGGCCTCCTCGCGCCACTTCTGCCACGACGGCGCGGTCAGCATCCACCAGGACCACTTCGGGTGATCAGGCTTCGGCTGAGCGTCCTTGTGTCCCTCGTGGTCTTCGTGCTCGGAGCAGAAGTAGAGGTAGCAGCCCTCGGTCTGAACTTCTTGCTCGTCGTCCCAGTCGTCGTCCTCGGAGACCTCGACCCCATCCTTCAGGTATCGATACCCCCAGATCTCCTCGCACTGGTAGCCCATGCCGCGCTCAATCATGGTGGAGCAGCCCGTCATATCGCACTCAGCCGGGACGGCGTAGCCCGCCCATCGGCCGGGGTGCCAGATGTCCGCGTAGACGGCGTATCCCATCAGACGGCCACCGGAGCCTTGATGGTGGCGTGGTGCTGGTAGCCGACCAGCTCGAAGTCCTCGTACTTGTACTCGAAGATCGAGCTGGCCTTCTTGATCACCATCTGCGGAGCGTCGTACGGATCGCGAGCGAGCTGCTCGTTGACCTGCTCGGTGTGGTTGTCGTAGACGTGCACGTCACCGCCCGTCCAGACGAACTCGCCCAGCTCCAGGTCGCATTGCTGTGCGACCATCATCGTCAACAGCGCGTACGAGGCGATGTTGAACGGGACGCCGAGGAACATGTCCGCCGAGCGCTGATAGAGCTGGCACGAAAGCTTGCCGTCTGCCACGTAGAACTGGAACAGGAGGTGGCACGGCGGCAGCTTCATCTTGCCGAGGTCGGCCGGGTTCCATGCGGTGACGATGTGGCGGCGACCATCGGGATTGAGCTTGATGCCGTTGATCACCTGGACAATCTGGTCGAGGAACACGCCGGGCTTGACCTCCCACGAGCGCCATTGGGTGCCGTAGACCGGGCCGAGGTCGCCGTTCTCGTCGGCCCACTCGTCCCAGATCCGCACGCCTTCGGCCTGGAGTGAGCGGACGTTGCTCTCGCCACGCAGGAACCACAGCAGCTCGTGGATCACCGACTTCAGGTGGACGCGCTTGGTGGTCACGAGCGGGAAGCCCTGGGCCAAGTCGAAGCGGATCTGCCGTCCGAACACGCTCTTGGTGCCAGTGCCCGTGCGGTCGCTCTTGTGCGTGCCGTTGTCGCGCACGTCGGCCAGCAGGTCCTCGTATGCAGTGAAGATCATGGTCCCTCGCTTCTCAGATGAGTTCTTCCAGGGAGAAGGCGTCAGATCCTCCACCCAGCGTCCCCCGTGATACTCCGCCAAGGCCCTCCAGACCCAGGCTTCGGGAACGAAATGTGCTCGTCGCATAGTCGACGTTGACGACGAGGCCGTTCACTGTCTCTGCGTCACGTGCCTTCAGGATCTGCATCGTCACGTCGGCGTAGCGGTCGCTGTTGTCGGTGGGGGCGAGCAAGCTGGCGATGATGTCGGCGGTGTTGGTCGCCTCGGCCGTCTCTGAGAGCGCACGGGAGGAGTATGCCCCGCCCGTCTCGGCCTCCTTGCGTGCCTCGCGAGAGACCTGCCAGGGGCTCATCAGCGGAACCTCATTGGCGACGGCCAGTAGCTTCGCCTCCTTCATGATCTCGCTCAGCTCTTCGCGCTGCGTCTGTCGCCGCTGGGTGGGCTTCAGCAGGGCCAGGTAGTCCATGACGACGAAGTCAACCTGGAAGTTGTTCTTGATGCGAGCGAGTCGCAGTTCCAGGCTGGACAGCGTGGCCGACCGAGGCACCTGAGCGATATACAGCCGCCCGTAGGCGGGGTTCTTCGTCAGGTCGCGCACGATGGTCGGCAGTGCAGCTTCCCCCTCCTCCGAGAGGGTGCCCATCTTCAGGTCCTTGGTGTTCAGCCCGCTGGGCAGATTGAACTGCGGCATCGTGGAGTGGCGCGCGAGAATCTTGCGGCGCACCTGAGCACGCAGGGTCTCCGTGGTGAAGAAGACGACGTTCTTGCCCTGCTCCACCGCGGCGCTCCATGCCGCCTGCACGCACAGCGTCGTCTTGCCATCCGACGAGTACCCCGCCGCAAGGATCAGCTCACCCGGCTGCATGCCTCCGATGCGGCGGTCGAGATCAGGGATTCCGAACTCGATGCCGCGCGAGACACCGTGCTCCCGGTCGTGCTTGCGCTCCTGATAGTCCAGGATCAGCTCGCTCGTCTCGGAGCGCATGTCGCCCTCTGGCGCGTCCTGAATGTGCAGCTCGCGGTCGATGGTCTGGAACTGCTCCATGATGAAGATGCGTGCCGCGGCGTGCCCCTTCTCCAGGTCACCGTTGGCCTGCTCGATGCCCTCTTGGAGCACCGTGCGCGCGTCCGTCAGGGCCTGGCCCGTCGCCTTCTCCGCTGCCACATCGCGAAGCTGGTTGATCGACCAGATGAACTCGGCGTCATCGACGTTCATCTCCGAGCAGGCGTCGTACAGCTCTTCAAGCTGTACCTGCACACCAGCCGCCACGCCCTTCTCGCGCAGCAGGTCCTCCAGGAACTTCTTGGGCATGACTGCCCCGGAAGTCTGGTCCGCGTAGCGGAGAAGGGATGCGAACAGTGTCGCCACCGAACGCTCGACGAAGTGCGAGGTGCCCAGCAGATGCGCTGCCTTCTCCAGGCGCTTGCGGTTGGTGGGAAGGATGCCGCCCAAGACGTTCAGCGCGTGTTCTTCTGCACTAGCCAACGGGCTCGCCCTCCGCCTCGGTGAACGCGATCACGGTGTCGAGCGCATCGACGGACAGGCCCGTGCCGTTCTTCAGCTCGAAGCTCACGTACGACAGTCGAGACCGGGTGCGCGGGTCGTACCTGTCTTTGATCTCGCCGCCCACGATCAGGCCGTGGCCCCGGATGATGTCTCCGATCTCCAGACGCTCGGGGTGTGCTCGGACCCAGCGCTTCTTGGCTCCGTGCTCCGACAGCGTGATGCCGGGACGTTGGAAGGGCTTGGGCTTGTGGGTGCGGCCTCCGGGGAGCGCCATCAGAAGCGCTTCCCGCCGTGAAGTGGTGAACGGGTGTTGTTGTACTCCAGCTTCTCCTTGACGGCGGCGGCGAGGTCGATGCCTGCCTTGCCGCACTCGTCCATGAGGCGGATGAACACGTCGGCGTACTCGCTGGGCACGCCCTCGGGCTTCTGGAGGATGCCGTTATCGGGGTGCTTCGCCCCCGCGGCGTAGTAGGTCTCGTCGTCGGGATGCCCGCCGCGGATCTCCTCGTGACCTTCGCTCAGCTCGCCGACGATGAGCATCTGCCGGTTGCCGGTCTCGATGTCTTCGAGGTAGTTCGCGAACGAGGCATCCTCGGTTGATCCGGTGGCCCGGAGTCGGGCCACCTCCACCTTCAGACGGTCGGGCTGCTGATGGAACCCACGAGCCCGGGACGCCTGGTAGCAGTAGTCCTGGAAGGCGCGCAGGGCCTCATAGTCGACGCCCGAGGGCTCGATGGGAAGGTCACTGGTCATCGTCGGTCTCCTTGGGGGTGTAGATGATGATCCCGCCCTCGAACCCACTGGGGCCCGTCAGTCGGCGGAGATCATGGATGGCTGTCTCGTAGCCCAGCTCGAAGGCGGTGTCCGAGTCGATGTCGTGCAGCTCTTGACGGTCGTCGGCTGCGCGCATCTCCTCCAGCTCTTCTTCGAGTCGGGGGATGACCTCTTCGAGAGTGAGGTCATGATTCTGCTTCGGGGTGTGCTCAGTCACGTATGTGCTCCTCGGTACGTATCCGTGATACTCCTGAGACGCATGCCGTATCAGGTATCTCTGGCGAAAGTCAGAACTGATCTGAGCACCATCAGAGCCTCGTCATGGAGGACGCGAGCCAGCGGCTGGGAGATCTCCAACTCGGCCGCGATCTGTGGGAACTCGTGACCGTAGTAGTACCGCAGTGCGATCACAGAACGCTGAGCGATGGGCATCGAGTTCAGCACCTGAGACATGGACAGACGGTAGCTGTCGGTGGGCAGCAAAGCTTCCGGCTTGCGTCCTGGATCGGCGTGCTCGTCCCACGCGTTGTCGAACGACACGCCTGAGGCCTCGACCGCCGCGACGATGGAGCGGATCTTATCGGGAGCCATGCCGATGATGGGGGCTAGCTCCTCTGGTGACTTGCCTGCGCCGTAGCCGTTCTCCAGCAGACTCTTGTACGTGTCACGCTGTCGGCGAGGGACGTGGTCCTGTGAGCGCTGCCAATCGAGGATGGCTCCCGCCACGACCTGCTTCGAGTAATTCCCGAACCCAAGGTACGGGTCGTAGTTCTCGTCGTTGTCTGGTCTGCTCGGGTCGAACTTCTGTGCCGCTTTCACCAGCCCCTGATAGGCGATGGAGATCAGCTCATCCAGCGGCAGCGTCTTGCCACTGCGCTCCCAGAAGCTCTTCGCAACGCCATGCGTCTGCGGGAGCCAGCCGGTGATGAATCTGTTCTGCTGCGGCGTGAGTGGTGTCTCCATGCTCATCCTGACTGTCCAATGAGCTGGAGCAGCGCCAGGGGCGGCAGTGCGTTGAAGAGCTGGCTGTTCTCTTCCCAGATGTGGGACGCCAGCGCCGCTTCGCGCTCCAGCAGGGGAAGGTAACCCGCCTCCTGGGTCTTCACGGTGAGAAGGTTGTGCACGTAAACATGCTGGTACGCGCTACCGTCACGGCGAACGCGACCAGCGAGCTGTTCCATGCGGGCGGGGTTGAGGATCGTATCGACGTTCACGAGGTGGCGCGAGACCTGAAGGTTCAGCGACTGCTCGATAGCCTTCGTGCCGATCAGGACCTTGCAGTTCGGGTCCTGCCAGAAACGCTCCTGCGCCTCATGGCGGGCCTGCTTGGACTTCTCCTCGCCCCACACGGTGACGAAGCCGATCTTCTCGGCCCGGAAGCGGTTCTGAAGTGCACGCACAGTGTTCTTCAGGTTGGCGAAGACCACGACCTTCTCGCCGACCAGATCACCTTCCGTCATCTGCTGAATGACCCAGTCCATCTTGACTGACGTACCCGGCAGATCTTCCTCGCCCAGGGCTGCGAGCCCGGCACAGATGGCGGCACCGTAGTGGATCTGCGCGAGGGCGGTTGGGCGCTTCACCTGAGCGCCCTCCTCGCGGATGATCTTCAGCACGCCCTTCTTCAGCTCGGTGTACTTGGCACGCTGCGCAGGATATAGATCCAGGAACACGTCGTTGGGCATGATCGTCGGCAGGGTCACGTCATCGAGATCGTCAGCGGTACGGCGTAGATACAGCGGAGCGATCTGCTGCTTGACGATGTCGAGGTTCTTGTAGCCGGTGATGACCGTCTTGCGCTTCATCCGGCCTTCCTTCTCGTCGAACTGCTCGACGATGCCGGTACGCACGTGGCGACGCATGAAGGTTTCGATGCTGCCCAGCCGCTTGGCCCCGCCCACGCCATCGAAGATCGCGTGCAGCTCGGGGAGCTTCTTCTGAAGTGGTGTGCCGGTCATGATCACGTACCGGTCAGTGCCTGGTGAGAGGCCGTACGTGCCACGGGCCCCCAGCTTGTCGAGGGTGAGGCTGGTCGCAGTCTCCGGGTTCCGAAGAGCGTCCACGTCATCGGTGAGCACGAGCGAAAGGTCGAAGCGCTCGATCTGCTCGATGTCCATGCGCAGCATCTCTGGTCCCACCAGCAGAACCTGCCAGGGCTGAAGGTAGCGCTGACGCCGCTCTTTAGCCGAACCCTCGGCCAGCAGGATGTTGAGCCCGGGCATCATGCGCTGTAGCTCGGCCTGCCACTGATGCAGCGCTGGTGAACGAGGAACGATGACGACGCGCCCCATCCCCCCGTAGCGGTTCGAGCGGTCGCGCATCAGGCTCAGCTCGCCGGTCTCCAGCAGCATCGCCACCAGCCCGCCCGCTGAAGTGGTCTTGCCCGACCCCATGGTGTCGGCGAGCAGCGCGTGCTTCTTGAAATACAGCCAGGCGATGGAGACCTGCTGGTGATTGCGGAAGTGGATCGCGCACTTCCGGCACATGGGCTTGGGCCGGTCGAAGACCTTGCGCGTCACGACCTCGCCGGAGGGCAACCGGACTTCCTCGTCCCAGCCCCGCGCATGCACTCGGCACAGCGCGTAGTTCCAGTGGGTCAGCTCAGGGAGCTTCCACGACTTGGACTCGTGGATCTGCCAAGCGAGGGTCTCTCGCGTGTCATCGGAGAAGCGGCGAACATCGAACTGTACTGGCACGACCGTTATACGCCGAGAGGCTGCGAAGATTCACGCTCTGCCGCACGAGCTTCTGCTCGTTCTTGGCGCTTGCGTCGCTTTTCGAAGACCTTGTGGCTCTCCTCCGCCATCTCGACGACGTACGCATCGTCCATCCGGAACGCCGCATCTGCGGTTGCCCACAGGGCTTTGAGGCGCGGGATGGCGGAAGCGTCGATCACGTCTGAGATTGTACCAAGGAAAGACTGAAACACGGGTAGCCCGACCCTTCGAAAAGAGCCGGGCTACCCGAGGGTGGCGTCAGATGCCGGTACGACCGTCGTGATTGTCGATGACGTTGACCGTCTCCGACTGAATCGCGAACTGGGTCGCCTTGGGGTCGACTGCCTTGGGGGCCTCGTTCGACACGTTGGGCGATGCCAGAGCCTCCTTGACGGCGTCCACGCGCTGGTCGACACCGAACTGGGCGGCGAGTGCGGACAGACCCGCGAACAGGATGATGACCGCGGTCTCGGCGTTCAGGCCGGGACCACCGTTGAGGCCGTCGAAGACGGGGATCGCGGCGGCGAGAATGGCACCGAGGACGGCACCACCGACCTTGGCTCCCGCGGCCCAGCCCTTGTCGAGCACGGGGACGACGTAGGTGACGACGGCACCCACGAGCAGGCCTGCGAGCTGAAGAGCCTCCACGAGGGTGACTCCGCCAACGATGGCCGACTGGAACGCTGCACCGACGATGACGCCGATGGTCAGCAGTGGTGTCAGGTACTTGGACTGCGTGTTCATGCTTCCTCCTTCAGAGGATCTTCGTTCTCGGTGCGGTGAGTCTCGACGAGGCCGGTAACGGTCAACTCGTCGACGATCTCTCCTTGCTTCTGCACGTAGCGCAGCGTGAAGAACAGACGCCACGTGGTGATGCTCACGAGCAGGTAGCTCGCGAGGCGAATCCACTCTCGGCCGTAGTAATCCGTGCCGAGCCAGACACTGGCGGCGACGGTCGCGATGATGACGAGCAGGGATACTGCGAAGTACATCAGCGAACGGCCGACCAGGAACTGGTTCCATGGGCTCTTGTAGAAGTAGAACCCCACGAACAACATCAGTGCCGGAATGGCGGTGAGCAGGAGGATGTCTCCTGCGAGATAGATCAGGTCTTGTGCCTGCATGGTTAGCCCCTTCCTCGCATGCTCGCCTCTACCAGCTCGCCGAAGTGGTTCCGGGCGACCTGATCTTCGTTCTTGGAGACGAGAAGACTGACGTGGGGAACGCTGGCCTGTGCCGCCTGGAGATCGGCAATAGCGCGCTGGACCGCATTGTCAGCGAGTGCCTGCGTTGCCGCAGTGGTAGTTGGTGGCTCGACCGGCTTCGGGTGAAGCCAGTAGTAGAGGTCCTTCATGAAAGCCATGAGGTCACCGTTCCCCTTCGATGCTTCGATGGGAGTCTCGGTCGAACCAGGCACGGGCTGTTTCCATGAACCGGTTCGCGATTTCAGCAGAGCGAATGAGTTCACCGTTCTGCTTCTTCAGCTCTTGGCGTCCCGCCTCCGACGTGTCATGGGCGGTATGCCACGCATCCCTTTCCTTCTCCAGAGCGGCGATGCGGGCGTCCTTGTCGGCCATGCGGTCGACCAGAACAGAGCGTGGAACGACCCAACCACGCAGGATGCTGATCACCATCACGGTGACCAGCGCGCCGAGCGCGATCTGGTCGGTTGGGAGGCTGGTGAAGAACGTAAGGAACGCGTCCATCAAGCCACCCCGTCTAGGAATCTGAGGCCCCGAAGGTAATGGGGTCAGGAGGAGTATCGGCCCGATAGACGCGTTCCCCGCTTCATCACTCCACGGGGGCTTCCTCCTGCTGGACCTCACGAATCGCTGCGTCGAGGAGGGCGTCGGTCACCGCCGTGAGGTCAGCCCCTGGGCGTGGCGGCGTGGCCTCGGTGTATGCCTTACGCGTCGTGTCCGCGGTGGCGTGTACATCGGCAATGGTCTCCCCGTTCGAGACATCCTGGCGCACGAGCTTGCCCATGCGGGGCTGTACCCACGACGCGGCGTCACGGATGCCAGCCTTCTCGGCGATGGCGATGAAACGGTCGAGCAGATCCGCATCGTTACGTGCGGCGATGTGCTGAGTGGACGATGCCATGGTGATCTCCTAGAGAACTCGAATGATGTATTGAAGCGCGATGTAGGGCTGAAGGTTCGGGTGTGGCTGATTGCCTCCCGCAGGGGCAGCGTAACCAATCGCGTTGTTGCCTTGTCCTACGCCGACGTTACCCGAGCCGTCGTTGCGGTAATACAGCGGCACTTCACGACTTGGAGCACCCGTGTGATTGTGCTCAGGCATCTGCTCAACGGTCAAAGTGACCGTCTTCGAGCCGCCGCGTGCCGCCGTGGCGAAGTCGCCATCTCCGGCGTCAACACCCGCGATCACACGCCCGCGCAGGTCGGGCAGGTTGAAGGTCGAGGACCCGTTCCCCGCTCCGTACGTGTTGCCGATCAGCGCGTACAGCGCAGCGTAGGTGGTGCGAGACACCGCCTGTCCCTGGGCAAGCAACCAACCGGCAGGAGCGGTAGTTCCGGCGTACGGGAGGACCACGCCCAGGGGCTCGACCATCGCGCCTGCGCCCTGGTAGATCTGCCCGAGCACATCGAGAGCCCCCTGCTCCCAATACTTGCCGATGCCGAGGCCTGTGGCCCAGTGCTGTGCGATCTCACCCGTGGCGAGCGAGGACTGCACTGGTGTGTTGTTGAACTTGTCGAAGACTTCGAGGCGGATGTCAAACGCCGTCGACACCGGGTACGGGCCATCGAGATACGCGACGTTGTTGTAGCCCGTGGTCGTGCTGCCCAGGATGATGTTCGTCGGGGCGCTCCACGTCGAGGACGAACGCGGCTTGGTGTATGCACGCATCGAGAGCGTGTTGCGCTGGGTGCTGTTGATGATGGACTGCACCGCGGCGGTGATAGTGAGCTTCAGGCGCGTACCCATAGGGTCGGACGCATTGGAGCCGTTCACTCGCGAGACCACGAAGTTCGACACGATGGGAGGCGCGTAGGGCATGACGTTGATGTTCGTCGTCACGGACTTCGTGCGGCCTCGGGAGTCGGTGATGCCTTGGACCACAGGCACAGCGGTTCCCGACACGCTGATGCGCTGCGTGAAGTCTGCGACAGAGCCGTTGATGACCTCTCCGCCGACCGAGTGCGCCTGGTCGACGATGGAGGAGCCGTACGCGCCCGACGCTCCGTTGATCGTGCTCTTCAGTCGAGACACGCCCTGAAGGTAGCGGCCTGCCCCGATGATGGACTGCACGTTCGCAGTCTGTTCTTCGATGGTCGAGCTAGACCATGTCGGCACCACGCTGGCAGGCACCGTCACACCGAAGTCCGTCTCGGTCCAGCCGATGAAGTTGCCGCCCGTGCCGTTGTAAGTGTGCGTGCGGATCTTGCCGATACCGGAAGTGGCACTGGGGATCTGGTAGAGCAGATCCATGGGGACAGTCCAGTCCCAGTCGTTCGCGGTGTTGGTCCCGGCACGCCCGTTTGCGTTGCCGAAGTACCAGTCAGTGTCGTGCATGAAGTTGCCCGACGCGCGGTTGTTGCGGATCTGGAACGTCTGTCCCGCATCGCGCCAGTTGCCATTGGGGAAGTCGGCCTTGGAAGAGCGGGGAATAGTTGGTGCGTTCAGACCGGAGTGCACCTCGGCGTGCCCGAGCACGTCGGCATCGCAGTAGCCATCGATGCCGAAATACTTGGTGCCGTCACCGTTATGTCCGATGTTCTTCTCGACATACGCCAACCGCAGAGCATCCGAGTTGGTGAAGTCGAAGGTGAAGTCCCAACCCGCAACCTGACCACCATCAAGCCAAAACGAGAAGGTCGATCGGTAGCCCGACCGGGATGGCGAGTAGGAGTTCTTGCGAATCCACAGCTCGCCGCCATAGTTCGAAAAGTTACCGCCGACATCCTGGTAGCGCAGCCAGACGTTCTCTTCGAGACGAAATGGGCGATTCGAGAAGTTAGAAGAGACCATGGTCAGTTGCCTACAATCTTTCGGACCACAGTTCCGCCTGTAGCCGGGTCCTTCTCCAGCTTGTGGTTACCCAGCACAACTTCGGTGCCGACGAACGAGTTTACGATGAACTGGCCAGCGTCCCAGCTCGACACAGCTTGGCCGTTGTATCGAATCTCAGCTCCCGTGTTCTGGATCACGAACTCGTAAGCCGAGCCGGGGGCTCCGATGAACGCACCGGCCGCGGTGAATCGGTACGTGCGGCCGAGGTCAGCAAGCCCGGTCTGCGTGGTCTGGATGCCTGCCTGAAGGCCATCCGTACGGCCCGACAACGCCTGCGTGGCAGAGTTGGCCTGAGACGCTGCTGCTGCGGCCTTTGCAGCCGCCTCCTGCGCCTCGGTGACACGCTGCTGCTGAGACGCCAGCGCTGCTTGGCTGGCGTCTGCTCCGAGGTTGAGCGCGTTGATCTGCGTGTTGCCTTCGAGGTTGATGACACTACCCGCGTTGGGCACCAGTCGATCTACCTGAATGGTGGACGCGGCGATGTTCGCGCTCGTGATGGTCTCGGCCGCAATCTGCCGTCCCACGATGGTGCCATCGACGATCAGCTCCGCTGCGCTCATCAACCGCATGGCGAGATTCGCATATCGGTTGATCGCTCCGGTGTATCCGGTATCTACGATGCGCAAGCTGGCGAAGAAGGCGTCGTTGGGAACCACAGTCTCCCAGGTGAAGTCCGCCCAGACAGACGTGCCCTCGAAGATCTTCGACACGTGCGACAGCTCCGTGCCATCGGCACGGTAGAACACTGGCCCCACCATCACGTAGCCCGTACGCGTCTGATAGATGCTCTGAGACGCGTTGGGCGTGCCTGCCCAGATCCACCGCTCCGCATCATTCGTGCTTGTCGTGCTGCCCGCGAAGGGATCTCCCAGTGCCGCCTGGGCCGCGGTCTCGACCGAGATAGACGACATATCGAGAGTGTCACCGACTGCGCCGCCGTCGATGAGCAGCACGACCGCACCGTTGGCCGTGGCGGCAGTCGTCTTCGTGATTCCGGAAACATCAATGGCCGACGAGCCCGCGGGGATCGTGAACGTCACGCCAAGGGGCGTCTCGCCTGTGGTGCTGTCGCTGCTGACCGGACGGAACCGGAGAGCCGCGGTCATCTGCACCGACGCACGCACACGCATGCGCACGCGCATCTCAGTCTCGGTAGGGAACTTGTTGGGCGTGCCAACGTCGATCCCCACACGCATCGTGCCCGTAGCTGCGCGGCGAATGCGCACGCCCGTGGACACCCCGCCCGTCATGTTGTCGATGCGTGACAGCTCGGCCAGCAGCACGTCGCGGAAGGAGTTCGGGTTGAGCGCCAGCGGGTCGGATGCGTAGTTGCGGCGACGCGGGACCCAGGTCGTCGCAGGCAGGTTCGAGAAGAACCCTCGCATGTCCATCCGCAGTCGCTGACCGGCGCGCACGGCGGCGCGGAAGGTGTTGGTCAGCGACCCCGAGCCCGTGCCCGAGACAGGCTCGCGCGTGATGTAGTGATCGATGGCGGCAGCGCCCGAAGTCTGGATCTTCCAGAGCTGTGGAGAGTTGCCTGTCTTGACCCAGCCGTCGAAGCCCTCAGGGTCCTTGTTGGTCGGCTGGAGGTCAGCGTTGTCGAGCAAGTTGTCGAGTGTGGCCAGCAACAGCTTCGAAGCGAGGATGCTCTTGGCTGCGATGCGGTCGGCGTTCAGCACACCCGCAGTGACCTTACCCGCGTCGAGGTTGTCGACAGTCTGGCCATCGATGGTGCGCTTGATCCACTGGGTGCCTGTCCAGGTCCAGACGCCGATGATGAGGTCACCGCTCAGCTTGTACCAGAGGTCGCCCTGCCGAGTGCCTGTTCCCGTGGGATCGGCCGAGGAGTAGGTGATCCGGTTCTTACCGTCCGCCGAGGCCAACGCGGAGTCGGCGGTAGCGTTGGCCTCGTCGATAGCGTCCTTGATGGCTGCGTCGATGTCGTCAGTGGCCACGCCGACGACCGTGATGGAAGCGGCACTCGATGGTGCTCCCGCCACGCCGACGTAGTCGATGGGCACCAAGCGATACCAGTACGTCGTGCCTGCTGTTCCTGTGGAGTCAGTGGCGGAACCGGTCACCAACGAGGTGACGAGAGTCCAGGGTCCCGAGGACGATGTCGCCCGCTGGACCTCCATGTGCTTGTACCGAGTCGGCGCTGCCGAGCCGCCGAGCTGCCCGTCCCAGAAGATGCCGACCGCGCCAAGCTTGCTCACGAGTGTCGGTGTGCTCGGCTTGGGAAGAGGCTGTGATGGGTTCGCACCGGTCACGGACTTCACGACGCTGAAGTTGCCGTAGCCGCCCGTACGAGACACTGCGCGTACGCGGTACTCCCACGCCTCTCCGGGGCGAATGATGACGTTGGAGATCGTGTTCTCGACCGTGGTCAAGCGTGCGAACTCGTCGCTCCCCTTGCGTCCCCAGACCTCGTACGCGTAGATGTCGGTGACCGGCAGGTTGTTGACGTTGGAGATCACCGGAAGCCACGTCAGCTTCACGTCCGACACTGCGGTGCCGTTCTCCGTCCAGCGGCCCGTAGAGGTCGCCTCCAGGCCCGCAGGAGCCAGAGGGGATGCAGCCACCGGAAGCTGCGGAGGACCGCCCTGAGTGGGCGTGGAGGGCGTAGGAGACGTGCCTGCGAAGCCACCGCTCAGAGCCGACATGCCCGCGGCCTTGGAGATCATGCTCATCAGGTCGTCGGTACGGCTACCGAAGATGTTGTCGAACTCGACGGCGTAGGTGGGGTCACCGATCTTGTTCTCGGTGACCGACACCGACATGATGCGGCGCTTCTCCAGCTTGCGCGTCTCACCTGGAGCGGAGACCCAGTCGCCCTCCTCGAAGTCTTCGAGTGGGACCATGTTCGGGACGGGAATCATCTCGAACGTGGCGGTCTTCTCAGGCAGAGCCTTCTTCTCGAACACCTTGGCCACGAGATCCGAAGCTGCCTTGGAAGACATCTCCGTCGAGACCTGGCCCTCCAGCACGCCGTACTTGGCGATGGAGTCCGTGTCCTCAGACTGCACGCGCTCCCAGCCGTCTGCTGTGCGCAGCAGCAGCGAGTTCACGATGTCGGCCTGGCCCTTCTCGTCGGCCGTGATGAGGTTGTGGCCAACGTTCAGGACGATGGGGTTGTCGTTGGCCGACGCTGGTCCCTCCAGTGAGCGATCCGCTCCACGCTTGGCCCAGACGTACAGTTGCAGCGTCTCGGCGTCGAGGTAGATGTCGCATGCCGCCTCTTCCAGCGCAGTGAACACCTCCTCGTAGTTGGTGCTCAGGCTGAACGAGATCGAGATCGAGGATGCCCAGGGCACGCCAGCGGAGTCGTGCGTGTGCGAGAACATGGGTGTCCAGTTCTTCGCGAAACGTACGCCACGGTCCTTCGCCTCTTGCAGCAGCGTCAGCAGAATGTTGCCCACGGTCCAGCCGGGCTCGCGCTCGGGGTAAGCGCAGATCTTCCACGAGGAGTCGGTCACCGCGAGCAGAGTCGCCGCCATGGGCGCGTTGGCGTCACCGATCTTGTAGAGCGCGGCGATGAGGCTACCGGGCCCGTCCGACTGGTAGTTGTATGCCTTGAAGGCGAAGACGTGCCAGCCCGCGTCGAGATCGAAGTCCTGCCGGGTCGTCTCTTCCCATGCGTGCTCGGCAGTGGTGTGGACCAAGTCGCCGTCGACATAGACCTCGGCCGCGTCATCGACTGCGAAGAACAGCGCGTACTGGCCCTTCTGAGCCAGGTTGATCTCGAAGCGGAAGTACACGAAGCCCTGGGGCATCTGGTACGACGCGGCGTTGCGGTCCCAGATCCAGTTGGCCTGCGGAGCGTCTGGCCAGTTCGATGGCGCGGTGCCTCGCCAGTTCGCGGATGCTGCTCCCCACGGGTTGACGATGGTCGCGGGCGTCCAGTCGGACGGGTTGTACCACGCGCCCTGCTCGGAAGCGAAGTTGAAGTAGCGTGTCTCGGACGAGAATGGCGAGAGCGGGCGCGCCGGGTTGACGGTGGCGTCCTTGCCCCACGAGCGCAGGCCCTCGCCACTGATCTGCCACGCCTCTTCGGCCTTCTCGCCCTTGCCGACGATGGTGTGTTCCTTGTTGTTCAGGATGAAACCACCCTGAATCTTGCCGTTGACGCGCACACGGAAGAAGTTGCGGTAGTCGATCAGCGTTGGATCATCGACGATCTTCGCGTCACTCTTCGCGATCTTGAATGATCCCGCACCGACACCCTCGATCTCGCGGAGAAGGGTGGGCTCCACCCGTCCGTCGAGCACATCGACCTTGGCGAACGGCGCGATGTCGCGGTAGACCTCGATCTCGATTCCCATGTTGGGCATGATGCTCTCCTACAGCCAGCGCGGCTTGTACTTCAGCACGGCGCTGCCGGTGCCGGAGTTGGACGTGATGGCGAGGCGTTGCACCCCGGGCCGCAAGGACATCCAGTGCTTGTGTCCGAAGTGCGACACGTCGCGGATGGCGTTCGTGGGCGTCGTAGAGCGCTTGGCAGTCCAGGCGTCGACATCGAAGACCACGCTCGAACCCGCAGCGATGGTGCCTGCGTAATCCAGCCAGATGTCCTCCGTGGAGTTGGTCAGGCGCAGGCCCGTGCGCGCACCGTTCGCCTGGAGGGTGATCACGGTCGTGGGGTAGTCACCGAGGATCGTTGGCGTCTGCACGCTGTTGGCGACAGCAGAGAAGTTCACCGGCTCCCAGTCACCGTAGTAGAACGGATCGGCCAGCCACATGTCGAAGCCCATGGTGGCGCGCGCTGGTCCCGTCATGCTCTCGTCGAGACCACCCTGGTAGATGGCCGTGGCGGTCGCACTCTTGACGGTGCTGGAACCGTAGTCCTTCCAGCGCTTCGTGAGCTGCACGGGACGGCCCTGGTTGTAGATCAGGGCCCGCAGCTTCTTGTAGTTCTTCTCGTACTCCGCACGGGGCCCGTAGGGACCGACCGTGCCGTCCTCGGTCATGCCGATGGCCCAGAGCTTGAACCCCTCGGTTCGCGAGTCGGGAATGCGCTCGGTCAGGCGCTGACCTGGGCGGTACGGAATCAGGATGTCTTCTCCGCGCAGGGGAGGCGGCGCGTGTCCGCCCCGCGTCTCGATGTTGAAGCCGAGCGTCTGGAGGGAGACATCGCCGATGCTCCAGTAGGTGTCAGTGCTGTTCGCCACGGGTCAAGCCCTTCACGCGTTCTCTCGTGCATTCTGCATGTAGCCGATCCGCCGAATCGACTTGGGAAGCGACTCGGACACCGGCTCGTCAGTGGGGTTGTTGATCTCGACCTTGTCGATGTTGATGCTGTTGTCGACGATCTGAGCCGCAGCCCCCTGAAGCGATCCTACCGAAGCGGGCAGGCCGAGCGAGGACATTCCGCGCGACAGTCCCGTTCCCATCATCAGAGCCTTCAGGCCCTTGGACTCCTCGTTGGTGAGGAACGCTTCGGTCTTGCCCGAAAGGTTGAGCGCTGCCTGACCGTGACGAAGCTTGCCACCCTTGTCGTGAGTGCCTGCGCCGAGACCACGACGACCAGGGAACACGCCACCCTCGCGCATGGCCCAGTGAACGTGGTCCCAGTGAGCCTTGGCGATCTCCGGACGCCACGTAGTCTCTTGACCGTTCTGGAGCTGTCGTCCGCCCGCAGGGGTGTAGATCAGCTCACGGCTGTTGGGGTAGTTCGACTTGATCCAGTTGAAGATGGCCATGGACGGCGAAACGTCGATGGCGCGGCCCTTGCCGTGATACAGCGGGTCGCCGGGACGGTAGTCCGAAGACTTCCATGCAGACGGGAACGCCTTCTTGACAGCATCCCACTGCGCCCGCCATCCCATGACGTTGGCAGGAGCGGGCCCGCCTCCGGCCATGTCCTGTTCCTGCTGGCGCTGCTTGTTGCCCTGGTCGGCCTTCAGCTTCGAGAAGTTCGTCAGGCCGTTGATAACGTTGCTTGGCCAGCTCTTGATCATCTCGGAGAAGCGGCCCGAGTCAGGCATGCCACGCAGGATGTTGTTGACAGGCGTCTTCACGGCATCCGTGACGAACTTCACGGGGTTGCTGAAGAAGTTCGTGACATTGCCCGCAGTATCACGCACGAAAGAGCTGACGTTGTTGAACACGTCTCCGGCGAACTTGGTGACTTCCTCCCACGGTCCACCCGTACGCGGCTTGCGCTTGGGTGCTCCGCCGAACACGCCGCCCGTGGCGAACGACGCGCCCGACTTCGCCTTGCGGTTGATGTCCTCGATACCGCGAGCACCACCGAGCATGCGCGTAGCCTGCGGCACCAGGATGCCCTCGCCGCCGCCCAGATTCAGGCGGTTGCCGTTCTGGTCGACGAAGTGGTGGTTGTCGATCCCGGGGTTGTAGCCGGGCAGGACGCTGCGGTTCTTGCCATAGACACCACCCTCTGCGAAGTTCGTCGAGATCGGGTCGAGGCGCATGTTCAGCTTCAGTGCGTCGTTGACCTTGTTCCAGAGGCCGCGGATACCGGTGTCGCTGTTGTAGACCGTGTTGACGACGAAGCGGATGGGAGCAGCGAACAGCTCCTTCATCTTGTTGAAGGTGTTACCGATGCCGGTCACCGCGTTCGACACCCAGGTGCCCAGCGTCGTCATGCCGTTCTGGAACGGGATGATTACGTTGTTGTTGATCCAGTACCAAGCGATCTGGAGTGCTGTCTGGAGGTTAGTCCAGCCCGCTTGAATGGGTCGAATGAAGGTGTTGTTGACCCACATGCCCGCGATCTGGAATGCGGTCTGAAGGGGCAGAAGCACGTTGCTGTTCAGCCAAGACCAACCGATTTGGAACGCAGTCTGGATGTTCGACCAGCCCGTCTTCACCGGCTGAATGAACGTGGTGTCGAAGAACGACGTGACGGAGGCCCAGCCGTTAGAGAAGTTGGTGCCTGTTTCCTGGAAGAAGCGAGGCAGCTCCTCTCCCCACCACAGCTTTGCACCCGCCCACGCAGTCGACCACGCAGTCTGGATGCCATCGAAGAGGGTGAACTTGGGGGCGGCTACGTTGTTGAAGCCGGGCGCACCCTGGCCCGCAGCGAAGGGGTCGCTGAGCGGAGCAGGACCGAACGGGTTCGTGCCCGCAGGGCCAGTGCCGTTCTTGATCTCGTCCGTCGTCGCGAAGCCGGAGCGGTCGCCGCCCCAGAACATGCCCCAGAACGTGTCCCAGAAACCCTTGCCCTTGTTGGCCTCGCGGTCTTCAAGGATGTCCTTGTCACCGAACGTGTTAGGCGATGTACCGAAGAGCGAAGCACCCAGCAGACCCAGCATGCCGAAGAAGCCACCACTCGTGGTGACTGCCGCGGTTCCCGCAGTTCCTGCGCCCGCTGCTCCTGCGGCACCCGCAGGGACAATCGCAGGCAGCGCGCTCGCTCCCTTCATGGCGGAGAACATCGCCGTCAGCGCGCCCGACTTGCCTGCCAGCGTCAAAAGACTGCCGACGAGGTTCGTGATGCCGGTGAACTTACCGATGAAGGACAGCGCAGCGAGGCCACCGATGAGCGACAGCAGGAACTCCGCCTCGCCGGGCTTCAGGTTGCCGAGGAAGTCCGCGACGCCCTTGAAGAAACCCGTGATGATGTCAGCGAACGTCTCGAACGCCGCTCCGCCGCCTGCATCGATAATCTCCGTGATAGAGGTGATGATCGACGAGATGGCCTGGATGATCTTCTCGTCGATGTCCGTCTTCGCAAGCGCGTCGAGCAGGCCTGCAAGTGCGGGTCCCAGATCGTTCCGCAACACGGATACGAGATCGTTGGCATCCTGGATGTTCTCCGGGTCCATGATCTCGCGGCCCATCCAGCCGAAGAACTGACCCAGCAAGCCGTTGACATTCTCCAGAACGCCGCCTGGCTTGGAGATCTCGTCCAGGAACTTCTTGAACGGAGAGCCCGCCTCCATGGCGCGCTCAGACGCCTGTCGCCAGTTCTCCGTGGTGCGCAGGAAGCCGTCCGACAGCCAGTCACCGAATCCGGAAGCGGCCTTGCCGTAGTTGAAGAGCGTCGTGCCGACGTTCTTGATGATGGCCCACCACTTGATGAGGCGACCACGCACGATGTCGAGCCACGCAGCCAGACCCTGCTTCTCGGGGTCGGTGTCCAACAGCGCGGAGAGGTTGCCCAGTCCGTCTGCGAACGCTCCCGTGAGCCAGTCCGTGAAGGGGGCAGCGGCGAGAGTCAGGTCCTTAAAGAAGGTTGCCAGGGAGAGGAATCCACGCCCCAGGTTGTCGATGACCTTGCCGTTCTCGTCACCAATCTTGGCCAGGTCTCGGCTCCACTCTGGCGAGGAGAGAAGACCGATGAGCGCCGAGACGAAGTCGCCCATGGCGCGGGCGGCAGGACGCAGGAAGTTGCCGATGTTCTGGATGATCTGTGGCAGCTTGTCCATGTCGCCGACGAACCGGGAGAAGAAGTTCTCCTGGAGGTCGGAGCGCATGGCGTTCCACTCGTCCTGAAGGCCGATCAGAGCCAGCACGACGGCACGAGCAGACGGCGAAAGCTTGGCCAGCGCGGCTTCGTACTCGTTCGTGGCCGTCTCGGCAGCGGTGACCGCCGCGGTGGTGCCCTGGACATCCTGACGCAGCGCCTTCTGAGCGTCCTGCTCAGCGTAGATCGCGTCCTGAACGTCTTCCTTGGCGTCGACAACGCGCTCAGAGCCCTCGACACCTCGGCGCTCAGCCTCGATCAGCTCGGCAGCAGCCTCAGTGTTGCGCTTGCGTACGTCGGCCAGGTCCTGCTCAGCCTCGCGGATGGCGACGGCGGCATCCGCCTTGTCTCCGGCCTGCGACGAGGGGTCGGCCATGACGTTGTTGTACGCGTCACGCGCCTGCAACAGGTTCGCGATGGCGCGGTCCTCGTTGAGGCTGGCGCGCTCGACTTCGAGGCGCAGGTCCAGGAGGTCTTCGAGGGCCTGCTGGCGAGCCTTGTTGAGGTTCTGCTGCGCCTTCTGAACGTTGCGCTGGGCCTTGGCCAGGTTCCATTCAGCACGTGCGAGACGGTCAGCTCGATCAGCCTGGGACTCTCCGGTGGTGCCCCCGGTGGACCCCGCCTTGCCCACGGCCTTGTTCATGGCCGCGTACGTCTTGAAGACGTTGCCGACGCCACCCATCGACGCGATGACGGACGCAATGCCACCGACGACAGCCGACAGAATACCCGGGAGCGCCAGGAAGGCACCCGAGAGCGAGGCGATGTTTGCCGTGAGTCCGAACGCTGCGATGCCTACGGAGCCCAGCAGCGAGATCAGCGGGTTGATGGCTGCGACGACAGCCGCGATGACGGGAATGAGCGCGACGAACGGCGGTACGAGGTTGGGTCGCCAGTTTCCGAATCGCTGGAAGCCGCGGTGCAAGGTGTTGGAGATGGCGTGTGCACGAACCATCGCTGGTGTGAGCTGCTGGAACTGGCTGCGCAGCAGGGCCACAGCGCGTCCCCAACGCGTCGTGCTGCGCTCGGCGTCGGCCGCGTTACGAGCGATGCGCGCAGCGGCGTCTGCTGCCGACTCGTCGGGAAGAGCAGGCCGGAAGGATGGGCGGCGGCGATTGCCGAGAGGGCTAGCCTGACGTGTAGCGTCTCCGGCGCGACCGGCTGATCCCGCAACGCCGCGCTGCGAAGCTGTGTAGTCACGAGCGGCAGCAGCCGCTGCAAGGAAGCGCGTGGCGTTCGTGCCGAGTGCGCGGTTCTGACGCTGAATTGCGTCGGTGGCGAGTCGCGTGGTTCCGTCGAGAGCCGACTGACGGTCAGACATCCGCTTGGCCATGGTGGCCGCGGTGCGCATCGCGTCGGACTGCTTCTTGGTAGCGTCAGCCCGTGCCTGTCCGAGACGACCGGCATTGCGCTCCGACGATGTGTTGAGTTCGTCTTCCGCGCGCTTCAGATCGCGAATCTCGCCCTTGGCTCGGCGCACCTCGCGAGTGAGGGCGGAGAAGTCGGCGAGTGCCTGATACAAAACACGAGTCCGCTGATCCATCTCCGCCCCCTTTCACTACATCTGCTTGCCGCGAGTTTCCATCTGGCCCCACTGGCCCATGAACCGCTCGTACGATCCGATTGAGTTTTCGTGCGGATCAGAGGACTTCGGCTTGTTGCCCAGCAGAGCCGCCTCGACCTCGTCGTATGCGACCATCTCTGCCTGCTTCAACGCCTTGTTCTCCTGACCCTTCTCGACCATGTACCCCGCCGCCTCGAACTGAGACAGCGTTCGACCTAGCCAGCCAAACCGAGAGTTCTCCTTGCGTTCCTCGCTGTAGCGCCGGAGGTTGATGGCCGCGACCATCTGCCGGAACCTGGCGAGGGGGAGGTCTCCAATCTGCTGGTCGGTGTAGTGGTACTCAGAGGCGATGAGATCCCAGGACTGCGCGTAGCTTCCTACGAGGTTGTCCGGGTCGAAGCCCGCGATGCGCGCTTCGAGGACTTCGGCGGCGTGCTCTCGTCGGAGCTGTTCTTCTGGAGCGATCGGCCCATCGTCGTCGCGAGGGCCGTGAGCTTTTTTCCCAGTGCCTGGATGTGGGGTGCCTCGTTCTCGACGATCCCGATGACGATGTCGATCAGGTCTTCCAGCTCGGGGTCCTGGAGCTGCTCATCGAGCTGGTTCCAGAGGTCCTCGTTCCAGGACTCATCACCCTTGGTGATGCGTCCTTCCTCGCGGAGCTGCGCGGGCTTGACCATGAGGCGGAGGAAGCCCAGGGTCTCCTCGGGAGCGGAGGGGATGGCGAAGAGCGTGGCGAAGACGAGCTGCTGCTGGAAGCCCTCGGCGTTGGGGTCCAGCTCGCCGGAGAAGAGGATGTCGGCGGAGCCGCGCATCAGGATGCGCAGGAGGCCGAGGGTGGCGCGGGTGCGCAGGCGCTCGACCTTGATCGGGAAGCCCGATACCAGGGTCAGTGGCGTCGGCTCGGCCAGGATGATGTCTGTCTCGGATTCGGGATTTTCGGTGCTCACGGCACTCTCCTATCTCTGTTGTGAGGGGGTGTAGGGGGGCCGTAGCCCCCCTACGGTCAGATGCCGCGCGAGAGCAGGCGTCCGATGGCCTTGGTCGGCTGGTTGGTCTTGGAGTCGAGGACCTGCTGGCCCTTCTCGTCGACTGCGGAGAACAGCGCCGAACCGTTGTAGTTGAGGAGCAGGCCTTCCTTGTAGGCGGGGCCGTCGAAGGAGAAGGGCTGGAACTGCACCTTGTAGAGGATGAAGTCGAGCACGCGCGACACGCCCATGGCGTCCTTCGAGGGGACACGGATGAGCATCGGGCGCGGCTGCGTGTTCATCTGACGCTCTTCCCACAGGGGGAGCGAGAACGTCTGGGAGTCGCCCGAGCCGGACGACGTGACCGCCGAGCCCGAGATCAGGCCCAGGGTGTTGAACGGGATGTAGCCACCCTGGATCGTGACGTTGGCCTTGTTGGCCCAGTTCCACGTCGAGAGGATGGTGTCGTCACCCGTGTTGTCGTACGAGTCCTGGTCCAGCTCCAGGTTGCCCGAGCGGATGCCGTAGATGTCGCCGAAGGTCTCCTCCACGCCCGAGGTCCCGTTGAGGATCGCGGCGTGGCTGATGGAGAAGCCTTCATTCCGGTGGTCAGCCATTTCGATCTCCTCTTTCGGCTGCGAATATGGGACCGACGAATCGGTCAGCAGGAGTATCGGACGAAGGCCTCAGTCGTCGGCGAGCACCGTGTGGGTGTCGATCAGGACACCCTCGGGTGTGTAGCGATGCACGACGAGACTCACGTCGGCACCGAGGGCGCGCAGGGTGCGTCGGCAGTTAGGGCAGGCCACTTCCCACACCCCATCCACGACGCGTGCGAAGAGCCCCTTTGGTCCTGCGGGGCAGCGGACATCAATCGTTTCCACGGGACGCTCCGATCTGTGCTGCCTGGGCCTGCTGCCACAGACGCTCGCCCTTGTCCTGCGGCAACGCTGCGCGCAGCTTCAGGAACAGCCGGTCGACCACGGCGTCCCACGAATGTGCCTGAGGAATGATGCGAGACGCGATCTCGCCCTTCTCCTTGGCCTCAGCCCGGTTGCGGAACACGTGCAGCATCTTGGCCTTCAGATCCTCCACGCTCACGGTCGCGTTCATCGTGGTGGGACGATACGGATCGTCGGCCTCCAGCGTGTAGTCGAGGGCGTAGTTGTAGTCGGGATTCAGCCACTGCGTGTGCCCGGACCAGTTCGTCGCGATGACTGCGCCTCCCGTGCTCTGGAACTCCAGTGCGGGCATGTTCTTGCCTTCGCCCCTGCTGGGGGCCAGAAGCACGTGCTGCGAGGCGTAGAAGTCCCGGAGGACGTTCTGCGGCCACACGTCGTAGTACACACGCAGCCCGGGGAACGCGTCCTCCATGCCGCTGTGCAGCCCTGGTGACGTGGTCTTCAACGACAGGCGGGCGTGCTCACGAAAGTCCTCGTGCTCACGCTGAAGCTCGGCGAAAGCCTGGACAGCAGCGAAGGGTGCCTTGCGCGGGCTAAGCACGCCGACCATGCAGAAGTAGAAGTTCGTCTCGTTCCAGTCCCGCTCCAGGAATGGCCATGGCGTGGGATCGAAGCCGCCCTGATGGATGGCGATGGGCCCCTTGTAGTACGGCGCGAAGCAGTCGCGGTCGATAGGTGAGTATCCGAGGAGCGCGTCGAAGTCCTTCAGCCGCTTGCGCAGTGTGCGTCGATGCTTGGTCGCCATGTTCTCGACGTTGCTGTACTCCCACATGGTCCACGCGACGGACACGTCCGCGTGCGGGTGCATCTCCTCGGGGAACGTCAGCGACATCGGATCGATGTGATTCAAGTACAGATCGAACGGAGCCTTCAGCTCCTTGGTCAGGAGCTGCGCCACGTCGGCAGGCAGCGGCGCGTCGATGTGCGGGACCTGAAGGTACACATCTGCGCCGTAGCGCATCAGTGCCTGTGCCAGGCCGATGCCATCGTTGCCGTAGCCGGTGTAGTTACTCATCGGCGTACGAAGCAGGATCTTCACTGTGGACCTCCCGGGCCTCTCGTGATGTGGATGAGCGTGATCAGAGCTGATTCACGCCGTAGGTAAAGCGCCCCATCCAAGCTGTTTCGGTGCCAGAAATGGGGGAGAAGACAGGGCCGCTGAGTCGCATGCTGCCAGTGATGATGACGCCGGTCTTCTGCGCGATTTCCTCAGCCGTGCCCCAGATGATGGGTCCGCCGCCTGGTCCGCCCGTGTCGACCGTGTGCAGAATGCGATCCATCGCACGCTGGATGTCGAGGATCTTGTCCTTGGCATTGTCGCGCGTGATGTTGCCATCCGTGCCGCGGTCAGGGTCGGCCCACACGTCGACAACCAGCGACGGGAAGTACATGCGGTTGTGCGGGTTCGGGCTCGTGTACGGCTCGCCCTCGTTGATCACGACGACAGCCGCGCTGTTCTTTTCGAAGCGGATCATGACGGGCTTCTCGTCAAAGATCCATGTGTCCCAGGAGGCGGAGCGGCCCAGGAGAGCGGTCAGGGGCGTGTACTGAGCGAGCGTGTTGCGCACAGCGAGCGAAAGTCGAGTCATGGGTTCAGCGCCTTCAGCATTGCCTTGACGTACGCGAGATGCGACGCCGAGAGAGGGGCCATGAAGTTGTGGTCACCCTGAGCATCAGATGCTCCGCCCGCGCCACCGATACCGCGAGCTGCCTCATAGATAGCGTAGTTGACGGGGTTGTTCGGGCCGAGCGAAGCGCCACCGTAGGAGATCTCGCCCTTCCACTCCTTGGTGGCCTGGAGGAACTCGGAATGCGAATCACCCGAAGACTTCAGCGATCCCGTCTGTACGTGGACGGCTGCTTGGGTCGCCGCGAATCCCGCCGCCAGTACGCTGTCGAGCATCGCGATGGTGCGTGCGTCCGGGAGGCGATCAAGGCGATCCAGTTCTTGGTCGATGCCACGCCAGTTGCTACGCAGCCGCACGGTCACAGCGGGTCCTCGCCATCCGGATCTCCCGGCATGGACGGCAGTGGGTCCTCGCCCGGCCACTGGATCTCGCTGAGGTCTTGGCCCACTTCGATGACCTGAACTTCCAGGTGGTTCGTATCGTCGTAGCCCTGCGCCTCGTCGGGCTTGGGTCGGATCTCGAACGTGCCCTTCACCGGGATCTTGCCGCGCATGTTCGGGATGGCCACGATGCGGTCGCCTGCTCGGATGGGAGCGTACGGGAACGTGAACAGCACGCCCATCCGATCCGGAGCCTTCCCCGCCTCCGGGGCGAGCGGGATGTCCTTGCCAGGACGCACGAACATGAGGTCGAGTCGCCCCATCAGGAACTGGAGCATGTCGTTCTCGTTCTGGTCCGTGGAGGTCGCCTGGGCCCAGTCCGTGTACGGCACGCCGTCCTCCACACGCACGAGCTGCAAACGCTCGACGCGGAAGGCACTGGGGTAGAGGTGCTGCATGGCGAGTCCTATCAGACGAAGTCGTAGTGCGCCTGGATAGCGGCACGGACGGTGGCGCGCTCACTCTGAGACAGATGACGGGGGAACTGGATGACCTCGGCGAAGTCGATGATGCGTGTGCCTGCACCAGCAGCACCGCCCGTCACGCCCACCCAGAAGTCCGACGTTTCCGTGGGAACCCAGCCCGATGCCGTGGTCACCTCCGTGCCGTCAACCGACAGCGTGGGCTGTGCAACCTGGAAGAACACCACACGCCAAGCGCCCAAGCTCATCGTGGGCGATGCCACCGAGATCAGCGGGGTGCCTGCGCCGGAAGCGGCGAAGGTTCCGTTGGACTGACGGCGAGCGACCACACCGTGTGCCTTGACGAACTGCGGCGTGCCCGCGGTGGTGCCTGTGTTGTAGCGCATCACGACAGCCACGGTGCGCGTGTCGGGAGCCAGCGGCTTGTTGTCGGAGAGTCGGTAGCTCACGTTCTCGTTCGTCGTGAAGCGCGCGATCTTGTTGGTGCCATCCAGGACGATTTCCGCCGCTCCCGTGTCGCCACTGACGGGCGTGAGATCGAGCGGCGAAGCTCCGTGGTCTCGCCACTTCGCCAGCGTTCCGACGCTGAGCGACGAAGCGATGTAGCGGTGATCCCAGTCGTCCACGCCCAGGGCGTACGGCTGAGGGAGCGGGTCGGGCAGCGGCGTCGGGATGTCGCTGGTCTTCAGCAGCATGTCCAGCTCCACGAGCCGGGCGAAGATGAACCGGGCGTAGGCGGTGTACCCGGCTGCGTTCAGGTGAACGGCGTCCTCGCTCCCTGCTGTGGTGTTGGCCCAGAAGGATCGAGGCAGCGACCCTTCGGCGATGGCTGTCTGGTCTGCCGTCGTGGGCGTGATGCCGACCGACAGCAGCGCTGCCGAACTCGACAGCCACTGACGCGTGTTCACGTACCGACGCCCGAACGCGGTGATCATCGCCGTTTCTGTCGCTGCGCGGGATGCGGCGTTGCCGGTGTGCAGGCCGAGCACCAGCCAGTTCTTGATGCCTGGGCGAATGTGCTCGATCATGGCGCGGTAGCGGCCGATGAGTACGTTCACATCGAAGGCTCCGTCATTCTGTCCCATCCCCATGATGTGGATGTCGTCACGACGGTCGCGCGAGGCTGCGGTGATCAGGGGAGCCGGGAACGGCACGTCTACCACGTTTCCGGCAACTGCCCGAGTGAAAGTGTATGTGCCTGTCGACAGACTCAACGTGCCTCGCACGCCCGAGATCTCAACCGGGTTCACTCCCGCGGTGCCTCCTGTGAGGAGAGTCGCTCCTACGCCGTCGTCGTATGCGATGGTGACGACTACTCCGCCTGAAGCCGGGATAGAGCCTGTCGGAACGGTGACGAGGACAGGACGGCCTCCCTGACGTGCAGAGATGCCCCGCGAAGACTCTCCGCCAACGCCAAGGTTGCGCACTGTGCCGAGGTAGCCACCCGCTGTGAGAAACGACTGGAGCACGCCAGGGTAGGAGGTGCCCCCACCGCCTGCACCCGCAGTGATGGAATCTCCGTCACACGCGATGTCTGGTCCGGTTCGTGCCACGGCTGTGCCGCCGCCCAGCCCAGCCAAGCCCGCTTCTACGGCCGAAGCTACTGCGCTTTGAAGCTCAGACGAGTTCGCGATTTCCTGCATGGAGGGCACATCAGGCAGGTCGGGGATTTCAGGGATCTCATCCTTCGTCGCGAAGAGACGACGAAGTGGAGCCAGGAAGAAATCGCTGAAGTTTCCCTGCTCGTCAGTGGTCGCGAACTTACGGTCCCGGGGGATCATCTCAGCCTCCAGGGGGCGAGTAGGCTCCCGAGCCGGGAGGGGATTCTACCCAGTCGATGGGGACGTACGGAGCGTCCCCCAGCGGAACAGGGTTGGGATGCTGATACGCCGCGCCTGGGGCAGGGTCGTATCCGAACTGGTGCGACACGGCGAGGTCCCCCGGCGACAGGTAGGTCGTGATGCCCTCGCGACCCTGCGGCATGCCCTCATTGCGACCGAACACATCGATGCCCATGGACATCGGGATGTCCGAGCCGAAGGTGGCGCATACGGTCAGCTCGCCGACCGCCAGGTCGAACCACGTCACGCCTGTGGGCAGGCCCTGTTGAACCGCCTGGGCCACGCGCGAGTAGGAGTAGGAACCGATGGACTCGGACTGGAATGGTGACGCCAGCGCGGTCTGGTACGGAGCGCTGAGGTGGATCGCGTCCGTCATCGACAAGATCCCGAAGTCGACGAGCTGCTGCTTCTCCGGAGAGAGCTGTGCCACGTCAGCCAGGCACGTGCCGATCTTGAACAGGAGGAGGGCCTGAGGGAGCGCCGAGTTGGTGATGTACCCCTCGGGGAAAGACACCAGCGGACGGCCGGTGAAGTCAGCCAGGTCCTGCCGGGAATACGTCTTGAAGCTCATGCTCAGGCCCTCTCAGGGTTCAGTCGCTGACGATGGGGACCGTGCGCTTGCGGCGGCGGTCCATGCTCACCAGATCGTCCTCGAAGACCTCGCCCTTGCGGGGAACGAAGGCACCGGGGGCGAGCATGCGGCGTCCCCACTTCGCGAACTGGGCATCCTCGTCGTTGATGATGTTGAGCCAGCTCGTGCCGAAACGGTTGAACGTGCGCTTGTAGGCAGGCGTACCGACCTCGATCTCGATCTCCTGCCCGCGATACCAGACATCGCCAAAGGCGGTGAAGCCGTCCTCACGCACGTGGAACAGGATCTTCTCGCCAGTGCCACCCACTTGCGAGTTGTCGTAGCGGTTCTCTCGCTCGTCTGCGACGATGGCGGCGGTGTGCATCTGCGCTTCTTCGTCGTTCAGCGCCTTCAGCTCGGCGACCTGCTCCGGAGAGAGGCCGTCGTACATGTCCATGATGGCGGGGTCGCTGGAGACAGCAGCCTCAGCGCGCTGTGCGGCGCGCTCGCGCGCTTCGAGCAGTCGCTTCATGGCTGGAGTGAGTACGGCTTCTTCGTCGGCGGGAGCCGACTCGGCTGGTCCTTCGTCGGGTACGGGAGTGACTTCCTCCTCGGCGGGCTTGTCGGCGAGAAGGTCGTCGAAGTCGGCGGGGGCGTCCTGGGCGGTGCTGCGTCGGGGCATTGCTGCGCTCCTTGGTCGAGATGAGTATCGGCCTTCGTCGAGACCAGAGGTCTCGATTCTAGCGCGTATATGCGAAAACCCGGTGTGCTACGATTTCTGGCAGTAGAGCCCCTGAAAACTCTGACCAGCACGGTAGGGGGAAACGTGCTGGAGCCGCCCTGGGAGGGACAACGGCCACCTGATGTGGTCCCAGGGAGCAGCACTAACGGACGGTCGTGTGAGAAGGCCCCGAGGTATCCGGACATAGGACGGACCCGGGGCCTTCTTGCTGCTGTCTTCTGCGTTGGCGTGCAACGGGAAAGGCCCCCTCCCGAAGGAGAGGGCCAATCCGGTGGCGTGAGGTCAGACGACCGACTTCACGTAGATGAACTGCTCCGGCATCGTGATGACGGGGAGGATGTTCCACTCCAGCAGGTACTGGCGAGCGGAGGGGTCCTTCTCCTTCCACGTCTTCGCGAACTTGCCCGTGAAGTTCTCGGGAGCCTCGTCGTCCGCGGTGGGGCCGACGAACATCTCGATGGGGCGGTTGTCCGTGAAGTTGCCGAGGATGAGAGCGTCGTCCGCGAGGAACAGCGACTCGTCGCCGGGGTTGGTCTGGTTGCCCGTGTAGCCGGAGCCTGCGGGGTCGTAGACCGCCTCCTGCGGCATCCAGTTGAGGCCCATGAAGCCGGGGAGAACACCCGACTGGAAATACTGGTCCTTCATCCGGTCGGAGAGGAGAACGCCCGCGCCGAGGCCGGGTGCGGTGGCACCGTTGGCAGCGAAGGAGTTGAAGATGCGCGAGATGGTCTTCTCGGTCGCGTACGCGTCCTTGGCCTCGACACGACCGTCGCGACGGATCAGACGACGCCATCCGCGGATGTCCTCGATGATCTGGGCGGGAGTCGCCTCGTCCCAACCGACCGTTGGTGTGTCGATCTTGTGGGAAGGCAGGAACTTGTAGTCGACCTGCGCCTGCACGTCGGGGTAGTCCAGGACCAGCGAGCCGGTGAGGGCCTGCCAGATCAGGAACTCCGCGAAGTTGTCGAAGCGCTGGTTGAGGTCGCGGACCTCGCGCAGGACGGCCTCCTCGGCGCGACGGTTGGCCAGGTCGTTGAGCGAGCCTGCTGCCTGGCGGAGCCAGTGCAGCGTCGTCGGCATGAAGACCTTCTTCTCGCGGAGGTACACGAACGACGCGTTGCCCTGGTCACGACCGAGGCGAGGCACGATGTGCGCCGCCGAGTTCGGGACGTTGGGCCGCGCGATGGCTCGCGAGCCGCGGATGATCTCCCACTGCACGGAGGGGTAGGGGTGCGGCGTCGTGGGGACGCGGGAGAGCATGGTCATGGTCTCCGACGCGGTGAAACGTTCCACCACTCCCCGGAGCACCGTGGGCTGGAGAAGCGAGATCTCGGGCACGGGATCATTCCTTTCGTTGCGCCAGAGGCTATTGAAGAGTCAGCGACACCTGGCGGTGCCCGGCCTGCGACCCGGATTGATTACCGGCACTTGTCTGGCCTATCGAGATGTCTTGCGAGCTACTCGCGGATCGGCTGGGAGTTGAAGCCCAGCCTCACCGTCAGTATCCCGAGAGGGTTCCGATCAGAACTTGAAGTAGCCCTGGATCGGGTCGACGCGCGAGCCGAGCACGCCGCCCGAGACGTTGATGCCCGAGTTGGCCGCGGAGACCTTGGCGAACTTCAGGAGGCCCTGGAGGACGATGTTGCCCTGCCAGACGGCTCCAGCGGGGTTGAGGCCGGTGTCGACGGACTGGCGCAGGACGCCAACCGCATCCGACGCCTGCGTGGCGCGGACGTACTGCTTGGTCGCTGTGTCACGCTTCAGGAACGTGCCGAGAAGCAGGACACCCTGGCCGGGCTTCAGGGTGACGCCCTTCTGGGTGTAGCCCGCCATCTCGTACATCAGCTCGTCGTCGATGACTCCGCCACCCGTGCGGTAGCCGGGAGCCGGGATCGCGTTTCCGGTGTACTCCATGATCTGGTTCTCCTTGTCGGAAGGTCTCGGTTACTGAGAGGTCTTGGGTCAGGCCGCGGACGAGGTCTGCATGCTCGACAGACGCTCGATCTCGTCGGCGTACGTCTTGCCGGGCTCTTCGAGGGGCTCTTCGCCCAGCTCGACCGAGAGGGCCACGACGGGCTTCTCGGGAACCTGCTCCAGGAAGATCTCCTTGTCGAGCTTGCGCAGCTTCAGCATGGAGTCCTTCTTGGCAGGAAGGATGTAGCCGGTCAGGACGAGCTTGTCGACCTCACGCTCGGCCTCGTTGTCTGCGGCCTCCTGGTGAGCGGTCTCGACCTCGGCCGACAGCGACACGATCTTGTCGTGCGCGTTGGTGACGGAGGCGACGAACTCTTCCACGGTCGCGTCGGTGGCGGAGAGAGCGAGAACGCCCTCGTCGGCCTGGAAGGTGCTGGCGACGGCGCTGGAGAGCGTGACGTACGCGTCGGCCTTGGGGCGCAGGGTGTCGACCTCGGCGCGCAGGGGGCGCAGATCCTCGACCTCGGCGGACAGGGCCACCACGTCGAGACCATCGGTCTTCAGGAAGGCGATTGCCTCTTCACGGGTCATGGTCTTCTCCTCGGAGATCTCATCGTCGGTGAGGAAGATCACCTCGCCGTCCTCCGGAGTATCGGCCGACAGCTTGATGACCTCCTCGAACGGGTCCAGGTTGGTCACGTAGGGGCGGTTGGTCACGCACGCATGCAGCAGCGTGGGGCCCATGTTCTCGCCCGTCTCACGGTTCTCGTGAGCGAGGTTCATGAGCGCCGAAACGCCCAGGAGGGTCTTGCCGAGCTTGTCGGCGTCGTCGGTGCGCGCGTCGATGTCGACGTACACGCCCTTGTCGTTCTTCGAAACGCCGATGACCTCGCCGATGTTGCGGTCGGGGTCATCGTTGTGCTCGTTGCGTGCGCCTGCCTTGGGCACGTGCACGATCTCGCCCGACTTCGAGAAGTTCTCGATCAGCTTGTCCGCGAAGGCGTCGTCGATCTTGTACTTCTGACCGTTCTTGTAGCGGAGGTCGCCGAACTTCAGGATCTGCTTGCGGAAGACGCGGCCGGTGGCCTTCGCAGGCGCAGCGGCAGCAGAAAGCTCGACGAAGCTGTCATCCTTCGGGCCGCTGACGATAGCAAGTTCGTGTTCCATGCGAGGAGTATCGGACCACGCACGCGCTAAACGTCTTCGGGGTCCGGAAGCATGTCCGGATCGTCCTCAGCGGGCTCTGCTGGTCCCTTCGGGCCACCCTCATCCACCGAGTCCTCCTCCACCGCGACCGGGAAGTCTTCAGCCTCCCACTCGTCGTACAGGTCGCTCAGCTCACGCCGGATGTCGTCGGTGAGGTCTTCGCCATCGCGCAGCTCCAGCAGCAGCTCGTTGATATCCTCGGAGTAGTCGGTGAACTCCGCGTCGAACAAGTCGTCGGGGTCCTCCGCCACCTTCTCGGCGAATGCCAAGAGCTGGGCCTTGGTGGGCACTTCGTAATCGTCGCTCATGATCTCTCTCAGTTCTGGAAGTAGTCGTCAAGGTTGCGGAGGCCGTAGTACCACGTCTCGCTCGACTGGTTACCCAGCAGGAGCCAGCCGATGGAGCGGCGTGCGCCGCGGGCGGTCTGTCCGCTCGCGTCTCGCACTTCGCCGAGGTAGGTCAGCTCACGCCACATGCGGTAGAGGCGGTCATTGCGCTCGTCGAGAGTCAGGTTCTGACGCTCGTTCAGCAGCTCGGTCATGCGGCGAGACAAGTCCTTCGCCTCGTCCAGGAACTCGGTGTAGTTCGGGAACTCACCACGCTCCGTGCGCTGGACAATCCGGGACAGGTTGTCGCGCAGCTTCGAGAACGCGGAGAAGTTCTGGACCTCGCGCTGCGGATCAGGGCGGAAGCCACGCCGAATCCAGGTGTGTGCTCCATTCCAGCCTCGGCTCGACAGACCGTGTACCTCCACCTCGGTGAGGCCGTGCTGGCGGTAGAACGCGAACAGGTGGTCCTGGACGGCAGCGAAGTTCGCGCCTCCCGCGTGCGCGACAGCGTTCTCGATGCGACCGTTGCCTCGAAGAACACGAGTCATCGAGCCCGACTTGCCGTCCGGAGTCGTGTAGCTGGCCGTGAACATCGCAGGTCCTGCCGACACGTCGATGACCGTGCCCTCAGGGAGAGCGCCCTTCAGCGCTGCACGGAGGCCCTTCTGAAGCTCACGGATGCCCTCATCAGTGCGTGCCATCGTCGCCCAGTCCCGGCTGTCTGCCGTGTCGAAACGAACCTCGGGCAGTGCGCGCGGGATGTCGTAACGCTCGACCACGTCCTGGGGGACTCGCGACAGACCGGCCTGCTCCAGGGTGCGCCCGGCCGAAGCAGTAGCGGTGCGCTGGGTAGGAACGGATGCCGGAGAGTCGCCCAGGAAGGTGTAGGTGCCGGGGCGGAGGTTGCGGATACGACGACGCTGACCACCAGGCACGCTGGTCAGGTACGTGCCGTCGATGCGCCACATGGTGCCGGTCGACGAGCGCACGAAGCTGTCGCGAGGCAGGCTCATCAGATCGGTCGGGTCGAAGCTCGCTCCGATCCGACTGTCGGGCATGGTCTGCGCGATGGCAGACACTGGCTCGTCCGGAGCGGTATCGCCAACAAACGTGAACTGGGCATTGAGGCGCTCGACGACAGGGAAACCGTGGTAGGTCGTGTCACTGCCGAGGCCATGAATGCCAGTTTCCGTGACACGGTACTCGCGGCCTGATGCGCCGCGCACGTGCGAGCCCACAGGGGCCTGGCGAATGTCACTGCCTCGGAACGAGCCGCCCTGAGCGAAGCGCGGGTCCCCCGCGGTCGTCTCTGCCGTACGCGGGGTGCTCGACACATCTGGGACGCGCTCGGCTGGCGCGTCGGGAGTGCTCTCGACGGTGAATCGAGTGTTCCACTCGGCGGGGTTGCCGCGAACCTGATTGCCTCGCTCGGTGTACCAGCCATCAGCACGTCGCGTGTAGCGCGACGTGCCTCCACTGCGACGGGGATAGAGAATGACCGAACCGACCGGCAGCTCTTCGATGCGTGCTGCATCCACCGTCTCCCCGCGGCTAGGCGAGGTGTTTGCCGGTGCAGGCGCTCGTCCCTCCATGTAGGTGTCCGGGTTGGCCTGCTCGAACGCGCGCACGAACTGCGCCCGCATCGAGACTGATCCGTCGTTGAGCGCCGAGACGCCCTCAGGACCCATCACGTCCTCGATGTAGTTCAGTACGTCGTTCTTGGCCTGGGCGTCGCGCCACGCGTCTTCCCAACTCATCTGGTCCAGCTCCTGGCGGCGGCTGGGCTCCATCGGGAAGGCACGCTCAGGAGCTGCGGGTGCCTCAGGCGTGGCAGGAGTGTCGGCCTCGGCGACGCCGTTGCGCTGGTTCCAGGCGCGGGTGAAGGACTGACGGATCGAGCCCTGCCCGCTGTTCATGCGAGCAATCTCCTCTTCGCCCAGCACCTCGCGGATGTAGGCGACCGAATCCCCCTGCTGGCGAGCGTCCAGGAATGCGTCTCGAACATTGTCGTAGTCGTCCAGCACATCCATGCGGTCGAGAGGCTCTTCGGGAACGGCTACCTCGGGCTCGACGACCTCTTCCGTCACCGGAGCCACGCTGGTGTCAGGCGCGGGTGCACGCAGGCTGGAACGGTTGTGGAAGGTCTGGCCGTTGCGCTCGTACGTCTCGTCCTCGGGGATGCCGTAGTACCCGGGCTCGCGGCCTTCAAGCTGCTCGCGCAGCATCTGGCGCAGCAGCTCGCGGTTGCGGCGCTTGTCGTACTGGCGCGCGATGGTCGTCATGGCCCGGCCCTGTCCGTCCTTGTACCGCTTCATGCGGAAGTAGGACGCGATGGCCACGGCGACGTTGAGGTCCTGGAGGGGCGAGCCCTGGCGTGCGAAGACGCGCTTCAGGATCTTGTCGGGGTCACCCTGGTCGTCGGACTGCTGCATGTTGTCGAGCACAGCGAGCGCCGTCTTGATGTCGGCAGCAGTCACGTCGATCTGCTCGGGACCCATGTTGGCCTCGGCGGAGGTGCCCGTCGAGCGCAGCCAGCGACCCAGCGTCACACGACGGTTGAAGTCTTCCAGCGTGAGGTTGTCCGGGATCAGTGTGGAGCCGGGGTCGGTGTACTCGATACCCAGCTTCTCGGCGGCGAGGCGGATCATGGCGGGCTTATGGCGCGCCGGGTTGCCCTCGACCGAATACTTCTCGATGGCCTTCTGAGCGAACGCGTCGCGGAACGCCTTCGAGCGGAACGGGCTGTCGTCGGGCAACAGGCTCGTGTTGAAGTACGCCCCCTGCATGGCTCGCGAGGCGACCTGGCTGGCGATGAACGTGCGCAGGTCGTACTCCGAGACCTTGGGCCCGCCGTCCCATGCCTCGATGGTCTTGTCGCGGCCCCAGTCTGCCCCGAAGATCTTGGACTTCTTGCTGATACCCGAACGCAGATTCCCGAACTGAAGACGACCATCGTGGATGGCCTGGAAGAGGCTGGCGTTGTTCTCGCCGAAGGAGTTGTAACCGCGTCCGCCGTCGCCGACGAGGAACATGAACCCGCCGAAGTCCTCCTCGTCCCGCGTGCGCGTGAGGACGACCATGGCCTCGCGGCCACCGTTCTGGGATGCAGGCACGGTAAGTGTGACCTGCTGGCCGGGCTCCATCTCGCGGAGGTGGCGGTAGTCGCTGATCTGGTCGCCACGACGGTACTGCGCGAGGTCGCTGATCTGGCGGGGAGGAGCGATGTCGCTCTCGGTCATCTCGCTCTCGGGAACCGAGGAGATCGAGACACGGTTGGTCGCGAGGGCAGGCTTCAGCGACGAGCCGGGCAGGCGGATGTTGTCCGCCGTCTGCACGCGGCCCTGACCGACAACGATGAGATCCTCGTCGCGCTCGTTGCGCCCATTGCCGCGCATGCGCAGGCGGGTGCCGATCTTCTGGGCGAGCAGGTCGCCCATAGAGCGCAGCTTGTCTCCGATGCTCCAGCGCTCCTTCGAGGGCGTCTGGAAGTCCTGGTTCGGAACGTGCCACATGTCGAGGCCCGACGCGGCCAACGTCTCTGCGGGAATGCCGTCGACCGCCAGGCCATCCTGCATCTCCAGACGGAAGGTGCCGTCCTCGTGGCGTGTGCCCGTGAACTGCGAGCCAGCCGAGTCAGTGAACACGACCGAGTCAGCGGGGCGTACGTCCTCGAAGTCGTCGATGCCACCGAGCTTGCGCGTGGCACCCACGGGGCGTCCATCCGCCTCGGGAGCGTTGCGGGCGACGACGGTGATGTCGCTCTCCACGTCGCTCTCGCCGACGAAGTCGTTGCCGACCGTGCCCAGGGGGCTCTCCCAGCCGTCCTCGGTGCGTGTGACGAGCATGCCATCCGACGTGGTGGCGGCAGACCCAGGCTGTGCCTTCTCGGCGAAGTCCTGCGTCGTGGGTTCGCCGGGGGCAGGCATGCCTTCCACGACCTCAGGGGCCTCAGGCTCCTCGCGCTCGGCGGGTTCCTCAGGCACCTCTGCCCCGCGGCGCTCGCGCTCGGCGGCAAGGTCCTTGCGACGCTGGCGTGCCTCGCGGCGCGAGATCATCCCGGCGCGCAGAGCGTCGTCGATGTCTGCGAGAACGTCTTCCAGCTCCTGGTCGCCCAGCTCGCTTGCGTCGAGATCCGTGGTGTCGCGGGGCTCGTCGGGCTCGGGCGGCGACTGTGTACGAGCAACCACGTCGTCACGATTCGCGAACGACTCGTTGTCCGACGAATACTCCATGGAGTCGTTGACGCGGTTGCGGCGCACGGAGACGCGGCGACCGTTGACATCGCCTTCAGCAGTGCCGGTAGGACGCTTGCGCGACAGCTCTTCCAGGTCCGCGAGCTGCTGATCAGAAGACGGCTTGGCCGACGCAGCCGTGTTGTCGCGAGCGCGCTGCTCGCGCACCTGTGCTGCCTTGGCGGCGGGCTTCGATGGCACGGGCGGACGTGCCGGAGCCTCCTCCAGATCTGGCTGGCGGTCTGGGACAGGAGCGGCGTCCATCTCCGGCTGGCGTGGCTGATCCACGTCCGCCTCAGGCGCGTCGGGCTCGGTGCCGTCAGGACCGCCCGGAGCGTCAGCCTGGGCGAACTCCTGCTCGATACGCTCGTTGTTGCGACGCAGCTCCAGCTCGGCGGCGTTGACTGCGTTGTCGTCCAGGCCCGCGGCACGCAGGCCGTCCGCGATCTCGTTGATGCGCTCGTCGGACAAGTAGCCCGGCATGTCTTCGAGGTTGTCGGGACGGAACGAGTCGACATTGGGCCCGTCCCCCTCCGAAGCCTCTGCCTCACCCAGGTTGGGGTTGGGCTCGTCGGGAATCCAAACCGCGCTGCGGTCGTCGTCCAGCTCCTCGTTCAGCTCACGCTCCAGCTCACCCTCGAACTCGAAGGCGTTGCCCTTGTCCGTGATGCCGACGAGCTGGTAGTCGGGGGTGCGCACGATGGCGAAATTCTGGTACTTCTCCGAGCGGAAGGCGCGCGAACCCTCAGGGAAGCTGAAGCCCTTGTCACCGATGGCGATCTTCTTCGGGCCATCGGGCGTCACCTTGCGTGGTGCAGGCCCCGTACGGATCGAGTTCACGACCTCGCTGGAGGTGCGGCGCGTGCGGCCCGCGGCAGGCGGCTTGGAACCGAAGCGAGCATCGTCCTCGGGAACGGTGTATCCACGGCCACGAGCCTTGGCACGGGCGACGGCGTCGGCGGTGATAGGCGCGCCGATGGGCAGGCCGTACTTCTCTGCACCCTCGGGAGTGCGGACGTAGCGCGTCCCTGCCTTGCCGGAACGTCCCCACGATCCAGGACGGGGAGTCGACTTAGCCATGTGCTCGCCTCATTTTCGGATTCGGAAGACTCTAGGAGTCCCGCAGAGTTGCGCCGGGAGTATCGGCCACAAGCTCCGAAACCTCATCGATCTCCCCTTCGAGCAGCAGACCCAGGGTCAAGATGCGCTCTGGTGAACGCCCCGTGATGCGGTATTTCTGCTTCGTCGTGCGCGCATGCATCATCACCACCAGCAGGGCTTCTGCGGCAGCGAGGTACGTAGTGAAGGTGAAGCGGGCGGTCTTGCTCTCGAACGTCTTCATCATCGTCTCCGGAGGAAAGAGATCAGCTTGCGCAGGCCGCGCGTGAACATCCCGAAGAGGCCAGCGTCCATCGCCTGGATCTCCTCCGTCGTGATGGTGTCGTTGTCTGTCTCGATGGGCTCGTCGAGATCGAAAGAGTCGAAGAAATTGTCGAAGCGTACGTGCAGCATGACGAGACGGCACTTGCATCGAGGATGTCGGGGTGGCCCCTTCAGGTCGCCGTAGATCTTCAGCTTGTTCTCGTCGGTGACGAAGTCGTCGTCCAGGGGCACCTCTGTGCCATGTAGAGCGGCGCAGAACTCGCAGGGAGTGTTGTTGACGAAGTTCGCGACCCAGAGCTTGCGCAGACGAAAACCGAAGTCCTCCAGCTCGCGGCTGGCCTCCAGGACGGCATCGGTGTATCCACGGGTGGCGGCTACGCCTGCGCTGTGAGCCACGCGAGAGACCGCGCGGCGACGAGCAACCTCGTCGCGCTCGCTCGCCTTGTAGTCGCGAAGGTTGCGGCGAACGTCAGCCAGCAGCTCTGTCAGATACGCCGTGTTGAAGACGCCTACCGGCTTCCAGTCGGGGATGCCTGCCTGCTGAACGGTGTATGCCACACCTACCGCCGCAGCAGAACGGTAGGCCTCCCGGATGATGCGCTCCAGCCGGTGTCGGATGGTCTGCGCATCCTCATCCCCCGCATCCCAGGCGTCAAACGCCTCAGTGACGGCGCGACGGACAGACTCCTCTAGAGCCCGTACAGCGAGATGAGCTACGCGGGAGTCTTCGATCTGTCGCGCGAAGCCCGCCATGATCAGTCCTTGGTGCCAGACTTCTTGCCGATGGCCTGATCTGCTCGGCCACGAGAGGCGACGAGGCTCTTCAGGTTGTCCATGAGCTGGTTGCTCGTCGAATACTCCTTGACAGCGACCGTGAACTGCTCCTGGATGTCTCGCATGGCGTCGAGATTGCCGGTCTTCTTGGCGATGGCGAACTGACGCTGAAGCGAGGCCAGACGGACCTGCGTCATCGGGCGCACAGTACGCACAACGTCAGGGCTCGTGCGGTCCTCGATGACAGTGCCGATGGGCACGCCGAACAGACGTGCTCCCTCGACCGTACGAACGCGACGCTCAGCCATCTCGGAAGTCCTCTCCCACGCTGAGCATGACCATCTGGTCAGCCCAGTCGATCTGCTCATCAGTCAGACCGATGACGTTCTTCTTGGCCTTGGGCTTGCGCGGATCTGCGCCTCCCGCTGGGGCCTGCGGCGAGCGCGCCTGAATGGCAGAGCCTGGACGAGCCCCCGGCTTCTTGCCTGGGGGCGTAGGTGGCCCAGAAGAGGCTGCGGCGTTGGCAACGGCCACATCCGACTCCATGTCCACGCGAGCAGCCATGAGAGCGGCGATATCGACAGGCTCCGTGACTTCGCCCTCAATGCCGGGCGGCACTGCGGCCATGCCTGCGTCAGTGCCGGGCATGACCGGGTTGCCGTTTGCGTCGAGTGGTCCGTTCATAGCCAGCTCGTTTGCCTTCTCCTCGGCCTCACGAGCTTCCACGGCCTCCCAGTCCACATCGATACCGAACTCATCGGCCTGGTGCTGCTCCAGTGCGCGGACGAACTCCGGCGTGATGGTCTGTGCCGAAGCGAGCTTGTCGAACGTGGCCGAGATCGCAGCCTTCTGCTCGTCGGAGAGCTTGCCCCACGTGAACTTCGGGTTCTTGCCCGTGTCGAAGTTCCACTCGATGAGCTGCGGGATGATGTAGTGGTTGATCTGATTCGCGATCTCGTCCATGATCGTGCGCAGCATGAGCAGGAACATGTCGTCGCCGGGCTGAGCGAAGTTGACCAGCGAGCCCTCGTTCTGGCCCTTGCCGGTCTCCTGGTCGAAGAAGCCCGCCAGGATCGACTTCGACATCTGGTTGTTGTGGTGGTTGATCATCCCCAGGAAGTCGTAGCTGGCGTTCTCGTTCTTCACCTCCAGCTCGAAGCCCTCGGGGATCATGATCGACTGGGCGAACACGAGATCGTTCAGAGCCTTCCGGAACTCTGCCTTGGCCGCGGGCGTAGCAGAGCCGGGGACCGTACCGATACGCGTACCCACGGCGGCGCGCTGGCCAGCCATGTGCGCATTGAAGTAGGTCTTGATCTTCTTGTCGTAGTGGTAGTACGCCGCCTGGAAGAAGGACACGCCGTAGAACTTGCGCTCTTCCTCCTGGGCCGCGTAGTAGAACGCGTAGGTGGGATCGACGTACGCCTCGATGCTCTGCCCGTAGGTGTGCGTGCGCTGCTTGAACCCAGCGAAGCCACCCTGCTTGTCGGCGACGAAGGTCACTGTTTCGGAGGGGCGGTAGGCCAGCTTCTTCAGCGTGATCTTGCCGTCCAGTGGTCCGCGGCCGGGAATCCAGAAGACCTTCTCGAAGGCGCTGAAGCCGTCGAACAAAGCCTTCAAGAGCTGAGCCATGAAGCTGTGGAAGGTGACCGTCATGCCACCGCTGGAGGGAGGCAGCTCGAAGACGTTGCGGATGTACTCCGCCTCCTGCTCACCGTCCTCGTCCGCGACGAACTCAGAGTTCGTGAGAGCTGCACGCAGAGGCAGCACGAGCAGACGATAGAGAGCGCGGGCCTGGCCGTCCATGCGGCGCATGGTGACGAGCTGCGCCACGGTTGGTCCGTAGACATCCGCGTCCTCGCGCATGACCTCGTTCAGGTCAGGCTCGACCTTGCCGCGCGTGCGCTCGGGCGCAGCCCCGGTGAAAGGAGTTGTGAACGGCAGCGAGCTGTCAACACCGACTTCAACGCCGAGAGCCTCGACAGGAGGACGTGGCGTGGGAGCCGAAGCCTGGTCTGGACTGGAATCAGAAGTGTTCGTAGCCACCGCTGAACACCTCCTTCATTCCGATAGGGAGAGCTACTCCACCCTCGAAGCCCCCGCCCATCATATAGTCCATGCCTTCAAGTGCGGTTGTTGCATCGCCCACGTCGATGGTGTACGTCTGCACGTCGAACGTGGCTCCATTGGGGTCTTCGCCACCGCCCAGAATCAAGGCTCCGTTGACCGAGCACGCGAACGCGTCAGCCTCGTCCTTGGACCCTGCGGGCGGATGATCGACCTTCTTGCCGTCGACACGCGAGAGGGCTTCCAGCTCGTTCTGGAGGAGCTGACTGAAGGGCATGAGCAGGCGCGCCTCGGAAGCCACATCCTTCAGCGTCTTCCAGATGTCCGGGTCGGTGTCCGTCGACATCTTCTTGGACTCGATGCCGTGCATGAGCAGAATCTGGATGGCGTCTGTCGACTGGTAGCCGTCGAACGTGAACGACCCTACGGAGAAGCCGCGCTTGATCAGCTCGAATGCCAGATCGCGCACCCAGGTGATCTGAATCTCCCGAGGAGCCGAAGCACCTGTGAGGGGATGCAGTGCACCTACGTCGGCAGAGAGCGAGATCGTGAAGTCGTTGCGGACGATGGGAGCCATGGTCTGCACGGAGGAGACGAAGCCATCCTCGTCCAGGACCTCGTCGGTGCGCTCGACCCAGGAGGCGACGTGACTCATCGATACACCTGCGCGGTCGCCCTTGATGGCCAGGTCCGCGTGGATCGCGTAGCGGGCCCCTGCGATGGCCTTGAAGTCGTCCGCGAAGTTGAAGATGGCCTTCCACCCCTGCACGCGAGCGCCGGTCTGTGGCGAGACGAACGTCGTCATGCGGTAGTCGACGGTGATCGGCTGCTCCGGCGCGACGACGGCCTGGGTGAAGATGACGGGGTTTCGGAAGTAGGCGTCGGTGGCTCGCGAGGGCTTGCACTCGTAGCGAGCTGCGGCCTCATCCGGGTCCTCGCGGTACTTGGCCGCGAAGTCCTCCTTGGTCTTGGTCGGGTTGACCTCCCACGTGGCGTAAGGGCCCGACGCGAAGAAGACCGAACTGCGGTCGCCGTACTTCTCGATGTCGGCCTTGGCCTCGTGCGTGAGGCGCTGGATCGTCGAACCCAGGTAGCGAGGAAACGAGATGGCGATGCGCTTGTAGTTCGAGGGGAATCGCGACATGGCCGAAGACTCGATCATGTTCAGGATCGACTCGGCAGAGGTCGAGGCCTCGCGCGCCTTGTTGCCCTGGCCGACCATCTCACCCTTGGCCTTGAAAGCGTCGATCTCGTCGGCAACGCCGAGCAGGATGTTCAAACCTTCCTGGCTCTCAGCGTCCGAGTGACCCGAGATGGCTTGAACGTTCTTGGCGTAGTTGATCGTGTCGCGCTTGGGGTCGGCGTACTGACTCATGAACCCACGAGTGACCATCTTGGCCAGCGGGTCGAAGAACGCGCGCGACGCCTGGGCGGCGTTGACGGCGATGTTGAGGAGATGGATCGAGTCGTCCAGGGGCATGCCGAAGTAGGCCTGCGGGCTCTTCAGGCACATCAGCAGGTACGCCACGCGAGCCGAGATGACGCGCACGGTGGAGTCCTTGCCGCCGCCCTTGCCCCACTGGGCGACGATGCTGTTCTTCATCGGGATGGGGTCCGCCCAGTAGCCGCCGAACTCGACAGCCATCTGGTCGAACAGCGACTGCTGGTACACGCGCTCCCCGACGCGCACCAGCTCGATCTGCTTGGGCGAGAGCATCCAGTCCGCACCGAGGAACGCCTTGTCCCTGATGAAGACTTCGAGGCTGACGGGCTCGTGCTCGAAGATGTCAGAGAGAGGCTTGGGAGCCTCGTACTCTGCATCCTCGAACAGACCGTTCGAGATCTTCAGCGCCATGTCACTCCCCGATCAGGTCGGAGAGCAAATTCGTCTCGTTGTCAGTCAGTTCGTCGGTGAGCTTCACGGCAGTGTCCTCGGCATCGACCCAGGCCTGCTCGACCTTGGCGGGGTTGCCGAAGATCACATCGCCGCTCTCGACGACGTAAGGCACCTTGACGTACGTCGTGCCGCGCATGCCATCGCCCTCCTGCTCCACGATGATGTGGTCGTTCCACAGTTCGCGAATCCAGGAGTAGTCGTACGGGGCCTCTGGCCCGCGGGCGCGTCGGTTGGCGGACTGGAGCCCGTCCCACGCACGTCGCACCTTGTCGGTGTTGAACGAGGCGTCCGACAGCATGAGGTACTTGCCCTCGTCGGGGTAGGGCGTGAGCTTGACCTTGCCCGCCTTGTTGCCTGCCTTCAGCTTCTCCCACTTGGCGAGCGCGGCTGCGGCCTTCGCCTTGGTGTCGGCGTCTACCCCGTCACCACCCGCTGCCCACTTCTTGATGCGCGAGATCGCGATAGCGATGGCCTGAGACTTGCTCTTGCCGGTCTTCATGATGGCGCGAGCGAGCTTGCGGACGTAGGGAGGCAGGCCCCCGCCACGCTCGACCCAGTTCTCCTTGGGCGACTCGTCCAGGGAGGCAGAGGAGGTGGCGAGGACCAGCAGGTCCTTGTCCTCGTAATCGAGGGACATGAATCAGTTCTCCTTGGCGTCCACGACGACGGTCGAGTTGCCGTCCTTCGAGGCCTTGGCGATCTTCTCCGGCTCGAAGTCGGCGACGCCGCGCAGCTCGGGGTCGTGGTCGCCCTCGCGACGGGTGTTGATGCCGTCCTCGCTGAGCGTGAGCGCGGCGGAGGGGTTCTCGGGGTTGTTGTGCTCGGTGAGGCTGCTCTGGGCGAACGGCGAGGACTCGGGCTCGCGACCGAGACGCTCCAGCTCGTCAGCGTAGGTGTTGCCGTTGACGAGCTTCTCGCCCTTGTAGAGCTGGTTCGACAGCACCTTGTCGCCCCGCTTGTTGATCTTCTCGATGGAGTAGTCGTAGTCGATGGTCATGATCTCTCTCCTTGCTCAGTAGCCCTTGGAGCTGAACTGCTCCTTCAGGAAGCGCACGACTTCCTTGCGGTTCTCGTCGTCGCGTACCTTCTTGACGGCAGCGTTCGTGATCTGGATGAAGTCGTTGACGATGCCCTCGGAGATCTTCTCCTTGTTGTCCTTCAGGACCTGACGCCACTCAGCCATCAGCGAGATCCACTGGGCCTTGGCATCCTTGCGCGAGTTCGCGCCGGGCCAGGTGTCGGTGTCGTCGCGGTACTTCATCTCGACGAAGTCGGCGGCGATCTGCGCGAGCAGCAGGAGCTGATTGGTCTCCATGGGGATGCCCTCAGCCTCGCGGCGCATGCGAGCGACGATCTCGTCGTACAGCTCTCTCAGGGCCTCGTTCTCGCGGATGTGCGCAGGCGGCGTGAACGCATGGGCCATCCGATCCACGGGCGCAGTATCGAGAGGACTCGTCATGCACTGAGTATCGGCCGCGTCACTCGAAGAACGGTCGATACTCCTGCTCTCCGTATGTGTGCTTGAACACCTGAGCACGCTGGAGGTTGTCCGGGGTGCCGTGCACGCCCCACTCGCCGATGTTCTGCACACGACTGTTCATGGGATAGATGGCCTCGAACCCGTAGCGCGGGAAGATCCGCACATCGATGTTCCAGTCCCAGCCCGACATGAATCCTGGCGTCCCAGAGAACGTCGAGTAGTCGTGATCCCACAGCGGAGCGAAGACCATGTCCCAGACGCTGCGCCACGTGCCCCACACCCACGGGTTGAAGCGGCTGTATGGAATGACGTAGCAGTCGTGCTCGCTGCGGCCCTTACTGAACGCATTGATCGTCGCGACGAACTTGGTGTTGCGGTAGTGCTTCTCGGCCCACGTGAAGTATTCGAGGATGTCGTCGGAAACGACGAGATCGTCTTCTGCACGCACCACGAAATCGTGCTCCAGGAACAGCTCGCTGAAGCCGACGAAGGGATGGTGCAGCACCCCCAGGACGCGTTCGTTGACGACGATCTCATAGCGACGAACACCCGTGCGCTCGAAGAAGGCCTCGAACAGCTCGATCACTGTGTCCTCGACCGGGCTCGGCTCGATACGTGCCACGACGTGCCAGTCCTGGATGCCACGCACGCTCTCCCAGGACTCCAGTGTCTGGCGGAGGTAGTCGACGCGGTCGTAGGCCGTGAAGAAGAGCCCGTGTGTCATTGGGTGGCCGTCTCAATGACATTCGAGCGGCCGTCCTTCTTGTGGCCCCAATGGTGAACGGCGATGGTCTCTTCGGGCAAGCTGTCGACCCACGCACTGGCGTCCCCGCCTGCGCTGATCTGCTTCCAGTGCACGGGGTTGAACGTCTCCTTGGATAGGACGTGGAACAGGTGGCGAGTCTCGCGCACCGTGTCCGTCAGCAGCGCTGGTCCCGTCGTCTCCACCATCTCTGCGGTGGGGTTCGCGAAGTAGCGCTTGGGCAGCTCCTCCAGCAGCTCGCGCCAGAAGGGATCGTGCGCCGATGGCGCGCCGATGGCAGCATTCACGATGCGGTAGTCCTCGTAGTTCTCGTACGAGGCCCAGGCCGCTGGAGGCAGCTCCTTCAGGGGCCGCACGGGCTGCATGTCGCAGTTGACGTAGATCCCGCCCACGGCCTCGACGAGAGCGTACCCAATCACGTCGGCGAGCTGAACGTACAGCTCGATGCCCTTGCGATCAGCGTCTCGCCGGTAGAGATCGGCCACCACATCTGCCACCTCGGTGAACTGCGGCACGTCAGCTTCAGTCCACGTGGTGACGGTGTAGGAGGGATTCAATCGCTTCCACTCACGCTCGTAGTGCGCATAGGCGGCGGGCATCTCACGCCCCGCCCAGAAGCGGTGGATGACACGAACCGGCCCGGAAGGCATCAGAACTTTCCCGTCTTGCGGCGGTAGAACGCGACCGTCTCGGCGAGCCCGTTCGGCAGCGTCTGGAACTCGTACGGGTGCGAGTACAGCGACCGGTGAGTGGACACGTCCGCCTTCACCACAGCCCCTGGCGTCTCACCGGGACGCAGCGGCAGGTACGAGATCTCGCCCTGCCCGACCTCCTCGATGACTGCCTCGGCGATCTGACGAACGGTGGTGTCCAGGCCGGTGCCTGCCTCGATGGTCGTCGAGATCTCGCCATCTTCGTCCGTGACGACAAGTGCGTCGACCAGGAAGTTGGCCACGTCGCGAACGTGGACCATGTCCATGATCTGCGAGCCGTCCCCGTATACCTCGATGGGGTCGCCGTGAAGGGCTCGCATAACGAAGCTCGGGATGATCTTGCGGACCTTTGAGCGCCCGTAGGGCTCAGCCACGGACTGGCGTGGTCCGTAGGCGTTCAAGGCACGCACCACCGACACGTTCGTGCCTCGGTAGGCGTTGAACATCCGACACATGCGCTCGACGGTGCTCTTGGAGATCGAGTAGGGGTTCTGCTCCCAGTGGTTGCCCACAGCGATGTTCACGCCCGGGACGCCGTACTGTGCCGCCGCCTCCAGAACGTTCAGACCGCCCTCGATGTTGGTCATGATCGCGGGCTTCGGATTCGAGATTGTCTCCTGCGTGCCAAGCACTCCCGCGAGGTGGACGAAGCCATCCACGTGAGCCATGGCCTCGGTGACCGCCTCAGCGTTCCGAATGTCGCCTAGGTAGCGCGTAGCTCCCGTGGGCAGGTTCCCTGGTCCGTGGGTGTGATCGAACGAGACGACCTCGATCCCGTCGCTCAGTAGGCGGTCGACCACGTAGGAGCCGATGAAGCCTGATCCGCCCGTCACGAGCACGGTGTTGATCGTCATTGAGGTCTTCCTGTTCAGCCGCGCTGCATGTCTGCGAGAGACAGCTTTCGAGCGGCGGGCTTGGGCTCTTGCGCCGAGTGTACCGGGGGAATCACGCGAGCGGGATTCCCTCTGGAGATGGCTTCAGCGATGAGCACGAGAGCGATGTCGAGGTTGCCACGAGGGTCCTCCGACGCGCGCACTTTCGTGCGCAACTCCCAGAGTACGCGCAACGCGAGCATGATCTTGTCGACATCGAGACGGCTGGCGAGCTGCTTCCGAATCTCGTACCCCTGGCTCTCCGGCAGTGTGCCGCCGCTGCGGATGATGAGCAGATCTCGCAGCGTGGCAATGAGTTCCGCAGCAAGCTGCGTAGGCGAAGCGACCTTGGAAAGCTGATCTTCAACGACCTCGAACACCTGGGGGATGTTGTTGGTCATCAGTGCCGCCAGCAGGCGCGGACCCACGTCGCCCTCACCCACGGCCTCGATGTACTCGTCCAGGGTCTTCAAGCCCGCCAGGCTGACCTTGTCGAGTGCCTGCACGGCGCTGCGGAGATTGCCATTCGCTCGGTTGGCCAGGTGAAGCACCAGCGCGCGCTCCACCTGGATCTGTTCTTTCACAGCGATGGTCGCCAGACGGCTCGCCACGTCGCCTGCGGTGACTGCCTTGAACTCGAACTCGATCAGACGACCCAGCACGTTATCCGGGATCTTGTACGGCTCCGTCGAGCACAGCACGAAGATCGTGTTCGCCGGGGGCTCCTCCAGCGTCTTCAGGAACGCCTCGAAGCCCTGTCGAGTGATGGACTGCGCCTCGTCGAAGATGACGACGCGGTAGGCCCCGCCGAGGGAGTAGCGCACGGTGTCGAGGATCTTGCGAACCTGCTCGACACCGCCGTTGGAAGCAGCGTCGACTTCGATCACGTCGCCCGCCTTGACAGCGTCCGCCAGAATCCGCGCTGCGGAGGTCTTGCCCACGCCGGAGGGGCCCGCAAACAGCACGGCAGGCGGGACGGTGCCTGTCTCCACCATGCGGCGCAGCATCGCGATCTCGTATCGCTGCCCCACGACATCGTCGAAGCTGGTGGGTCGGTACTTCAGGTGCAGGGGCTCAGCCACGTGGTCCTGCCGCCACCTGATCGCGAGCCAGGTCGTACGCCATCATGCCGATGACCTCGTCCATCGTCTCAGCGCCGCCATAGACGGCCTCGAACGCGTCCATGATCGTCGTCTCGCAGTCGGGGCAGGCATCTCCCGACAGCTCGCACAGTTCGTGAATCCCGGACTGCGTGGCACGTGCCCACACGCGGGCGGGGATTCCATCGGAGAGAGTGGGCATCACAGGTCCTTCGTTGCTTCGGAGTCGTTGGCCCACATGCCGAGCCGCTTCATGAGCCAGCCGTAGTCCTCGTCGTCCAGGTAGACCGAATCGATGACCCGGCCCCCGACCTTGATGAAGACCTTGGCCTCGTAGAGATCAGCCATCGGTGACCACCGTCTTTCCATCCTCGGTCGAGAAGCGATAGACCTTGTCGGCGAACTCGGCCAGCTCGGGCTGGTGCGTCACCATCAGGATCTGGACGCCGGTCTTGTCCTTGACCTCCTGGAGGAACTCGCCCACGGCCGATAGGTACTCCGCCGAGACGTGCGCGAAGGTCTCGTCCAGCACCAGCAGGTTCTCCGTGCGAGTTCCCGAGGACAGCAGCATGACCACCAGGCGTAGCAGGAAGCCGATAGTCGCGGCCACACCACCGCCGCGTGCTTCCAACACGGGGGTGTCGATGACCATCCGGCCCAGGGTCGTCCGCAGGACGAACTCCACGACGACGGAGCGGCGCTGCACGGACTGCACGATGTGGAAGCTCAGACTGGCATCGAAGATCGTCTGGAGCCCACGGGTGACCAGCTCCTCGATCTTCTGCTGGGTCTGGAACTGGCGATCCTCGCCCATCGAGTTCAGCAGCGCGGTGACGCGATCCAGGTCCTCGACTTCGACCTTCAGATCCTCGACTTCCTCCTTCAGCTCCTTGCCGCGCAGGAGGTTCGCGCGCATCTCGCCGGATCGCGAATCGAGCGTGCGACGGTGCCGACGCGCCCGCAGGGTCAGCTCGTCCAGATCAGTCGTCACTGTAGGTCACCCCATCCAGGATCAGGCGAGCAGGCTCGAACGACCAGTCCACCTTCACCCAGTCGTCGCCGACGAACTTCTCGACAGAGACCACGTCGGAGACGTGAGTGCTGCGAGCCAGATCCTCCTGCCCTCGCTTGACGCGGAAGGCCCGCTCGATCCACTGCGTGAAGGTGCCTCGTGGCTGCTCGTAGGACCAGATCTCGGACTGTGCATTCAGCAGCGCGTGCAGGAACTCGCTCTTGGACTCGTAGATCTTGCTCATGCGAGTCGGGTACGACGCGCCGTAGCGCTTGCGCAACGTGATGCGGAACAGCTCGGTAGCCATCAGCGAGCCTCGTCCCAGTCGCACGAGATGCCTCCGTTGTAGCCGCCGTCCCAGAGGATGCAGGTCACGGCACGCCCGTCAGGCGTGTCCACAGTCTGGACGGTGATGTCTCGGCTGCTGCTCTGTGTGCTCGGAGAGGACGACTCGAAGGGCGAGGCACATGCCGTCAGGCCCAGAGCCAGGAGTACCGCAGTGGCGGTGATGGTCAGTCGCTTCATGACCGTTATACGCCTGGGAAGTGCTCTCCATGCACTCTCGCGTGCACACACGTACGCCTACGCGCTCGCGCCGTGTTTAATCTTCTCCTCTCAGGGGTCCGAGGAGCTTACTCAGGAGGGAAGGATAGGGCCCCTTACCCCACCAAGTGCGCGTTACGCGCTAACCTGTGGAGATGGCTCGCAGAGTCGGAACGCCATCGTTCTCAGTCCTGCGGCCAGGCCCTACCTCCTGAGTTTGCTCCTCAGAACCCTGACGGAAGATCAAGTCCTCAGTCTGGCCTGTCGGATGCTACGCATTCCTCTTCGGTCTGCGCCCCTGTCGGTCGGAGTCACGTGTGTGACGGCCCCTACTCATCGAGTGCCGCCGACTCTACGACCTCCCCAACGATTTTTGCAACTGGACACGCGGAGGGTGTATCCGGAGGCCCTCTCGTGCGTATAACGGGTACGGTCTGTTGACTATTAATGCGTGTACGCGCTAACCTCAGAGTCACACCGTTAGCGCGTATCAGGAGGAAACATGGCTGCACTGCCCGAAGGTCTGACCCAGAAGGACATCGACCGCTACGCCCAGCTCGACGCCGGGATCAAGAAGCTCGCCGACGAGCACAAGACGCTCAACGAGAAGATCAAGAAGGCGCACGAGGACGCAGGCATCTCGGGCAAGAAGACCCTGATCTACACCTCCGACAAGTACGGCTCCGTCATCGTCAAGATCGGCGAGCAGAAGCGGCTCGACGCCGCCGCGCTGGAGGAGAAGCACCCCTACGAGCGCTTCCCGCAGTTCTGGCGCATGCAGTTCGACAAGGACGCCGTCCCCGCCGACGTGCAGGCCAAGTTCCGCACGAACATCATCCCCACGCTCTCCATCTCGACGGGCGAGTAAGGCGTGGCTCTCGAAGACGAACTGCGCGACCGTCGCGCACGCATCGCGGCGGCGACCACTCGCAAGGTGCGTGCTGAGGCCGAGCATGAGTCCGCCGTCTCCCGGTTCAAGATCGCCAAGGAGACCCTGGCGAGCGAGCACGGCGTCACGTCGATGGCGGAGGGTCGCGAGAAGCTTGCCGAGCTGAAGACCGCCCTGGAGACCGCCCTGGTCGAGGCCGACACGAAGCTGAAGGAATCCGGCGCGTGAGCCCAGACCTCAACGACCTCGTCGAGATGGAGCATGACGATCCGGAGATGGTTCCGGAAATCGTGCCTGCCTCGGCTCGGTTCTCGGTGAGAGCACCCGTGAGCAAGCTGCGGGTGCTCTTCTCGCGCTGCAATGACGTTGCCATTTCTTCCGCCGACAAGGAGGTCCTCCCGGGCACGTCTTCACTCTTGCTGGAGGCGGTGCCCTCTGCGAAGGGTGCGCTGCCCTACCTGCGTGCAACGGCCTCGGATGGCGACACCACCGTCTCGGTCGTGTCGGATGGCGTGGTCATTTCCCGACATGGATCAGTCCTGCTGCCTGCGCATCGTGTCCACGAGATTCTGAAACTGGCTCCCGGCACGACGGCTCAGATCGTCGTCGAAGGCACTACCGCGACCATCCGCTCTGACCGGGCCCTGTGGACTATCCAGGTGCCTGCTACGAGCGAGGTGAGCGCCTTCCTGGACACCTCCAAGGTGCAGACAGCACCCGTGCCCATTCAGGCCTTCACAGAGGCTCTGATGGCTGCACGGCGCGCTGCGTCTGCCACAACAGCCCGAGAGTCCCTGATGCAGATCCAGCTCCGCAACGGGGCGTTCACGGGGGCGGACGGCGGACGGGTGCACCGCGCCCTGGCTGAAGGTGTATCTCCCGAGCTGACGGTCACCCTCCCGGTGCGTGCAGTCGACGAGATCTTGAAGGCAGGGCGCGCCTCAGACACCACGTACGCCGAGTTCGGCTATGACGACAGCCATGTCGTGTTCGAGTGTGACAGCGGACGCATCGTCGCGCAGCGGATGCAGGTCGACTTTCCTGCATCCATCGAGAGCCTGCTGATGGGTCCCGCTTTCACGAACACGCAGATCCTCCAGGTACGCCGACGAGACCTCATCGACACGATCAAGCGTGTGCGAGTCAACGCCAACCCTGACTCCGCCGCTGTGACGCTGTCTCTCGCGCCCGCGCACATGGGAGCCCTGGATCTGGTGGTCAGCGCTCGGGATCAGGCGCACAACAGCTCGCAGGAGACCCTGGAGTGTGTCTGGCAGGGCTCGGAGAAGAACTACCCCTCGATCACGCTGAACCACAACTACCTGATCGACTTCCTGGAGGTCCAGCACGGTGACGTAGTGCAGTTCCTGATCGGGGAAGACACCAAGACCGTGAAGACCCCTGTGCTCATCGAGAAGGATGGCTTCACCGGCATCGTGCAGCAAATGTATTCGGTGCGCTGAGAACGACGAAGGCCCCAACCGTCAAGAAATCCTTGTCAGTTGGGGCCTTTCGTGTGCTCTCAGAGCGCGACGCGCTTCCGGCCCTTGGAGTCGATGACCGGCTTGAACGCCACGCATGCGTGCTTGAAGTCGCAGTACGAGCATCCGGCGCGGTCCTGCTTGGGCGTGTGATCCTCGGTCCAGATGTCACGAGCCATCTTGATGAAGCGCTGGCTGATCTCGGCACGCGCCTGGTCGGTGACACGGTGGGGGTGGACCATGGGCTTGGCCAGGGGCTGGAGAAGAGCTGTGCCCGAGGTCGGCTTGCCGAAGGACAGGAACACCGCCAGGTCGTAGAAGGTGAGCTGTCCCACCGTCTTGCGCCAGTACGAGCTGTCCTTGGTGTGCTTCACGTCGAAGACCCACCAGTTCTCGTTGTTGTCCCTGACCAGGATGTCCATGTAGCCGATGAGCAGCACGGTCTCACGGCCACCGCGAGGGTGCGGGATCTCCAGGGGAGCATCGAATCGAAAATCAGGCTGGAAGTCGAAGGGCACCACGTACTTCTGTAGCAGTGGCTCCATCTTGGTCGCCGCCTCGGTGCACTCTCGGAAGATCCGGCTCTTGTCCTCGGCGTCTCTCCACTTCAGCACGCCGGGCTCTACGTGCTTCTTCGGGTCCTCGTCGGGCTTGCCCTCGCGGATGTTGCGCTCCTCACGCTCCATGATCTCCTCGACCATGGGGGCGAGCGTGCCTGGCGTGTAGTCACCGCGGTTCAGCCAGTCACGAACCACGCGGTCGGTGACGTTGCCGGGGAAGAAGTTGCGCTGATCACTCAGTGCCGCCCGCTTGCGCGAGCGCGACAGGTAGCCCTTCTGCTTGCACTCCTCGTGCACACGAAGCTGGCTCCAACTGAGTCGAAGGGTCACGCTCCCACACTCCGGACATTTCTTTCGAGAGACCACTGGCGGATGCTCCGCTTCTGTATTGAGATGAGTGACCTCATCGAGCGTCCTGCCTGGGAGCATCCGCCAGGGAGTAGAGAACATCTTCCCAGGACCCATCCGTCCAGTTCAGGATACGCGGTCCAGGGAGCATCGAGTTGTAGGGCTGATCGAAGTAGATCCGCTCCCAGACGGGAGGCATGGGTGCATCCGGCTCCAGCAGACGACCCTTGATGACCGGCTTGTCGTCCACGAGCACGTCTGCGATCACGAGGGTCTTGTCGCCTCCGAGGAACAGGTTCTCGCGGGCCCAGGAGCCCACGTGTCGCTTCAGCCAGTCCGCCTTGGCCTGGAATCCCATGGGGTTGGATACCCAGGGGCTGGAGACGAAGACGATGTCATGGCCATCCGCGCGCATCTTCTTGATCGCTTCGACTGCGCCGGGCATGGTGGGCAGGTTCGGGTAGAACTCCGGGTGCTCCAGGATCTTGTAGACGAGCTTCTTGTGCTCGGGGGCGGTCGTCTTGTAGTCGTTCCATCCGCGATGTGGCTGGCGCGGGAACTCAGCAAGCTCCGGCACGAGATCAAGCTGCCCGTCGAGGTAGCCGTCCCAGTCGGCGATGACGCCGTCCATGTCGAGTCCGATCAGCATGTTGTCTCCTTCGATTCCTGTTTCCACATGTGGAAACTCCTGTGGATAGTTCTTACGTGATACGCGCTAAACGGTGGCTGGAGCCACTCTTCGCTGCGCGTATATCTCTCGGCGTCGAGCGTTTCTGGCCTCGCGACGCTGCTTCTCCTCGGCACGCTCTCGCGCAGCCTCTCGTGCGCCCTCAGCGGCGTTGCAGGACATGCACATGGGCCGGATGTTGCCCTTGACGTAGCGACCGCCCTTGCGGCCCGGTATGGGGTAGCGGTCCTTGGTGATCTCGCTGTAGAGCAGTCGCCGCCCGCACGTGCCGAAGCACGTTACCGTCAGGCCATCTCCGAACTCCGCCAGCATCCAGGTCTTCAGCTTGCGGCTCTCGTACGAGCTGGGCTTCTGGTTCTTGTTGCTGCCACGGCTCTCTCGCCTCACCATGCGATCACCTGGAGGATTCCGCAGTCGAGGCAGATCAGGCCCTGTCCGTCGCGCTGTTGGCGGGCGGCGGGATGGGTGCATGAGCGGTCCTTCCAGCGCGGGAAGTCCTCTGGCGTCGCCGTCTCAGGGTCGATCACTTCACTGCCTCCCACACGATGGACGGGTGACCTGCTTTAGTCTGGCGCTTCTGGCCGCTGTCGCGCACCCAGCCCACTTCCGTCAGCTCTGCTCGCCGCGAGCGCACGCCTGACGCTGTCACGTTCTTGCCCCCGCGCTCGAACACATCCAGCAACTCCTCGTCCGTCATGGGCTTGCGATCCAGCAGGCCGAAGATGACTGTGTAGAGCGCTCGCGACTTCTCCGGCGTCTGGCTCAGCGCCGCTTGAAGAGACGTGTCGGGGTCATACCGGCGCAGCTTCGACTTGGTCTCGGTCGAGATCTCCTTGACAGGCGTTCTGGTGGCCGTGGGGATGGTTTCCCGCAGGCGCTTGATGACGATGAGTCCGCCGTCGAGGCGGTGAGCCGCAACAGAGCCATCCTCCTGCTCTGTGCGGGCAGCACGAAGACCCGCCTCCTGTTCGTCGAGGAAGTCCAGGAGGCGGGTGAGGTCGATCTTCATGCGAAGAGCGGCGAGGACTTCGGGGCCTGGATCATGACGAAGCCCATGTTGATCATGTGCGCTTCCTGCGCCGCGTTCTGGACCCCGGTGTCGCGCGGGAGCACGACGTACCAGATCTTCATCAGGTGTCCGAGACCTGCCAGTGCGAGACCCAGTCCTTGGTCACCGAGCCACGTGCCGAGTTCCGAGTACGCCGTCTGAGTTCGGAAATCAGAGATCCGGAGCGTGTTGTGCTCTCCGACCTCCGCATCACGAATGGCCTTGACCAGCTCAGCGCTGGTCAGCTTGCTGCCCTCATACAGGCGGATGCCGAAGAACCCGACATCGACTGCGCCGACCGTCGTGCGCTCGACTTGTTCTGCGTTCGCCACGATCAGTTCGGCGAGCGCTGTCGTGGCGGGGCTCACGAAGCGGCCTTGCGGATTCGGAGCGGGGCCATGACCGTGACCGGCCCGACCTCGGTCTCGACGTGCAGCATGGACGAGCCGCGCTCGGAGCCCGCGAGCTTGCCGTCGTGCCAGTCGCCGGAGACGAGCACCTGGACGTACTCACCGACCTTGTAGGCCTTCAGCGGTGGGTGCAGCTCGAAGGGATTCTGAGGGACGTAGTTCACGCCGTCCCAGTTGATGACGGCACGATCCTTGGTCGCGATGACGCCGGGACCAAGGACGAGGTTGTCGCCTTCCTCGTAGGGGTAGGTCTTCAGGTCCGCTGCCGTGATGGGGGTGGCGTCGATCTGGTTGTCGCTCACTTGTGCTCCGTTCCGAGGTTGATCTGGGTGACCGACAGCTTCTTGCCGATCAGTTCGTTGCCGAGTTCGCGCAGCCAGCGCTTCTCGGTGCCTTCCTTGACGTACGCCAGCGTCACGTGCGGGCGGTACTTCAGGAAGGTGTTGATGTGGGGCAGCAGCTCCAGGCGAGCGTGGCCTTCCAGCAGCTCGGGGGTGACCTTGATGTGCGCGACGATGCACTTGTACGGCTCGTCGGGGTACGGCGAGTCGAAGACGCCGATCTTCTCGATGGTCACGTCGTCGAGAGACCAGCCGCGCAGCACCTCGGCGATCTCGGCCTTCAGCTTGGTGCCGTGCTGGAGCAGACCGTACAGAAGTGTCACGTGCGCCCCGTTGGCCGCGACAGCGCCACGAATCCAGTAGTGCGCCTTGTCAGCGGCGTGATACAGATCCGCCTCGCCCTTGGTCACCATCTCCAGCACGTCGATGGGCTCGGTGTCGGCCATCACACAGCCAAGCTTGTTCACGTCGATGCCCAGGGAGGCGTAGACGTGGGGGAAGTCGTTTGCGGACAGGTCGCGCTCAGCCATTGGCGGGCTCCTCGGTGATGGTGATCTTGGTCTGGGGACGGGTGGCTTCGATGATCTCGTCGATGAAGGTGTGGATGTCGGGCGTCATCTCCGTGTTGCGGCTCCCGATGGTATCTATGCCAATCAATCCTGCGCGCCAACCCGACTGATACGGTGAGCCGTCCTTCTTCAGAAGGCGCAGGTAGACCACGCCATTCGAGAACCAGTGACCCGTGTCAGTCCTGTAGCCGTGGGTGACGCGACCCTCCAGCACCTCTGCCTTGTATGTCGTTTCGACGTACCGGCGACCGCGCCGCTCGAAGCTCTGATACTCCACTGTCAGGGGAGCAGAGCGCCGGATGATGAAGCCGCGCGAGAACATGCGGCGCTCTTCGGGAATGACCGTCCAGTCGCCGACGATCAGCGAGTCAGTCATCGAGAAGCTCCTCGTGGACCTGGATCGTGATCTTCGTCTTGGGTTTGGTCGCAGCCAGGACGGACTGAGTGATCTTCTCGCGACTGGAGGGGATCTCGTCGAGATCGTCTGAGAAGTGGAGATCACGAATGTCCACGGTGCCGCCCTTGGGATTGCGGTATGAGTACGGCTCCAGGGTTGTCGGGTTGAGCAGCCGCACGCGGATGTTGGGGGCGGAAGCTCGCCAGTTCTGCTTCTCTTCGTCCCACCAGTACGTCACGTGCACTCGCTCGACCTGCGCCGGGTAGACCGCGTCGATGAGCTGACCACGGTACTTCTCGACGGTGACATAGTCGATGATCAGGGTGTCGACGGGCTCGATTTCGAAGCCCTTGCGGGTGCCCATGGCGATGGCGTTCGGCGGGGCGTCCGGAGTGATCTTCCAGCCCTCAGGGCCGGGGATCTCGATCTCGGGCAGCTTGGTCTGCATCAGTCGCTCCACATCTTGCGGACAAGTCGGATGGTCGTCGGGTCGCCCCCGACGCTGGTCAGGTGGTCGACGATCTGGTCACGCACCCGGCGTTCCAGGGGCGCAGTGTAGGTCGCCTTCTTGACGTACTTCTCCAGTGCCTTCGCCGTCAGCGAGGCTCGGAAGGTGCCATCGACGTGACCGTGAAGGATCTCGATCAGGCCCTTGCCTTCCAGGACCTTGGCTGTGCGCCGGAGCGCGTTGTCGATGGGCCAGAAGGGCTCTCCCAGGCGGTGACGTGCGATCAGCAGATCGAGCATCTGGTCCTGAGCGGCGGTGAGCGTCACGCTGTGGCCTTGGGGCGGATCGCGGCGAACCACCGGCTGGCCAGCCATGCGACCGCAGCCTCCTTGTGCTCGTGCTTGGGCTCGTACGAGCCCATGAGCGCGCGGAGGTGAGTGAACGCGGTGTTGCCATCCACATCGGGGCGCACGAGCAGGTCCCACTTCGCGAACGGATCACCCTGGAAGAACCAGTGGCTCACGAACTTCTCCCACTCGGCGCGGTCGGGGTAGTCCGTGGGGATGTCCGCGTGCAGCGGCATCAGGGTGCCCACGACGTTGGCAGGGAACGCCCGCTGCGCAGCAGAGAGGGCCTTGGGCTGGTCGAAGCCGTCGTTCAGCGGCTCGGAGAGGGGGAGTGTCTGAGGCTCATCGGTCATGCCCGTTATACGCGTTAGCGCGTATCGGTATCAACCATAAAGTCGAGAATGTCGAAATTGTGTTGCTCAAATGCCCATTCGCGCAATTCCTGCGCCCGCTGCATGTCCCCGCGGCGAACGGCTCGGCGCACCTCGTCCTTGTAGGCGCGCACCAGACCAGCCGTCACGACTGGAGCACCAGAGGAGTGGTGTAGCCCGACCACTCGAACTGCGAGGTCGGCCCGCCGCCTCCGATGCGGAACACGCGGGTGTAGTGCGCCTTGCGGTAGCCGTACTGAGGCAGCTCGCCCTTCTTGTGGATCGCGATCATGGCGTCCAGCACGATCTCGTTTCGACCCTCCGGGATGGCCATCGCCTCCCCGTGCTTGGGTCCTCCGTGGAGCGTCACTTCCTCAGCCAACATGGCGCACCTCCTTGCTCGGAGTATCGGTCTGACTCACTGCTGGACCCACTCCACACGCACGGTCAGCGTCACAGGGAACGGCTCCTTCTCGGAGTAGTCCTCGTGTACCTCGACCTCGCGAATGATGGCCTCCTTGGGCACCTCAGCGAGGGCGGTGACCAGACCTTCGACGGTGGCAGCACTCGTGATGGTCGCACGCACGAAGCTCTCCTGATCGCGAATCACGTGGTCTCCTTGTGGATCGACTTCAGTTCGTAAACGGCGACGTGCCGGTCCTTCGCGGCCCACACCTTCAGCCACTCGGCCAAGTCATCCTCGTCGTAGGCATACGCCGAGTCACCGTAGCTGGTCTTCATGTAGAACTGCGCGGGCTCACCTTTGCGGAAACGCGTGCGCTGGCGGGGTAGGTCGCCGGTCATCCGATCTCCTCCACGATCTCGATGGCGGTCTTGCGAACGCGAGGCGATACATCTTCGCGCCCGCGGATGTGCTCCACGACGGACCCGGTGCTGGATACGTCGAGCGAGGACGAGCCGATCTCGCGCAAGAACTCGTCGAGGTTGCGGCGCTCGGTCTTCTTGTCCTCAGCCTGCGCGATCTTGAACACCTCGCTGGCGGGCTTGTGCGGGACGACGATCTCCGTGAAGCCGTCCTCCGTCCAGAGAGCGACCTTGATCTGACGTTCCAGGTTGTACTCGTGCAGCGATCCGCGCGAGATTGCGCCCATGTTCGCGTAGGTGACGCCCCGGACCTTGAAGATCCCATGGTCTTCGTGGATGTGGCCGTAGTACAGGAAGCCTTCCCCGCCCATGGCGGCGGAGATGCCCTTGTCACCCATCGTCGGCACCAGCTCCCACTGGATGTTCTCCGCCTCCTTGGGCGGATAGATCGGTGCATGGGTGACGGCCAGGGCCCGGGTGATGTCGATGGGGTCGACGATGTCCTCTTCGCCGATGATCGGCCCAGAAGTCTGTCGCCAGTCCTTGAACGCCTCCCAGGCGCTGTTCTCGTTCGTGGTCCAGTCCTGTCGCCACGGCACGCCGTACAGGGGCAGGGTCTTGTGCCAGCCGACCAGCTCGCGCAGGCCTGCGGCGTAGAGCACTCCGAGCGGCTGCTTTTCCTGGATCGAGGCCAGCACGTCGTTGGAGATGTCGTGGTTGCCCGTCACAGCGATCAACTCGACGCCCAGCTCCTTGGCCAGGTGGATGAGGCTGATCATGCGCAGGACGAGCGCGTGGGACGTGCGAGAGGGGCTCTTGTGGTGGAAGATGTCCCCGGCCCAGACGATGGCATCGTACTTCTGCTCCGCTGCGAGGCGGATCGTCCAGGTAAGCATCTCGATGATGTCGTCCATGTAGGACTCGGCGGCGTTCACAGGCGCTCGGTCCATCGCATGGATGTCGCCGACGCAGAGGATTTTGGTCATACCCGTGATACGCCTGAAACCCTAGTCAGAGAAGGTGTATGCGTCAGGATTTCTGAGTGTGATAACAGACCACGAGGCGAGCTTGCCGTTCAGGGCCTTGGCGAAGTCGTCAGCCTGACTCCGCGTGCCGAATGGTCCCCAGTTGCCTGAGAGCTTGGGGTCCACGCAGCGGTATTCGAGGAAGAAGCTCACGGGGCGAGGGGACCGAAGATGGCTTCGAGATGTGCAGGCGTCATGAGCGGACGGCCGACGTTGTTCGGGTCGCTCGGGACCTTGACGGTGTCCGCGAGCTTGAATGCCGTCCCGGCCGACAACTCGCCGTGCGCCTGAGAGACCTTAGACGCAGAGTCTGCCGCAGCTCGATAGACAGCCATCAGGCCTTCTTGGTCCACCTCATGGGTCGTCAGAATGACGATCTGGTGGAGCTGGAAACTCACTTGGTGTCCCTAGCCGGGCACAGGTCGGAGTGGATGGTCGTGCTGTCCTGCATGATCACCTGACCGCAGGGGCGATGCCCCCACATCTGGTAGCCGTTGATCGTGATCTGGTGCCAGTCTTCTTGCCCAGCCATCTCAGGCCTCCACTTGCTTCGTGCGCTTGTAGGTGCGCTGGTATTCGTTGAACTGCTGACGGTACGCCTTGTCCTGGGAGTAGCGCTCAGCGCGATCCTGGCTCGACTTCTGGCGTGCTGCCTTCGTCTTTTCCGGGTTGCGCTCACGCCAGCGACGAGCGCGCTCACGTGCGGCCTCACGCTGTGCCTCGGTGCGATTGGCGGTGTACCCCTTGGCCTGTTCACGACGGCGCTCGGCGGCTTCCTCGGGCGTGTAGGTGCGTGGTCGACCCGGGCGCTTTTTCTCGTCGGGCTTCTTCTTGGGTGTGCGCTTGCGCGGAGCGGCCTTCGACTTGGCCACGCCCGGCTTCTCCGCAGGGGCCGCAGCCTCGAACGCGTCGTCGTCCTGGGCAGGAGCGGGAGGCACGACCGGGTTCTCCGGAGTGCGCTCGATGGAGCCGTCTGCCCACACGAACAGTCCACGCTTTTCGACGGCGACTGCCAGGTCTGCCTTGGCAGGGAAGTAGTGCGTGCCGTCGATGGCGATGGGACTCTTGTCGTTGTGCTCGACAGTCCAGCCTTGCTCAGTCTCGATGATCTTCATGTGGGTCCGTATCGCTCTTGGTGATACGAAAAGTATAGCGCGTATACGCATATACTCTCGGGTCGCGAATCAACTGTCAGTCGCCACCACAACGACCTTGTCGGGACCCATCTTGTCGATGAGTTCTCGCAGCGGGTTGATGCTCTGGTGGGCCTCTGCGGGGATGCGGTGGACGATCACTTCGGTGCCGAAGGTGGGGTACAGCGTCTCCAGCCAGGCATCGACGCTGGCTTTGACCTCGTCGCGTGTCTCGCCCGCGAAGGTCTCCGGGACCTCGACCTTGGCCAGCTCGGGGTGCTCCGCCCGCAGGTAGGGCTCGACCTCGTCACACAGACGCGGGAGCTGGTGGGTGAACGGGCTGGAGTCGGTGGCGAAGCCGAGGATGTCGTAGAGGCCGTCCATGTGCCGGGTCGACAGGAGACGACCGGAGGTGATGGTCAGAACGTCGCTGATGTGGAAAGAACGCGAATCAGTAGCAGTCATAAATGCAGCATACGCGCTAACGAGCCCCACATCTACCCTCCGGAAGGCAGAATGCGGGGCTCGTCAGTTGCAGGCTCGAACTGCCACTAGATCGGTGGGGCGTGAGTGCTGAGAGCTACCCCTGACCTGCGAGCAGCTTACTTGTAGAAGAAGTGGCCCTTGGCGTCGGAAACCCACACGCCTTGCTCTTCGATAGCCGTCTGCGGTTCCTGGCCCTCGGGCAAGGGCTCCCAGTCACCGTGCTTGTTCGGATCGAACTCCGAGCGGCTGGTGGCCCAGTACACGTCCGTACCGTCCAGGAAGACCTGGAGGTTGCACGATGCCTGGCGAACGTGGTCTTCCCACGTGACGACGACTCCGAGGCCGTTAGTCAGGGACCCGGCCTCGAACTTCTCACGCAGAACGGATTGGTACTGGGCCCAGTCGCGCACGATCAGGGCCGGGTACTCGTCGCCCTCGCGGGGATCGTTGCCGGTGACGGTGCCTCGACCGGCGCTGAGGCGGGAGGCGACGATGGCCTTGGCATCATGCTCAGAGAGCTTGTAGATGACCATCTGGCCGACGCGGGATTCGGATGGGGTGGAGATTGCAGAGGACATGGTTGTCCCTTTCAGAATCGAGAAACAGTGATTCGCATATGCGGTTGTGTCCTGTAGCACTACGCCGAAGCGTACGAGCACATCCTACTTGTCAATCTCCAGTCGCGCGATCTCGTCTTCGATGTACCAGACAGCCTTCTTCAGGTCCTCGATCTCCTTGTCTCGGTCGGAGATCTTGCCTGACTGCTTCAGACCCGCTCGCCAGAGGTACTTGATGGCATTGCCGATGTTGAAGTTGCGGTGCCGAACCACCTCGATGCACTCGACGCCAGATGGGTCGGCGTTGTAGTGGACCGGGTGATTCACTGGTGTGTTCTCTTCGTGGCCGGTGGTGGTCTGGGCGCTCATGTTCTTTCCTTCGGTGGGTACGCCAAATGGCGACACCGTGACCGATGCCGCCATTTGTAGGGGGGTGGTTGGAGTCATCCGCGGAACGGAGGCCGACCGCTGGGTCGACTCGTCGACTGGATGAGATCGATGAAGCCGGGGAGCAGGCGGGTGATGTCTGCCAGAAGGGCGGTGGGATCGACGACGGTGGATGCTGCGGGCTCCTGCGCTGCCTCCTCGAAGGGAACGTCACCGAGGATGATCGGTTCGGGTGCGCAGGCGAGCTGCGCGTAGATCTTCGCGAGCATGAGGTGGTTCGCGGTTTCGTCGAAGTAGAACGAGTTCTCGAAGTAGCGCTCTTCGACCTCTCCGGCCTCGACGGCTTCCTCGTGGCGCTTCTTGTTCAGCTTGTTCTTCGACTGGAAGACCGCAATCTCCTGCTCAGCGAAGTTCGCGTATTTCTGGGCGTTGGTCATGACAGTGATACTCCTTGGTGGGGCGATGGATCAACGGTCGGCGTCGAAGAAGTCTCCGACTTTGTAGCGGTTGTAGGTGTCCTCGTTGACGTAGGCCCAGCCCGTGTCTTCACCGTCGCGCAGAGAGAACTTCCAGGACGGTGGATTCCAGTCCTGGGTCTGCATGTACTGGCCGCAGGTGCCGTCCTTCTTGTAGATGACACACTGCCGACCGCTGGAGTAGTACCCCTCACGGTGGTCCTTGGACGTGATGGTGCCTGCGCTGATGGCGGAGCACCCGGCGAGCACGAGTGCTCCGGCGAGCACGAGAGCGGAGATGGCGCGGCGCATCATGCTGAGGTCAGCGACTCGATGAGCTGCCGGGTGTCGACGTACGCAGCGACAGCCCGCTTGCGCTTTTCACTCACCTGGAGCTGGTCTATGGCGAATGTGATCAACTTCCGCTGTCCCTCAGGGCTGTCCCCGAAGTGGTTCTTGACGATCCGCATGAAGTCGTCTTTCGGGATCTCCCCCCGGTTGAACTGAACCATGACCGGGGCCAGCTCGGGACCTCCGAACGTGCGCTCGGCGTAGATCGCGTCGAGTGCCGCCTTGCCTGCTTGGTCGAGTTTGGCTGATGCAGCGGGGTTGATGGTCATGACTGCTCCTTCACGGACTCGACGCTGTACGTGCGACTCACGCCCAGGGCGAGGTCCAGGCGTCGCTCTTCGCTCAGACGCATGCCCATCGGGTCGGCCAACCAGCGTTCGATGGTCTCGGCGCTGACGCCCGCACGCTCGGCAATGCTCTTGACACTGCCTTCGACGTTCTCGACCGCGGCGGCGTAGAACTCGCGCATACGGCGTTCGTCGGCGCGGTAGATGGCTTCGTGGCCACCTTGCAAGAAGACCTCGTCCAGCAGCGGCCTGATGTCGTCTGCCGAGGGCTTCTTCATCTCGGTGATCCTGGCGACCATGTTCGCCAGGAACTTCTTGTAGGGGAGGGTGGTCTGGGGCATCAGAGTTCTTCCTCTTCTCCGGGCAGGTACAGCCCGCCCGGGTTGATGGTGGTGAGCATGCCGACGATGTCGATACGCGTGAAGGGGGACAGGCCAGGGGTGCGGTACATGGCCTCGTTGATCTCGGCGGCAGGCCAGCCCAGGATCGGAGCGTTCGCGATGGCCATCCAGTTGCGCGGAGGCAGGGCGATGCGTCGGGAGCTGTAGCCCATCGCACCGACCTTCAGCAGGAAGTCGCGCGCCTTGTACGAGAGCGTCTCAGCGATGGCTGCGGGCATCTCGATCTCGTCGCGGCTGGTGCCGTCGTACGTGGGCAGGAAATCCAGCTCCATGGTGCCGAGACCATGAGGCATGTGGCGGCGCAGGTTGCGCCCGGTCCAGATCTCCGTGACTGCGGCGTCGTAGCTCCACAGCGTCGGGTCGAGGATCTTGGCCTGCTCGGCGTAGCAGTCGGCGAGGATGTCTTCATCTCGCGCCAGGACGACCCAGGAGTGCTGGCCCCCGACACCGCGCGCTGCGCCACGGGCGACACGCGAGCCCGGGTACAGGCCCGACTTCACGATCTGGATCGAGGCGAGGTGGCAGTTATGTGCCCAGCTCTCGCCGTTGTGTCCTGCGACCTTCTGCGCCAGCTCGGCGACATCGGCGGGGACGGTGACTTCGATGCCACGCATCAGATGACCTCGTGGATGATCTCGATGCGGGCGATCTTGTTGCCCTGGTGACGACCACCGCGCCCGGTGGCGGAGGGCTTGTAGACCGTGCGCTTGGTGGGGCCGCAGAGGCACTGGCCCGTGCCGGTGGTGTTGTGCAGGCCGATCAGGGACTGGCCCTGCGGCGGGATGTGCTTGGTCTCCACGTGGATGTCCTTTCGGTTCGAGGTCTCTTGCCTCGATAGGTCAATTATGCACGTCACGCGCTAACGCGTCAACGTGAAACGCGAATCAGGTCTCGGATGTCGCGCCGGGTGAGACGGCCCTGGCGGTCGATGACGAGCACCGTGCCGAGATTGTGGCGGTGCGGAGTCGAGAGAGCGGTGTACGCCTCTCGGGTCTGCTCGTTGAGGTGGGTGACCGGCAGGGCCATCAGTGTGTCTCTCGGAAGTGCTTGTATGCCCGGGACAGGGTGAGGTCCAGCAACGTTCCGCTGAGGCCCTGCTTGCCGTGTCGCTCGCAGATCACGTCGTAGTTCATGTAGCCGTCGTAGACGCCTGTTTCGCGCACCAGCACCGACGTTCCGGAGATCCGGTACTCCCAGAAGTCGCGTCCCCGGAAGGACTCGTAGAAGAAGCCCTCGGCGTGCTCGTAGCTCCCGCCACGTTCGGGCTCGCGTGCACGCAGCTCCGCCTCTTGCTCGGCAACTTCCTGCGCCCAGTGCTTGGCCTGCTTGCGGGCGCTTTTCAGGCGCTCTTCGAGGTCACGGCGTATGCGCACCCACTCGGCGTTCTCGCGGCGGCTGTGGGCGATGTAGTTCCTCAGCGCTTCGGTGGGGACGAACGAATAGTCAGCCATGGCCCAGCTCCTTCAAGGCGAGGGCCATCCGCACGTAGATGCCCATCAGCGTCGCGCCTCCTGGACACGCCGGATGTACTTCTGCTTCAGGGTGAGGGGAGCATCTTCCCAGCGCGTGATGTCGTAGACCGCGCCGATGTAGTCGCGAGCGTCTTGCTCGTCCTCATCGAACCACTTCTTCGCGAGGTCGTCGGTCGAAAGCACGGAAGGAATCATCTGAGCTTTCACGGGCGGCGAGCTGAAGCGCGGCTTGGGCGTCTCGAAGTTCGCCGTCAGGCCGCAGACTCGGCACCACGGCGGCTTGCCATCGCGGTTCTGGATCGGGTCGTGGTCGTGCTCGACAGGCATCAGTTCTCCGTCAGTTCGGCGTTGAGAGCGAGCACGACCTGTGCCCACGCCACGGGGGTGTACGTGAAGGGGGTGTAGCCACCCGCGCCGCCTGCGAGCACGGGAATGCCCAGGTCGTGCGCCATCTCGCCGACACGGTGCGCCGCATCGGTCAAGCCTTCGATGGTGTACTTCAGGCCCCCCAGGGGATCTTCGGTGAGGCCATCTGCGCCGATGGCGAGCAGCAGCACATCGGGACCGAAGTCCTGGATCTTGTCGATGGCTACGCGGACGGCATTCCACAGCGCGGTGTCACCGTCGCCCTCGGTCAGCGGAAAGTTGTAGGCGTTCAGCAGCTCGCGCGACGTGTTGCCAGTGCCCGGGTAGATCCCCTGCTGGTGGATCGAGATCGTGAGCACGTTCGGATTGTCGAGAGTGAGGTCCTCGACGCCGTCACCGTGATGCACATCCCAATCCAAGTACGCCACGCGCTTGCCCTGGTCGGTGAAGAACTTCGCGGCCCACGCCATGTCGTTGAGCGCGCAGAAGCCCGCGCTGTGCGCGTATGCGGCGTGGTGCTTCGCACCCTGAGGGTTGAAGAACACCTCGCGCGGGTAGCCCCGGCGCACGACCTCCTGCGCAAGCGCACGGGTGCCTGCGAACATCATCGGTGCGACGTACGAACCCTGCTCACCGGGATGCGTCAGATCACGGCCATCGAACAGGTCGTCGATGTACTGCGGGTCGTGGATCTCCTTCAGACGCTCGCGGTCAGCGTCCCGGTTGGTCTTCGCCGGGCTCGGGATGATGACGTTGACGGGAGTCCCGTCGTTGTCGGCCTCAGCCTTGATGTGCTTGACGGCGAGGTAGGCGCGCTGGGGGGACGCGTGCGAGCCCGTCCAGTCGAGATATGCGGGGCTGTAGCCGATGTGGATGGTCATGAGGTCCTTCTTTCCATCAGGCCACTCTTAGGCCTAATAAATGCAGTATACGCGCTAACCGAGGGCTCCGCTAGTAGATAGGCTGCTTCGCATGGCGACTGGGATGTGCGAAGCCCTCGGAGTCTTTGGTTACTCGGGCTGGCCGGTGATCGGATTGCGGCCCAGAGCGCGCTGGATGTTGTGCTCGACCGCGGCGGCGAGGCACTCGATGGAGCAGGCGTAGGTCTTCGGAATCGGTCCACCCCCTGCCCCTGTTGCCCAGGAGCCCTTGCCGAGGTGGTAGCCGGAAGTCGCCGTGACTCCTTCGAAGTCAACTTCTTCCTCCTCGCCGCACTCTGCGTTGTCGCAGATCAGGATCTTGGCCGTGCGCATACCCATCAGAGTCCTTCCCGGTACGCCAACATCGTCAGCGCATACCGCTTCATCAAGTAGTAGTTGTGCTTGGAGGACTGCCACATGTCTCCATACAAGAGACCGAACAGCGCCGCGATGATGAACTTGTCCCAGTAGTCACCGCCGCTGATGTCGGTGATGAGCAGCCCGATCCCGGCGAAGAGATTGAGAACGATGGTGGGCAGACCCGCGAGCCAGACGCCCCACTTCTGGGCCGCACCCAGCTTGCGGTACTTCTCGGCTTCGTCGCGCATGTACTGCTCGTAGTGCTCGTCGGAGAAGAACTGGTCGGGGGTGCGGGGGTTGAACTCTTGCTGAATCACTGCGGCTCCTCGGGCTCGACGATAACGGACGCCAGCGTGGCATGGATCTGTGCGATGGCGAGCTGGTGAGTGATGTTCTGGTTGAGCACGGCGATGACGCTGGGGTTCAGGAGCTTGTCACTTCCGGCTGCGCTGACGGCCAGTGCCGACTCCAGGTACTTCTCCGCTGCCTGGTAGTGCTCTTCACGAGTAGCCATCAGCGACCCCACCGTCCTGTTTCCTTGACCCAGCGCTCCTGGTCGACTTTCCACCCCTTGAAGGGCGGGTTCCCCTGCGAGACGGGCTGCTGCGGCTTGGGAGTGGGCTCTGCCACCTTGGGTGCCTCCGGGGCCTTGGGTGCGTCGGGCAGGACGATGGCGTCCAGGCCCAGAGTGGATGCGCGGCGGCGCGGGCGTCGAGTTCTCACACGACAGCCTTGCCGTCGAGCACGCCGCGGACATAGGCCGCACGTGCTTCCGCGTTGCGGTCGACGCCGGGCTCGCCGTCTTGCGGGGGGTACAGCTCCAGCGCTCGATTCTCGATTCGAGTCTGTGCTTCGTCAGCCCGCTTAGCCAGCATCTCGGCGAGGTCACGGTGCCCCTTCGGAATCCAGTCCTCGTCGTAGTGATCGAGGGTGATCTCGTACAGCGACATGCCCTTGTACTCACGGGGGGAGTACACGTCGATCTTGCCCACCGGCACGTCGGCGTCGGCGTAGTAGCGCGTGGTTGACGTGCCCAGCTCCATGACGAGGCCGCGACCCATCTCGGTCGCCTTCTCCTGGGCCTCTCGGCGCTGCGTCACGTCGAAGCTGGCGGGCTTGATGTCCAGGCGTGTCACGTTGTCGGGGTGGGCGAAGTGGTTCGCGTAGGTCTCGCCTTCGCTGAGTCGTGCGTGCATGAGGGTCTCCTGCCTCTTGGTCTCTTCGTCGAACGCTGCCATGATGGCCGCGCCCTCTCGGTTCGCCTTCTTGCTACCGCCATAGATCAGGTAGAAGATCGCGTTCTTCAGATCTTGTCGACGGGTTTTGCGGGTGGGGATCACGGCATTCTCTTCAAGATCAGGTAGTCCTTCACCTTGCCGATGCGCCCGTGTGTCGGGCACTCCACCGGCTCGTTGGGGTTGAGCTTGCGCCAGGTATCGATGAGACCGGCGTGCTCGTTGCAGAGGTACATGAGCTGGCCGGTCTCGGCCTCGCACTCGGGCCCGTAGATGAACTGCGCAGGCGCACCGCAGCCGCGGGGGCCGATGAAGGTCTGGATGGTCGTCTCGCAGACGAACTCGCTGGCGTCCATCAGATGTTTCCGTCCGCCACACGCTCGTTCGCAGTCGGCTCTTCGACGGGGGTGCGTGTGCTGTGCGTGTCGAGCCACTCCTGGGCATCACTGATGTCGACGAGGGTGGTGAGGTTGGCCACCGCGGCGATGAGCGCCTTCACGTCACGCTTGCGCGCGCTGTGCGTGTTCTTGTGCGTGTCGAGCCACTCCTGGGCGTCACGAGCAGTGTCGATGGCCTGCGAGAGCGTTATCTGACGACGCATCCGCTCCTGTTGTGCTTCGCGTTCCTGCTTGTCGAGCGCTGCACGCGCGTCGACTCGCGAAAGGAACTCGGGCTCGTCTGTCGTGACGGGCCCTGATGTCTTGGGGCGGCGGCTGAAAAGTCGCATGTCAGGCTTCCTCGTAGTGGGTGATCCGCATGGGATCGAAGTTCTCGGGCGGATTGATGGCGACGAACATGGTGTGCTCACCATCCTTCTTCGCACGAACCGGTACGCGGGTGCCATCATCGAGGACGGCGATTCGTGTGCTCATGTCCGTGATACTCCGGATGGAGCAGGCACATTCACCGTTAGGTCGACCGTTACACGAGCACATCGTGGTTCCTTACTGCCGTCAATGCGGCTTCCAGCTTCTTGCGGTGCACGTGCTTGCGAGCCAGCTCCTTGTCGAGGGTGGTGAAGCCCCACTGCGCCCCGCAACGGCAAACCCAGTCGCCCCTGAAGCTGGACTCGACCTTGTGGTGCTTGCTCTGCGTCTCCATGGCCTGGAGGGCGCGGGCGATGTCGACCTCGCTCCAAGTGCCCCGAGTCTTCGGGCTCATGCGGTCACGGACAGCTTGACGCAGCGCTTCAACAGCGTCGCCACGCGCGTTGGCCAGGTAGGTCCGCACGAAACTTTCCAGGCGCGCTGCGCGCCGGGGGCTCGGTGTCAGCACGGGCTCGCCCGTCTTGTTGTCGATCATCGTTCCTTCACCACCGTCATGTCCCATCCCTGGTTGACGGCGTCCTGCTCGTGGTCCCTGATCCAATTCAGGCCCTCGGTCTTGGTGTCGAAGCGATAGGGCAGGCGGTTGTGGACGGTGCTGCCCACCTCGTTCTGCCGCTCCATGTCGATGCGCCACTTCAGGTCGATGATGCGCACGCCCTCGGCGTAGAGAGTCGCGGCGACCTCTCGGTGGTAGCTGAGGTAGTGGCTGAATGTGGTGTGCTTCGCCTCTGCCTGATGCAGCGCGAGGGCCAGCTTCTCGATGGCCTTGGCCTCGATATCGTCCAGATGTGTCATCAGGCGCGCCCTCGCTCCTGGCGGACGTACTTGTAGCGACCACGGATCTCGGTCACCATCTGATCGCGCTTGGCCTGGTCCAGCTCGCTCCACGGCATGAAGGCGGCGGTGAAGCCGTTGGTCTCATAGACCGCACGTGTCACGTCCTCCCAGAACTTGTCGGTGTTCTGCGGCTGAGTGAGCAGCGCCACGACGACCGTATCGATGTCGCGGTGCTGGTAGCCGAGCTGGCCGTTCGAGTCGGCGACGGCATCCAAGCGCTCGACGGCAGCGTGGACCTCGGCATCGCGCGGGAGGAGCAGGAACATGCCCTCCACGATTGCCTTGATGGACTTGCTGCCCTCGACGATCTCGGCCTGCGCAGCATCGGAGCGGCCCTGCTTGGCGTGGGCGAGCGCGGTGTTGAGGCGGTACATCAGCTCCGCCTGGAGCTTGTCGACCACAGCGTTCTGAATGGGGTTGTTCGGCATGATGCCCTTTCGCTAGGCGAGTGCTTTCGACCCGCAGATTGATTATTGCACGTTACGCGCTATCGCACAAAGAGGGACAAGACCGTGCCGCCGAGTACCACGCCAAGCAGAGCAATGAGCGCGACGAGCGGCCATGTCCAGCGGTCACTGCGCTTGGGCTTGTCCCAAACGGCGCGGTGACCGTAGTCGGCGGGATGGACGTGGCGGAAGGTGTTCTTGGCGGTGACATAGATCGCGCAGTCGCACTCGGCGCACTTCAGGTACTGGGGCCGAGTCATCGGTCACCTCCATACAGCCAATAGCCGTCACTAACATCATTTTCGTAGCCCACCAGGACCCAGCTTTGTTTATCTACGTGACGGGGTCCGTGCGTAGAAACGTCCTCTGTGCAGCGCACGCGCTTTCCCGGCGAGTTTTCCCACGTGAAGCCGCACCGCCCATCGGCCGTGGCGGTCTGCCGCAGGCCGCGCTCACAGATGTCGAAGTGCTCGGTCAGGCTCTTGGCGATGGTCGCGGGCGAGGCGGCGTAGATCAAGCCGAACCGGATGTGCTTCTCAATCTCGCGCTCGATGTCACTTGCCACGGTTGCGTTCCTCTCGGATTTCCCGCAGACGCCGGAGCATGTAATCGCGGTACTCGGGCCCAGTCGAGTCATCGCTGGGGGTCTGGAGAGCTGTTCCCACGTCGTCCCAGGCGTTTTCGAGCTGGGTCCGAAGCTCGACGAACCGAGGCAGGAGCCACAGCCCTGTCGCGAGGGAGCCGACGAACAAGCCCATGACGACGAGGAAGACGTACAGGATCGTCTCTTGCATCAGTCGGCTTCCCGTCCGCGAAAGAACTGGAACAGGAAAGTGCCCCCGATGATGACGGCTCCGAACCCTATGTTGATGGGGCTGTACGGGTTTCCTGCGATGGCGAGCGCTGTTCCTGCGACGACCTGCCCGCCGCCGAAGGCGTAGGGCAGGAAGCGGCTTCCACGGAACTTCATCGCTTCGTCGCCGCGATGATGTCTTCGAAGATCAAGTGCTTGTCTTCGTTCCGATGCGCGATGCCGACGATCATGCGGTTTTCACGCAGCACGATCACGTCCTTGCCCTTGACTTCGGACCAGTCACGGACGCCGACAACGTCCAGGACGGTCTTCAGGTAGAGCGTCAGCGCCTCCGGCCCCCAGGCACGTGCGGGCTCGCCTTGGCCCCAGTTCGGGCCCTTGAAGATCAGGTACGCGGTGAAGATGTTGTGATCTTCGAAGCCGAGCATGGCCCTGTCGACGGTTGCCAGTTCGGCGTCGTAGACCTTGCTGCCGATCCCGATAGTCATCGTGCGTCTCATGCCTTGTCCTCCTCGTGCTTCTGCGAGCGTACGTCGACCTTGCGAGCCACCGTCAGCAGGGCCTCAGTGGCGATGTGCGGGCCGAACGGACGGCGACCGCGCAGGACGAACGTCTCGCGCGCCTCGTGCTCCCAGTAGCCCTTGTAGAGCCCGAAGACGATCTGGAAGATCTCGCTGTCGGTGGAGTGCTCGGAGGGGTACGCCTTGCCACCGCGGCCGGTGCCCATCTTCTTCGTGATGGTGTCTTCGCGGTAGCACTCGATCTGGACGTACGCGCCCTTGCCCGGGGTCTTCGACACCACGACCGAGCAGTTCATGCCCAGCTCGATTTCGGAAGTGAGCTGCTGCATGCGCTCGACCAGCTCGTCGGCGACGGCTTCGGGGTCGGGTTCGCCTTGCGCCAGGTCGATCTCGTCCCAGTTCCACTCGCCGGGCTCGTCCTGGCTGGCGATGAAGCCGTCGATGGACTCGCGACTGGTGAAGTAGCCGTAGTCGGTCGTGGTGTCCCACATCACGTAGTTGTCCACGTCGATGCGCTTGCGCTGAGGCAGGAAGATGGTCATGAGGTCTCCTCGGTGTGGAAGTGGGGGCGCTCGCAGGGAGTGCCATGGTCGAACCAGCGGACGCCGTCCTCGACGACGCAGAACGAGTGCAGGGCGAAGATGTCCTGCTGGCGGGGGTCGAAGCGGTCCATGTCAGGCTCCGTACAGGGGGAACAGGGCGCGCAGGATGCCGCCGAGCACGAGACCGCCACCGACGACGACGGCCATGGGCCAGGTGTAGACGCGCTCTCTCACGACTGCTCCTTCGGGGTGGCGACGGCGTGCGCCAGGATGGCGTACCAGCTCGTCAGGTCGTGGGGGTACTCGTGGAGCCAGGTGCGCTGTGCGCCCTCTTCCTCACCCCGCTGGTGGCGCTGGAGGGCGTACTGAGCAACCATCTGCGCCGTGGGGTCGCCGTAGCCGAGCTGCGTGGCCATGCGCAGGCCCGCCGCGATGTTGACGGGGTCGACGTTCACACCAGGCACGAGCGGGTTGCCGTGCATGTCGCGGGTGTTGTGACCGGGGTGGCCCTCGTACAGGGGCTCCTCGATGAGGCTCACTGGGCCGACTCCAGCCGTCCGCACTTGGCGCAGGCGGGACCGAACGGCGTGCCCACGGAAGGGCCGTGCACGTGCTCGACCTTCTGTGCGGCGGTCTGCTCGACGATCTTCGACGCCGTCTGCTGCCAGCTCGCCGCGGTGCTCTCCTGGACGGAGGGGCGCAGGTTGCGGTGGCGGAGGATGTCGGCAGCGGCTCGGTACGCGCGGTACTCCTCGGCGGCTTTCATGGCCTCGCCCACGGAGACTTCTCCGTGGAGGCGAACGGACTCGCGGATCTCTTCGTTGGTGCCGGAGATGTCGACGCCGTATTTGTCCTCGAAGGTTGCGACGATCTCGTCTTCGCCACGATCGGCGTAGGCGAGTAACGCCCGGAGACGCTTGTCAGTGAGTTTCTGGGGGGTGCGGGCAGGCATGTGGATGTCCCTCTGTCTGGCAGGGTGCTCGTGACTCTGCGGTGGTTAGATTGTGGCACGTTACGCGCTAACGGTCAATTCCGGATCTCTACTGGTGGTCCCGTTGGTGAGTGCACGCGCAGGCACGTCGAAGCCACCGACCGTCAGCATCTTGTCGGTGCTGGTTATGCCAGATCCGTCCCAGCGGAGCATCGTTCACCGGGACCCAGGGAAGGGTGGGCATGTCAGTCATCGGCATCCCATGTTCATCACTTGTCGCAGTACGGCGTGCAGTCTGCGTCCACATCGGGGACACACCGTGAGGGCCCCGATGAGCGAGTTGGTGTGGAGCTTGCCGCACGGGCAGTAGAAAAACACGGGCGGCTGCACGCGGGGCAGCGCCAAGAACTCACGGAGCTGCACACCCGACATGCCGTAGACGTTCATCGGTCGCCCATCAGAGATCCCCCGTGCTGTAGGGAGCCGTTGGTAGCAGGGCCTCGGCAACCTCGCTGGGAAGCAGCTCCGTCACATTGATGCGAGTTCCGTTGCGGAACTCGATGCTGGAGCCGCCACGAGTGGAACGCGACACGATCATGACCTCGCGGGAATTCACGTAGACATCACCGACTTTCACGAGACTGATCACGGCTGAGTCGCTCCGTTCCAGACCAGTCGACGAGACTGCTGCATGATCACGTGAACCTCCTCGATGAGCGGGGCGTAGTCGGCCAGGTCGTTCTCTTCGACGTAATCGCGCGCAGCCTCGAAGGTGCTGCGCTTGACTATGCGCCTGGGCGTGTCAGGCGGGAACCAGACGACGTGGAACTCCTTGGTCTCCTTGCGGTCGAACATGCCGACCTCTCCGGGAATGCCCATCAGTCGTCGTCCCCCTCCGACTGGAATGCCGCCCAGACGAGCTTGTCGATTTCCGCCATGACAGCCTGGTACTGGTCGTAGCTTGTGAAGGTCATGCCAGAGCCACCGTGGGCATTTCGGGTCTCGATCTTGACCAAGGGGAAGCTCTTCTGGACCTCCATGTGCCCGGTCCAGTTGGGCCGTCCGTGCTCGCCGAGATGGTTCTTGGGGCGCGTGCATGTGCCGAGCGAGGGGTAGTTGGCGCTGACGTTCTCATCACAGCGGGACTTGCCCGCGTAGTCGGCATCCACGTCGGATTCCTTGATGAATACCAGATTGCCGATGGTGACGGGGTCCTTGGGCAGCAGCTTCTCCTCTGCAATGCGACGACGAAGTTCGGCGTTGCGAGCGTCCTTCAGGGCACGCTCTGCCTCAGCGACGGTCATGGGAGCCGTCGTGGGCCCGCTCGGATGCACGAAATCCGCCCGGTACTCTCCGACCAAATCGCGCAGCCTGTTCAGGGCTTCACGAGCGTCCTGAGGGCTGCGCATGTCGCGGTGTGCACCATCGACCTTCTGGCGCAGGTTCTCCAACGCGTCTTGGTCGGGCTCGTCAGAGGGCACGATCCTGTCGCGCAGCTCGGGGGACAGGTCTTCGGGGTCGATGCTCACCAGCTCATCTCCTTCGGGGAGTTGCGGCGTTCCCAGCGGACGTAGAACCGGTAGCGCCGGTAGGCGATAGCCGCGTTCTTCAGGCGAAGGCGGCGCAGCGCACGGATGGTCTCGTTGCGGTAGTGCATGGTCAGGGGCATCATGTGTCCAGCTCCAGGTGCTTCTCGATGCGCAGCAGCCGCTCGTGCAGCCTGCGCGGGTTCCAGTCGAAGGGGTCGACGTGGAAGGCCTTGTAGTTCTCGAACTCGACGTGGACCTCGACGCGGTCTCCGGGTTCCAAGCCCAGGTTCAGCGCCGCCTCGGCGTGCTTGGGTCGAGCCCAGGGCCAGTGCGTCACCTCGGGCTCCCAGCCGAGGTTGTAGGGCTTGCCTTCGCTGTCCAGCTCCGAGATCTCGATTCCGTGGTCGTCGAGCTTCACCAGCATGCCGACGTAGCTGCCGTTTCCCATCAGATGGCCTCCAGCCGGGTGACTTGCAGGGCGGACGCCTGCACGTGGGACGACATGACGGAGCCGACCTGCACGTTATACCCCCGAACAGTGCTCGCCATCACGTGTAGGGCCTGAATACGTCCGGGCTCGTCGGGGGGATCGGGGGTGGCGGTCTTCACTGGTAGCTTCCTTCGTCTTGGACGTACTGGCGGCGAGGATCGAACACCAGGGCGATGTTGTCTGGGGCGACAGCTCGACTCGCATACCGCTGCTCAGAGAGCATGCGTCGGTAGGGGGAAGGATCGAGTTCCTCGTTCTTCTGCATGTGTCCCGCCTTGATCAGCGCGTCCTCGATCTTGAACGCGAGACCGCAGGCGGTGTGGGCAGGAACGATCTCGGTCAGGATCTCCTCGATGGTGTTGTGACGGTCAGGCATTCGGCACCTCCAGCATGTCGAGCAGGTTGGCCAGGATCTCCACGCCGCGCGCCGTGGCCTGGGAGGTCTCAGGGTGGGTGGCGTCTCCGCGCACAGCGAGGTCGGAAGTACGGTTGGCCATGGCCATCTTGATCTCGTTGTAGGCGACGATCTTGCCGCGCCGAGTCAGCTCCTCGTCCCCGAGAGGGCCGTTCTGTACGAAGGGGGTCGTGACGGCGGCGTACGGGGCCTGGGTGTCCATGGAGCGGCGGTTCCCGGTCAGCAGGTCGTGCATGGTGGGCAGCGGGGGATCGACGTTCTTCGGGCCCTGCGCAGACTTGCTCCACGTGAAGGGCTGGCGCGGAGGCTTGCGCTCGCCCTGCTTGACCTTGTTCTCACGGTCGAGTTCGTCCTGCGCGATGTCGATCAGCTTCTGACCGACTCGCTCGGAGTAGTCGCGCTCGCCTTCCGTCCAGGTGGTGGGGTAGGCGCGACAGAACGCCAGGGCAGCACGGGACTGCTTGCGCTGCACCTTGGCCCGGTCGTACCAGCCCTTCTTCTCCGAGGCAGGCAGATCGCTCCACGCGTCGGGGATGTCATCTCGGTCGGCCTCGTAGTACATCTCCTGGGCACGGGCCCAGATGTCGTAGTAGTGCTTCGGCTTGCGGTTCATTCGTCGACCTTCCAGTGAGGGTTCAGGTGGTTGGAGTCGTTCAGGACAGCACGGATGCGCATGAGAGCGTCGTAGGCCTTGTGGGGCTTGGCCTGGTAGTAGTCCTCGTCCTCCAGCAGGGCACGGATGCGGGCCAGGGTCTCTTCAGCGCTCACGGGATCACCTCGATGGTGCAGTCGGCACGGACGGCGCAGTCCTGGAGGAACGCCTTGGGCCCGAGCTTGATGGTCACCCCGCGGAAGTCGAGCTGCATCGCCGTGCCATCACGCAGGGTCACCACGCCCCCGTCGACGATTATGCGGTTCTCTGACGTGCTCACGGGACCGGCTCCCAGTCATCGACGGCGTGGCGACGCACGATGTAGGCGTCGGGGGCGAAGGTGAGGTAGTCCTTCAGGCGCTTCTTGGTGCCCTCCAGGGAGTAGTCGGGGACCGTGCGGCGCAGCTTGTCCCGCGCGGTGCGCTGGGGGATCTCGATGGCGTACTCCCAGATGACGCCCTCGCTCAGGACGGCACGGAAGCGCTCCAGCCACTCGTTCACCACGTTCGTGGCCAGGGGCTCCTGCTTGATGGGCACCATGGCACGCACGAGGCCTTCGAGGGTGTCGGGCTCCGCAGGACGCGCCGTTTTCGGCGACACGATCTCGGTCACCGAGCCGTCCTCGTGCACGTGCCAGTTGGGCAGGGCTTCCAGGGTGACATCGACTCCCGCACGGGCGGCGATGACGTAGCTCTCCGGCAGGGGGTGGGGTCCGAGGCCGCTGTCGGCAGCTCGGTTGATGGCGTCCGCGTACAGGGCGTCACGGTCGGTGAAGTCAGGCATCGGGGCTCTCCTTGAAGGTGTGCTCGTTGGGGATTTCGCGGCGAAGCTGGGTCAGCAGGGGATGGACCTTGTACTCCTCCAGCAGGTCGAGGTCGTCTCGGATCTGCTCCAGCAGAGAAACCTGCACGGCGATGAACGGGGTCGTGGCGTTCTTGATCAGGCCTTCCACGCGCTCTTTGGCGCTCCGAACGTAGGGGATGATCTGCGCGGAGGTCTGCATGATGAGGGGGCCGATGTCCCACTGCACCCACACCTTGTCTTCCGACGCGTGCTGGACGGTCCCAAGGGCCTCGGTGTCGCGGGCGTGGCGTACCCGGTCTCCGAAGGCGTAGGTGTGCTCAGTCATCGGTGGGCCTCCCACTTCGGTGCCTTGACGCGCCGCACGGGCACGTAGTTCCAGTACGGAGTGCCGTCCGCATCATGACCGTCAGCCTTGTGCTCGTCGTACTCGGCCTTGGTGACGACACGGACATAGCGACGGATGCCATCCCCGGCGTCGAAGCGTGCACCGCTCTCCCACCCGTCGATGAGGGGGTACGCCTTGCCGTACTCGTAGTCGATTTGGGGCACTCCGTCGACGAGACGTGCAGCGATCAGGGCGGTGCGTGCAGCCAGGATGTAGCCCTCCCAGTTCGTGCTCGCGGCACGGTTGGCCAGGGTACGCGCCACTGCCTCGACCTCTGCGGCGCTGGGGAGCGCGTAGGGGTACAGATTCCCTTGCCGAGCGACTTCGGCCGCGAGACGGGCGCTCATGCCCTTATGGGGGGTGTCAGCCACGGCGCTCCTCCTCATCGATCAGTTCCATCAGCTCGGTCTTGAAGCTGGCCACGCTCTCCAGCTCCACGGCCTGCGGAAGCAAGCTGTGCTCCTGGACGAGACCGTTCGCCTCCAGGGCCTGCACGTACAGGTCTTCCAGGTGCTCGATCCGGCGCACGACTCGGTTCGCCGTGGCCTCGTCCTTGATGGGCCCGATGGCGCGCACCACGTGGGTGCCGTCAGGGCGTACCACCACGACCCAGGGTCGATTAGACATAGCGCTCTCCATGGGGGTCGGTGTAGGCGCGGCGGGCGATCTGCGCCATGGTGTGCAGGTTGTTGACGCTGCGCGGGTGGGCGTGCTCCTGGATAGCCAGGGCGAGCGAGTACAGGGTCAGAGGGACTTCGTACATGCGTCGCTGTGCGTCCTGCCGGTACAGCCAGTCCTGATAGCTCCTGTGGCTCATGTGCTGCACGGCCACGTATGGAGGACCAAAGAAGCGATGATCAGCCACGGGGCACCTCCGGACGCAGGGCTATGGCGAGCAGGTTCGCTTCCCGCAGGCGCGTGCAAGGGGGATTCACGTCGTGGGCCGCGCCGCGACTGCCTCCGCACGAACAGCGTCCCCGTGCTCCGTCGAAGAACGACAGGATCTTCTCCGCGGTCGCCTCCTGGTCGTAGCCGGGCACACCATGGGACTGATCCCAGGCCACGTTGTAGCCGAGGCTGTTCACGCACTCGGAGCAGACCTCGATCTCGCCCTCGACGCGGATCTTGCGGTGGCGTGCCGAATCATCCTGGCGGCGCTTGACCCAGGACTGGCGGATGTTGTCTTCCATCCCCGCTGCGTGGGTGATCAGCTCTGCGACTCGTGCCATCAGGTTGCGCACAACCACGTCGGGGACAAAGCTGCCCCGCTCGGTGTAGCGCTTGGCTTCGCGCAGGGCCTGGCGTGCGTCCAGGATGAAGCTGGTCTCGGTCATGATCAAACCCAATCGCAGGGGCCACTGTGGCCACGGGTGAGGATGCAACGGGGGCTGATCTGGCACCAGTTGCTGCGGCGATACCTCCGGTCGATGAGGATGTTCCGGAGGATGTTCCGGATGAGGAGGGCCAGCAACCACGCAAGGCCACCGACGACGATCAGCACGCCGATGATGAGCGCGAACCAATCTGCGATCTCGGTCACAGGGTGCCTTCCTCGGAGACGACGTAGGTTGCTCCCTCAGGGAACGGGATGGTGGGGAACTCGGCCTCCCACTGGGCGCGGGTGTAGGCCGTGACGGGCTCCAGGACGACGGTTCCGTCCGGGTGCAGGGTGGCCCGATAGTCGCGGTCGGGCTCCAGCAACTTGCTCAGGGACAGGCGGGCTCGGGCGTCGGTACGCACCAGCAGGACACGGGGGGAGATCACAGCTTGCCTCCTACAGCGAGCGCGGCCAGGTAGTTTTCCTGTGCGAACTCCGGGTAGGCCTCCCATGCGACGGCGGTCTCGTCCTCAGCGGTCTCCCGCTCGTAGTGGACCTTGGCGAGGGCGAGCGCGGCCTCACTGCGTTCCATCAGGGCCAGGCCGTAGTTCGCGTCAGAGGGCTTGCCCATGGGGTACAGGGCCTCTCGCACGAAGGGCACGCCCAAGACCTTGAAGCCCCGGATGCGCCCGACGCCGTAGATCCCTCCCAGGGTGCCGAACAGCTTGGACCCGCTGGGGCGGTGGATCAGCATGACCTGATCCCCGATGTGGAAGAACTCGCCGTCGCGGATGAAGCCCTTGATGTCGGCGGGCGTCTCGGCGTCCTTCGGGAACAGGGTGATCTGGGGTTCGGGCATGGGATGCCTCTCTGTCTGGCGGAGCGCTCTTGGCCCCTCACGTGGATGTGTTCCCTTAGGATAGCGCATAACGCGCTGAAATGGGGACTAGGAAGATTCGGATGCCCGCTGCACGAAGGACAGGGCCTGACGGAGACCTGCGATCTTGCCCCGGGCGTGGGCACTGGCGCGGAGTCGGGCGGACAACTCCAGGGGATGGGGTTCGGCGATGGTCTGCAATTCCCGCAGGCGTGCTCGGGCAATCCGTAGTTCTTCCACGGCGTCTTCCAGGGCCTGACGGATTTGGGCTTCGGCGCTCACTGGTGCGTCCTCAGGGGCTCGCCCTCACGGCGGATGCCGTTGTCCCAGTGGGTGGGCAGCACTCGGTTCGCACCGTAGCGTCCTGTCGAGCCCTCGGTGGCACGGTCCCAGCCCTGTGCGATGCGCAGGATCAGGGCCATGCGCTCAGAGGACGACAGGCTGAAGTTGTCCATGACCATGCCGATGCAGGTCAAGTCGCTGTTGCTGCGGCTCTCGACGGATGCGGAATCCAGGGCCATATCAGGTCCTTTCGGGTTGGGTGCGGGAAGGCCCCCCGAGGCGGTCTCAGGGGGCCTGTGAGCGGGGCTCAGGCCGTGGCGGGCTTGCTCGCGTCGAAGTCCTCCAGGGAGTCGAACACGTCGTGCATGGTCGCGCCCACGGGCACGAGTGCAGGGACGACGGCCATGTAGCCCTCACCGGCCCACTCGATGGCGTTCGCACGCATGGCGTAGTAGCGGATCTCGTCGCCCTTCTCGGCCATGTAGCCCGGGATGTGGGTGACGACGACGCTGTCAGGGGCGACGCCGATTGTGCCCTGCGGCGTGAGGACCGCATACAGGTGGCCAGTGACGCCCTGGAAGTAGCCAGTGCGTCCTGCGGCATCTCCGGTCTCGACGCGGACGTGGGAACCGATCTGGGGAGTAGCCATGGCGTGTGCCTCTCGTGAGGGGGAGTCTGTCGCTCCCGGTAGCTCTATTGTTGCACGTCACGCGCTAACGCACAAGCTGAAACGCGAAGTGGCCCCCCGGGTTCTCCGAGGGGCCGAGCAATGGGGGCGGCACGGTCATGCGACACCCCCAAGGATCGAGCGCAGACGTGCACGCTCTTCGTCCTCTGCGGAGCGCTGTTCGTCCGTGAGGGCGGCTCTGCGGGCTCGGGCGTATTCGATCACCCGTGCATCCTCTGCGGCCCTCTCAGCGGCGCGTGTGGCTCGGGAAGCGGCATCCATCACTTGCCTCGCGTCTCGATGGCGGCGCAGATTCCCGCAACGCCGAACAGTAGGACGGTCGAGACGATGGCCCAGCCGGTGAGCGGACTCCACCCCTCCACGTGCCAGCAGACGATGGCTGTGACGAGCCACAGTAGGCCTGCCAGGAAAGACGCCCACGCGGGCACCTTCCACATCAGAAGCTCCCTGTGGCGACGCCGAGCACGTAGAGGACGTACAGGCCCGCCACGGTGACGATGGCGACTCCGAGGTAGGCAGCGATGGACGCAGCCACACGGCGCACGTCACGGCCCTTCTGGGTGATGCGCAGCTTGCCCATCAGGAGACCCCTGCTGCGGCGTCCAGGCCGCTCTCACGGCCCAGGTCGTACGCGTCGAGCATGGCCGCTTTCAGCAGGCTGCGTACGTAGGGAGTCTCGCCGACCGCGTAGTTCTCGGTCAGCACTTCCAGCTCGGTGGCCATCAGACGGCCCGACGCGAGATGACGAACCACAGGCCGAAGAGGCGGATGCTGCGGCTGACGGTGACAGCGGGCCGGGATGGGCGGTTGGCGACGTGCGCACTGGCGGGGACGGGAAGCATGAGGGTCCGATCTCTCGATGCGAGGGCTCTTGCCTCGCTGTACCCCTAGCTTAGTGCACGTCACGCGCTAACGTCAAGCGTGCGCTTCGATTGGTCCATCTGGTCTGAAAGTCGCCATCCGAACACTGCGCTGGATGTCGCTGCCATCTGGTCTCACGAGTGCCATGTCACGGAAGCTGCCGGTGCCTCGCATGCCCATGCGCGCGTCGTAGCCGTTGTCCAGGAGGATGCGGTTGTAGAGGCGGATGATGGCGCGCCCTCGGTTGTGGTGCGTATCCAGGTGCACCTCCCCGTCAGCGTTCAGCACGGCCACCAGACGGTTGCGGTAGTAGAGACTCACTTCATCTGGCGTGCTCGGGGTCATGACCACGAACAGGAACGGGATGATCTCGACTCGATAGGTCCGTCGCACCCGCCCACGCAGGATCTCGAAGTGGAGGGATACGTCGGCGGGGAAGGTCAGCACCCGGCCAGCCTACCGCTCCGAATCTTCTTAGCGCGTGACACGCGAAAACCCCGCCCCCGGACTGTGGCTGGCCTGCGGGGACGGGGCTCTCTGGGTGAGTCAGTGCGAGTACAGGCGCTGCGCCTCCATCAGGCCACGCAGGCGACCCTGCGAGAGGGCGATGGACTCGATCTGAGAGTTGATGGTGCTCAAGCTCAGCGGGTAGTCGGACGCGAGGCGAACCAACTCTTCCTGCTTACGAGCAAGTTCGCCTTCGACCATGACGATGCGCGACTGGAGTTTGGCTGCGGGGCTGTCCTTCGGCGTGATGTTGCGCAGGGCGGTCGCGAGGCTGTGCTCGGGACGCACCTCGGTGTCGATCTCGTAGGTGTACTGACCGATGGTGTCGTTCCACTCGATCTCAGACACGAAGTGCCCACTGCGCTGGTGAGCGACACGGGACTGCTGAGCGGTCTCGATGCCCTTGCCTGCGGCCACCGTGCGGTTGGGGTTGAAGTGCTTCGTCATGTCAGATTCCGTTCTCCGGGGGAAGTCTCGTGCCTCCCGATGGATCTATTCTTGCACGTCACGCGCTAACGCACAAGCCCCAGATCAGACGAGATCCCAGCTAGTCGCGAGACCGTACTTCCAGCGAAGAAACCGTTCTAGGTCATACGCGCTAACCACAGCATCGAAGACAGGCGTCGACTCCCGGTTAGCGCGTGACGCGCGCGATGTGAGCCCTGCCATCATCCGGTAGGACTCCAGGTCGATTTGGCCTTCCACGGTGACGCTTCTCGGCTCCCACGTCCAGGCGTCCAGGATCTCGGCCACACCCTCGAAGTCATCCTGCCCCTCAGGGGTCCAGTTCTGGCGCTCGTCCCGTTCAGCGGCAGTGGGTATGTGCGCGTCACGCGCTAGCTGCGGGTCCACCCATATGAGACCGAGCATGCCTGTGGGCGAGCCGATGACTCGAAGCTCCGAATCTTCTTGCGCGTCACGCGCTACCCGCACGGCGGGGATGCCAGGTTTCATTTCAGGTTCGCTTCCACGTACTCGGCTGCGAGACGTGCTGCCTCGGCAATGGTGATGGTGTCTGCGTCGGACTCGCCATAGTTGGGGCTCTTCATGTCCACGCTCTTGCCATGTTCGTGCATGTACGCGCTAAACCCCTCTGCCAGTCCGCCCAGGGCCTCGCTGTAGCTGATCTCGGCTTGGGCAAGCTCTTCGTTCGCTGCGTTCAGATTCGCGAGGGTTGCCGCTGCTGCCTTGTCAGCTTCCAGATAGGACGTGAGGCTGCGCTTTAGTGCTGCGTACGCGCTAGCCGCTGCCATCAGGTCGGCTTCGCTCGGGATCTCGAAGTCGGCTGCGCCCCTGAGGGCTCGTACACGGCCTGCGTTGATCTCCAGGGCCTCCAGGGCACCGGCGAGGCTATCTACGGCCTCAGACAGGCTCCTGGCGCGTTCTATGGCACCTTCCGCCTCGCCCAGGGCTGCTACTTGCGCTTTCAGGTCGCGATACCCCGGCACTTTTGCCTTGATCACTTCCAGATCCGCGCTGCGTGTGGTGAGCGTGCGCTTGTGGGCATCCTTGCGCCTGTTGCTCTCCCGCGCACCCTCTAGGAGCACCGTGGCATTCGTGAGGGCTCCCAGGGTCCGCGCGATCTCTGGTGCGCTCTCATCGAGCAAGTAGGGCTTGTCGAATTGCGATGCGAACGCGAGCGGGTCCTTCGGGTCGATCCCCAGGAACGCGCTCACCTCCACAGGCACTTCCCCGCCCAGCTTGCTGTACGTCGTCTGCGGTGCAAGCGGGTGGCTCGGGTCGTTCGGGATGACCACATAGCTGTTGTCGCTCGTGCCCTTGCCCCTGGTGAGCGTCACGCTCCCGTGTGTGGTGCGAAGCGTGATAGCTGCCGTCCGCTCCCCCTGACTGATGAACGCTGCGCCGCGTCGGTTCGCAATCGCTGTGTTCAGCGCTCGGGTGAGTGCGCTCTTGCCGCTGGACGACGGGCCGACGATCACGGTAAACGGTGCCAGGTCCAAGCTCACGTCATGCAGAGACTGGAAGTTCCGTACGTGGATGTGCTCGATCACGGGATGCTCCGATGTGTCTCGTATGCGCTCGGATCGATCCGCACCTCAGGTGACCACTCGCTATCCACACTGAGGGTGAGTCGATAGATGGCTGCTGCCGCCCATGCGAGCGCTGCCAGGCTCAGCGCGATGATGACTGGTCTCATGACCGTGATACTCCCTCGGGGCTCGTGATATCCGCACTGCTGACGATCCGTGCCAGGTGCTCACGGGACAACCGCGTCTTCGTCATCAGATACGGATACGGGATGCGTGCCTCTCGTGCATCCCTGATGAGGTTGTCACGGTTAGCGCGTGACGCGGCGAGGGCTTGCTCTGCCTTGCGTACCTCCTCGCATGCCTCAGTCAGTGCCGATAGCGCGAGTGACGCACTAATGGTTGGTGCCGGTCGTTTTGCCATGACCGAATTGTAGCGTGTCCGTTACGCGCTAACGCGGCCCGGGGGTGTGTCGCTAATTCGCGATTCCAGGTACACCCCCGGTGTGCTGTGTGAGGCTCACAGGGCTACTTCCAAGGGCACCCGCTCTCATGGTCAACGTCGCTGCGCTCGTGGCAGTAGGCGCACACATTGCGTCGGCGCTGTTCGATGTAGTCGGTGGGAGGTGTCCCGTACCTGCCCAGGTCATCACTGCCCCAGGCAAGCATGTTGTGATGCTCGACGGCCCACGTGGGATTGATCTCGACGTAGCGGCCGCTGCCGTCCCGTTCGATAGCGCGGGAGACAATCTGGGCGTCTTCCTCTCGCCAGAACGGACCCCCTGCGAGTTGGTAGCCGCTGCCATCCGGATTGATGACGTACAGGTGTGCCCTGCCGGTGCGCTCGGGGTATGTAGCCATGATCAGGACCCCGCGCCCAGCATGGCGAAGATCTCTTCGCTGGTCTCGTACACGTGCAGGATGCCGCCCGTGGTGAGACTGATGTACGTACTGTTGTCGGCGTCACTCTCCACGGGGGTGAAGCGCGTGATGGTGAAACGGTGCACGTGCGTGGGCATCTGTCGGCCCACCTCGAACACGGTGATGAAGTCGTGGCGCACACGGGGGGCTGCGGGCGTCGGGGTGGCCCTGACAGTAGCCCTGAGGTTGTCGAAGTAGTCGCGTGCCCCGGCTGCGTACGCGTTGTATGCCTGGACGCCCACCTCATCGAACAACTCGGTGAGGGCTCCGTACAGCTCGTCAACGCCGATGTCCTCGCCCTGCACGTACACGTCCTCCCCCGCGTGGGCGGCGAGCGCGTGACGCATGTCATCGATGAGTGCGATGGGGTAGTCCTCCCACGAGTCGGGGCGGTCGTCCGTGTAGTCACGGAAGCGATTGATGATCAGATTGGTGCTGGCGGGGATCTTGATAGCCATGATGCGTTCTCGATTCTGGATTCAGGGTGGATGTCAGCGGAGGGGGCGACGGTTGAGGGATGCGTAGCCCAGGTCGGCGTTCCAAGCGAGCAGGTAGTCCTGCCCACCCACGCGCTGGATGCTCACGCGGTCGCTGCTGCCCCACTGACCACCGTCTGTGGTGTGGGCCTCATCGGTCTCGCTGCCCATGTCCCACTGTGCGAGATACACGGCCATGTCATGCGTGCCTGCGTCGGCGATCTCGTCGTATCCGTCGCCCTGGACGTACGCGATGGAGACCCACTGGCCCTGGCCACGGTCCCAGTAGGTCTCGTGGTCGAAAACGGCGGTGATGTCGGCGTCGGTGATGTCAGCCATGATGTGATTCCGTTCGTCGGGGGGAGTCTCTTGCTCCCCGTATGACTCAATTAAAACACGTCACGCGCTAACCGTCAAGACTAAATCTCGAATTGGTTAGCGCGTGACGTGTGGGGGCTCAGGTGTAGCGCTTCGTGGCTTCCACGTCCGCGGCGTACACACGTGCCCAGGTGTCTGCGAGCGTCATGATGCGCTCGAATGAGGGACCCTGAGTGCCAATCGCTACCGTGGCCTTGCTCAGGGCTTGGATGGTCTGATCACGCGACTGTGCCGCGTTTGTGTGCGGGTTAGGCATGGCTCGTCATTATGACCGTGAGCGAGTCGGGCGAGACGAGAACCGCGGATGCGTCCCCCTCGAATTGCACCAAAACGCTGCTGCTGTCTCGGCCTTGGATGAGTGAGCGTGAGAGGGTGATGCCCTCGCGCCCACTCGCATTGAGCCTGACGCGTTGTCCTGCGTGGCCATGGGGGCGCTGCATCTCAGCTTCCGCCTTTCGAAGTGTCATCTTGTCGCCGTAGCGGAGCATGTATCTCTGCGGGGTGCCGTCTTCATCCCAGCCGTGCACCTCATAACTCTCCACATACGAGTCATAGATCGAGAACGACCGTCCGCTCTTCGTATCGATGTCCGCGATGATGCCGCGGTTGCGGATGGTCACAGTCCCACGCCGATCTTGGCGAGACCTTCGTTCAGCGTGGCCATAACCTGGCCCAGCTTGCGCTCGAATTCGTCGTGCGGCACGCGGGTGCTCTTGCTGCTGCCGTCGATCTCATTGAGGTGTCGGCCCGTGGTGTTCGACCAGATGTTCTCACTGACCACACGGCGCTGCCCCGGCACGTGGAACGCGACGACGGTCTCGTACGAGAACCACAGGACGAGATTGCCCAGGTAGACGCGGGTGAGGTTGTTGTTCTGGCTGCGGCTCAGTTCGACAGTGGCCATGGTGATATCCCTTCGTGGGTGGGAGTCTGTTGCTCCCTGGTAGCTCTATTCTTGCACGTCACGCGCTAACAACGCAAGCCAATTCCGGAATCAGTTTTGATCTCGGGTGCGAGGCGCACGACCGCGGCGCTCCGAATCATCTCAGGCCTGCCGGGGCAAGACGATGCCCCCGTGTCGGGGGGTGACACGGGGGCTGTTCGTTCTGGGACGTAGGGCTACACCTTCCCCACCCCCTTACGGCCCAGCCGCATGATGACGGCGAGTGTGATGCACGCGATGAGGCAGACGATGCCCAGCGCGGCGAGGGTGGGAGTGAGAGTCAGGACGTAGAACGTCTGAGACACGCTCACTTGACGTTGCGCACCGCGCGCATGCCCAGGTCGGTGAGACGGGCGCGGTGCGGCTTGCTCAGGTCGACAGCGACCATGCCCTTGCCCTCCAGACGGGAGAACATGGCGTCGTTGATGACGGAGCCCGGGGCGATGGGCGCGGTGCCGTGGGTGTCGATCAGGCGCAGGGCCTCGACCTGAGGCTTGGTCAGCTTCGCGGCCTTGGTCGCGGCGGCGAGGGTGGAGGTACGGACGGCGAAGATCTCGCGTGCACTCATGATGGATCAGTCTTTTCTGTGTGGATGTGATCGGTGGATGGTCAGGATGTGAAGTCTTCGAAGCCCTCACGGGCAAGGAACGCGGTTGCGTCGGCGTAGGTGGCGAACGGCACGTGCGTGATCAGGCCGACTGCGGTGAGATACCACTGCACGTCGTAGGTGCCGTCCTCGGTGCCGTAGACGTTCGCTTCCGCTTCGGCGTCGTCGGTCTGGTCGTTCGGGCCGAAACGGAGCCACACGTCCAGGGCCACGTCGGTGAAGCGCTCACGGACGCGGAACGGGCCGTTGTCCTGCCACCACTCCAGCGTGTGAGCCTCGCCCGGCACGGCTTCGTGGTCCTCCAGGGCATTGTCGTGGTCGTTGCCGCGCGTGAGGTGAACCCACGGTGCGATGTCGTCGGGGTTGTCCTCATGCGCGCTGTTGACCTCGATGAAGAACGGGCACGGTGCGCCGTCCTCGGTGTGACCTGCACACAGGATGTAGTCGCGTTCCTTGATGGCCATGGCCTGATTCCCTTCGTGGGTGGGAGTCTGTTGCTCCCGATGTATCTATTATTGCACGTCACGCGCTAACGCGCAAGCTCAGTTTCGATCTCGCTTGCTCGGGGGCGTGGGGGCCGCAATCATGCCGATCAGGGCCCCCACGACGAACACGTGCAAGATGATGCCTTCGAGGCTCACACGCTCAGCATTTCGGGAAGCTCGGGAGCCCCGGACTCGAACGCGCCCGCAGACCGCTTCGCGTAGGTCTCGCCCACGTATCCCCAGCACTGGATGTCGACCTCGAAGTCATCGAAGTCGATCTCGTCGTCAGCGAGCACACGCTCGGGCAGGGTGGCCCAACCGATGCCGTAGACCTCACCTTCGGCGATTGCACGCACCTCATCGGACATGGAGTCGACCCATTTCTGTGCCTCATCCTGATCGATCAGACCGTCGTCCTCGATGTGAGCACGAAATTCGGGCGTGTTCAGGATCAGCACGTCGTACGCGTGCCCGTAGCCGTAGTCGCCGCGGTGGAACGTGGTGCCGTGGAAGATCCATGCCCAGCGAGCGAGCACGGCGTCGCCCTTGTCGATGTGGTGCGCGCTCAGGCCGTTGTAGCGGTAGCCCGCGGCGTAGCGGAAGCGGTCGCGCGCCTCGACGATGCGCGACGCGATGGACGCACTGTCACCATCGAAGCCGCCCACGTGGTCGACACTGTCGCGGTCCACCAGGAACACGGGCAGGATCGCGTCGCCGTCCAGGTTGGTCGAGAACGATGCCTCACTGTCACGCTGGATGACGGCGAGCACACGGGGGTCGTTCGTGGGTGCCCACGCCGTCTGGTAGTCGTCCGTGTCGGTCCAGTCGTTGCACGTGATGATGTTCATGGTGATGTCCCTTCGTGGGTGGGAGTCTCTTGCTCCCGATGTGTCTATTCTTGCATGTCACGCGCTAACGCACAAGCCTGAATCTGAAATTAGTTTCAGTGCCAGTCGAGCAGGGTGTGTAGATCCGCGGGCTCGATGTCCAGTTCCCGCACGCGCACGCGATGCGTGGGGAGGTCGATCTCGATGATGGACAGGTACACGCTCGATGAGTCCATCTGAGGCGGGCTCAGGATCATGCATGTGGTGCCGTCGACCGTGTAGGTGACGATGGCATCTTCGCCGTATGCCTCGGTGATGATGTCGATCTGTTCCTGCATCTCAGGCAGGGGAAGTAGCCGTTCGGCCATGGGGTAGTGCATCCGTTCTGGTTAGTGCGTAACGCTCAGTATCTCATGTACAGGGGCGCGAACGCAATGCTCCGAATCTTCTTCTCATCAGGCAAAAAGATGGGGGACGGTTGCCCGTCCCCCTGATCTCAGTCCTCGCGCAACCCTTCCTCCCAGGCCTCGCGACCCTTGCCGAAGAACGCGGCCAGGCGGTGCTCGGTGGACTCACACGCGTCGTACATGCGCTGTGCTTTCCGGATGTCCGTGGGAGTCTCCCACTCCATGCCGAGGCCCAACGCCCAGCCCTCACCGAAGCGCTCGTAGGCAATCGTGCCTGCATCCAGGAACGCCGCCTCCAGGCCTTCGTGGCCAATGGGCGTGGATGCGAGCGTGCCACACCTCCACGTGATCGAGAACGTGCGGCCCTGGTGCCGGTAGGTGAACACGTAGGTGTAGTGCTCCCAGCCGTCGACCTCGCGCGGCTGCGCCTTCGTGCTGTCCAGGCGCACGCTGTAGCCGATGACCGAAGCGCCGGGGTCGACCGCGGTCTGGGTGAGGCCCAGGTAGTTGACCACGGTCTCACCGCTCAGGATGAGGATGCCGCTGATGGGGGCGGTGAGGGGCTTGTGCGCGTTCATGGTGATTCCGTTCGTCGGTGGGAGTCTCGTGCTCCCTATGGATCTATTCTTGCACGTCACGCGCTAACGCGCAACTCCATCTCAGTCTTTCGTGCGCAGGATGTCGATCAGGACATACACGCCGAACCCGAAGAGGGCCAGGACGGCGAGACCCGCGCTCGCGATCTCGGGGTCGATCCATCCCTCGGGATAGCGCGCGACCTCGGCCAGGATGGGGCTCACGGGGTGACCATCTCGTCAGCCTGCGGCGTGCCCAGGGCCTTGATGAAGTCACGCGCTGCGGCGAGGGCGTCGCGCTTTGAACCAATGGTCGTGTAGTTGATGATGTCGTAGGTGTAGTCGCACGTGATCTCGCTCCCGCCGATGTCGGACAGGTCACTGCAATGCATGTATTCGGTCATGTTCTCGACGGCGTATCCGTCACGGCGCGGGCGGAAGTCTTCGCCGTTGTCGACACCCGGGACCACGTACGCGGCCTCGGTGACCACAAGGTGCGTGCCATCCAGCAGGGACTGGATGAAGCGACGGCCAGGGGCCGCGGAGAGTTGACGGTCACCGCCGATGTCGCCCTCATCGGCGACGTACCCCCCGTACTCGACGGGCGCAGCCTGGGGCCAGTACGCGACCGCCCAGCCGATGGCATCGCCCTCGGGGAGACTGCCGTCTTCGTCGCGCACCTCCACGACACAGAACGCGACCGCGCCGTTGTCGGTGTGGGTGGCGAGGTCGTCCAGTGCCCACTGTCCCCACTGCTCGGATGCGTGCATGACCGCGCCGTTGTAGCTCTGCTGGCCCGTGTGACCGGTCAGCACGTGCCATCCGCTGTCCACGCTCACGTCGTCGGGTCCCAGGATGACCTCAGGGGCGTGCAGGAACACGCTCGACTCGGTGATGGTGCCGTCCGCGTTCAGGACGTACACGGCGTCGAAGTCGGGGTCGAAGGTGGCGATGTCGATCATGGTCTTGCCTCTCGTGAGGGGGAGTCTCTTGCTCCCGATGTGTCTATTCTTGCATGTCACGCGCTAACGCACAAGCCTGAATCTGGAATTAGTTTTCGAGCGCCATGGGAGCGGGCTCAGGTGCATCCAGGATCTCGGGGTGATAGATGCCGTTGTGCGCCTCGATCTGACGTTGCACGACATCGGGCAGGTTCTGCGAGCGCTGGAAGTGCGGACACTTGTCACACACGGCGCGCACGTAACCGGGCGTGCGGCCAGGCACTGCGTGGGCACTCATGCGCCCTGGTGCTCCCACGTGTCGAAGTAGCCGTTCTCCCAGGCGTCGGCCAGCGCTTCGACCCCATCGACTGCGCTAGTCGATCCGAGACGTGCGTACCCCACGTCAGCGGCGACGCTGCGGGGCGAGGGGCTGTCGGCCCACTCGCCACTGAGGGGCGTCTCTTCGGAACGCACACAGCCCGCGGCGATCTGCGCACGGGCACGGTCGCTGCCCAGTGCGGAAGCTGCATCGAACTGCTCTTGCGTGGGCCATGCACCGGAGGGAGCCACCTGAAAGAAATGGTGTCCTTCGTACTCGTGCTCTTTGAACTCCATGGTGTCTCCGATGTCCGGGGGGAGGCTCGTGCTCCCGATGGATCTATTTAAGCACGTCACGCGCTAACGCACAAGCTCGGATCTGGAAGTGATGTCGGCCTGCGTGCCGGGGTGCTCCGAATCTTCTCCGGCCACGCGCCCGCGCATGAGAGAGGCCCCCCACCTCCCGAGAGAGATGAGGGGCCATGCCGCGGGTACGCACTTTGTGCTTTCGCGGGGGCTGTACTCTGTGCGGCGTGTGGTCAGCTTACGCCGAGACGAGCAGGTCGAGTGCGCGGGTGCGTCCTTTGATGTCGAACACGTCGCGGACAGCGCGGTTCGTGGCCTGCTCTGCCGCGGACTTGCCGTTTGCCTGGGCGAAGTGGGTCGAGTATTCCGTGAAGGTCTGGAAGGCTCCGTAACGGGTGCCTGCGGTGCCCTCCAGCGTGGGCGAGTTGTGCCACAGGTTGCGCAGGTCCTGGATCTGGTTGCGCTTGCGCGTCGAGATCTCGTCAGCCGCGAGGTTGGTCGTGCCGAACAGCTCAGCGGTGAACGCGTCGAATTCGGCATCCGTGAAGCTCTGAGCGAGCAGGGCCTCGCCCGTGGCCTGGAAGGCATCGGCCCACTTGAACGACATCCCCAGGGCCTCACGGGCGTCCTGGACGCGTCCGAGGGCGTTGGCGGTGTGACGGAGCGAGAACGTGGTCTTCGCGCCGCGGAACGCCGCGGTGACGGTGTTGTGGCACACGGGCCGGATGGCAGACACGCAGACCTGGAACTCGGACGTGCCGTCGTGCGAGTTGAGCGCGATGAGGTACAGGTCCGTGATGTCGCCACCAATGTCGATGTGGTTCGGCATCTTCATGGAGAGGAAGACGCGCTTGCCACCGAACAGCGAGCCCGCGGTCTCGAAGTGCGCGCCCGACTCGTCGACCAGCATGTTCAGGAACTCGGCGTGCGCTTCGTTCTGAATGACCGTGTAGCGCGAGCCCACGTCGCCGAGGAATTCGACGGCCTTGGTCACGGGGTTGGTGCGCACGGTGGCGTAGCGCTCGGTGGCCGGGATGATGATCTCGGTGACACCCGACTCATCCAACATGACTTCCTTAGCGAACAGGGCCAGCTTGCGGACGTTCCAGCCGCCCAGCAGCGCGTGCTCCATGGCCTGCTCTGCGGTGAAGGTGGAGTCGAGCACGACGCCCAGCTTGTGCCACGCGTCTTCGCGAGCGCTGACGAACGAACCGCGACCGTTGATGTTCTCGATGCCTGCGACCATGATGTCCTCCTGGACTATCTCTCTGCTGGGCCTCTTGCCCTGCCGATGTGTCTATTCTTGCACGTCACGCGCTAACGGCGCAAGCTAATTCTGAAATTAGTTCTGAGCGGGCCGCGAGTCGCGTGCTTGTGCTTCCGCGAGTCCCTTGTGTGTGCGGCCCGCTCAGAAGATGAGGCCCGGGGGCGCGAGTCGCCACTGTGTGCTTTCGCGGGTTCTGATCGTGTGCGTCCCCGGGAGAGGGGTTCCAGGCCCGCGTGCAAGATCCATGTGCTTTCGCGAGCGATGCTGCTGAGCGGGTCTGGAAGATGAGGCCCGGGGGCGCGAGTAGGCGGTTTGTGCTTTCGCGGGAACCGGCTATGTGCACCCCCGGGAGAGGGGTTCTGACTCGACCGCGAGCGCGTATCATGTGCAACCGCGAGCGAAGCGCCTGTACTGCCGAGTCAGAAGATGGTTCCAGGCCCGCGAGGCCGCGGTTTGTGCTTTCGCGTGCGACACGTTTGTGCGAACCTGGAAGATGGGACGTGGGGAGCGCGAGCGCGAATCATGTGCTTCCGCGAGTAATCCACATGTGCACTCCCCACGGGTCTATGCGGCGATGGCCTCCGCGGCGGCAGTGCCCTGGGCCTGGTGCCAGGCCTCTGCGGCGTCGTACATGTCGCCCAAAAGGGTCTTCATGATGAGGCGGCGTGCGCGTGCGTCGATGTGTCCCGCCGACAACAGCGTGCCGACAGCCGCGGGCTTGCCCGAAGGGCCGCACCGCTTGCATTCGACCGTGTGCACCGCGCCGTCGAGACGTTCCTTTTCGGCGTAGTACAGCACGCCGTAGTGCCCCTTGCCGAGGTTCTTCCCGCCCTGCGCCTTGATGATGGCCCCGACGATGTTCCATGCCCTCATCTTGATCTCCGGGCGACCGAGGGCTTTCAACTCGACCTGAGACATGCCCTTGGTGGGTCGACGCGCCTCCGCGCCCCCGGGAGCGATGCCGAGACCCGCGTACGCGAACAACTCGCGCTTGGTGCGCGGGGACGAGTCGATGGAGATGATCTTGCCCTCTGCGGTCTTGTGCGTGCGGTCGGCCCAGTAAGGGTCTCCGACCGCGGCGATGAGACGAGCGACCTGCTTTTCCCCGACGCCGGGGATGGCTGCGGCGAACGGGCCGAGCGGGTGCTTACGCATGATGCGTTTCAGGTTGAGTACCTGTTGGTTCTCCAGCACCGCGATGGAGTCGAGAACAGCCATGGCGCGCGCCACGTCATCGTTACGCGCGTCGAGTCCGAGCCCGCGGATCTCGCCGTCTTCGTCCGCTCCTGTGCGGGTGAGTGCACCGACGCGGTTCGATGCGGCTTTGCGCAGATGTTCGATGTCGTCGAGGGTGTCGGCGGCGAGTTGCAGAATGCCGGTGTCCATTGCCTGAGTCACGTGGATGTCCTTTTCGTGGATGAGAGGCCGCGAGTTCGGCCTTTGTGCTTTCGCGAGTCCGGTCGGTGTGCGGCCTGGAATGATTGTTGCGCGTTATGCGCTAACTGTCAAGTAGGTTCCGGCCCGCGCGTTCGGCACGTGTGCTCACGCGGGTACTCACTATGTGCGGGCCGGAAGTTTGGGAGGGGAGCGCTGCGGGTTGCCGGGGTGAGCTTTCGCGCGTCTACGGGATGTGCAGCGCTCCCCAGTCTGTGCCCTCTCCCCGCGAGTGCGATCTCTGTGCTTTCGCGAGTCAGAGGGCTGTGCGGGGAGAGGGAGTTAGGTCACGTACGCCGCGAGTGCCAAGCTTGTGCTTTCGCGAGGCAGACCGGTGGGCGGCGTACGTGAGTTTGGTTCGACAGGCCCGCGTGCACTATCCATGTGCTTGCGCGCGAGTGGCTTATGGGTGGGCCTGTCGAAGAATGTGCGGGAATGCGCCGCGAGTAACGTCCCTGTGCTCTCGCGAGTGGGTGGTCTGTGCGGCGCATTCCCGGGTCTTAGGTCGTCGCGGGAATCTTCCCGTCCAGCGCGTCGGCCACCATGTGACTGTCCAAGTCATCCAGGTGCACGGCTCCCGTCGAGTCCAGGGTGTCGGCCAAATAGGCGTAGGCGCGGCCCTGGGCACGTGTGGCGTCAGCATGCTCGAAGCGGACACGGGCCACGTAGCGACAGTCCGCGGCGGTCATGTTACCTGTGCGGACGTAGGTTCCGTTCTCGACCTTGACCAGCGCGTTCATGACGGCACGGATTTTGGCCATGGCGCGGGGCTCACGCTGGGGACCGTCGCTTGTCCAGTCCTTTTCGGGCATGGCGCGTGCGGTCGTGAGCGTCGCGCTCCGGTGCCGAGACAACTCGACGGCCACCTGACTGAGCAGCAGCTTGTGCAGGGCGCTCTGGTAGTCGTCGGGGTCGATGCGGTCGAGCACGCGCTGAGCGATGGTGTCTTTGTTCTCGCCCGCGTTCTCTGCGGCCACGTCTTGGATGAGTCGACTGATGTTCATCCGAGGGACGGTCCTTTCACGATGGTGCCTACGGCGTTGATGGCGTCCGACAGGGCTTCGAAGCCCTCTTCGGTCAGGCCCGTGATGTGATCCGGGTCGGCGTAGTCGCCGTCCACCTCGATGGTGACTGTTACCTGTGTCATCGTGCACCCGCCTTCCGAAACCGTTGCTTGTGTCGCTCTACACGCCACGTCTCGGCGCGTTCCTTCCAGGCCTGGATGGCCCGGTACAGCGTGAGACTGTCGCTCTTCTCTGCCACGGCTACCGCCTCCTGGATCAGGTCGGTGATGGCATGTTCGCGGGCGTCATAGCCGCGCTCGGTCGCACGTCGGGCCGTGTCGACGCCGATGTCGTAGATGCGCTCCGCGGTCATCTCGCCCCTGTCCATCTGGCGCTGGATGCGTGCGATAGTGCCCTCGCGATCTTCGACCGTGCCTCCGCTGCGACTGATGGCGAACAGGACCGCGGTGTGCAGGTGTTTCTCGGGGAGGTCGTAGCTGTGCTCGGTCACTCGCTCTTCTCCCACGTGCGCAGTTCGCGCGGCATGGCCAGGGATGCCCAGGCCAGCAGGTTCGCAAGGTTGATGACAGCCACGTCGACACCCTCACGGGTGATGATGACGTTGAACTCGCCTGCCTCGTTGTTCTCGCCGATCTCGCGGACGGTGCTGCCCATGGCGTTGTCGAGCGAGTGACCGATGATGCGGGCATCGACGCCCTGCTCGTCGGGCTCGTGCCAGTCCGGCCGCACCCGCAGGTCGTGGGCGAGACGGGCCATGTCGCCGAAGGTCTGGATGCCGACGACGGTCGTCTCCGGGAGGATCAGGTTCTTCCGCATGATCAGGCCCCCGCGGCGTCGATGCTCGCGATGGCGATATCCCAGTTGAACATGCCGCCATCCTTGGTGACGAACACGGGAACGATGTCCTGCGCCTCGAAGTCGAGCGTGCCGAGGGCTCGCGTAGACGCGAGGAACTCGGTCTTGCCCTTGGGCGCGAAGCCGATCCACTTTGCGCCGTCATCTTCACCAAGCCCGGACGTGACGATGTTGTCGTCATTGATGCCGATGGGCCACGGGCGCGCCTGGGCCACGTCGTCGTGCTTGAAGTTGATGATGAGAGTGCTCACGATGATCTCCGATGTCTGGTGCGGGGCTCTTGCCCGCGATCTGAAAGTGATGAGGTAGGGGACCGCGACGGTGGCTTGATCTTTGCCGCGGTCCCCTGTGCGTGTCATGGACGCCTCCCGTGTAGAACTATTCTTGCACGTTACGCGCTAACGCGCAAGCCTCAGTTGTCGAAACCGAAAACGATGCGGATGCGGTTGCAGTCGTAGACCCACTTGGGGCCGTCGTACGTGCGGCGAGCCTGCCAGTCCAGGTTGGCGAGGTCCGGGTGCACTTTGCGGGGCGCGTTCACCTTCAAGGCCTCCATCGTCTCGATCAGACCGCCGAGTGCCGTACGCAGAGTCCAGGTCCACTTGTAGCGGATGCTCAGGCCCGGGAACAGTGCCCTGCTGCCCTCGCCTGCGCTGGCGGCGAGGTAGGGAGCCTTCTCGTCGTCGGACAGGGCCTCCCACTCGTAGTCGTGCATCGACTTCGCCGACGTGTAGGACGCCCAGCCCTCGATCTCAGTCCCGTCCGCCTTGTGGGCGAGGTAGGCGCTGAGGCTGACATAGCCACGCTGGGTGATGATCTGGTCGAACGCGCCCGACGCCTCGTAGTCGATCAGCTCCTGGAGGGTGAAGTAGGACTCGGAGTGCAGGTTCGTGCCCCAGCGCTTCGCGTAGCGCTTCCAGCGCTTGGACGCGTTCTTGGGCACGCCTCGGGGTTCGGCGAGGGGCAGGATCGAGTCGCGCTCCTCGTACTGCATCGACGCATCGAACATGTTCCCCGTCGAACGCGTGTTGCGCACGTCGGCGAGCAGGGAGAACAAGGCGTAGTTGCGCCCCGTGTACGGCTCAGAGGTCAGCTTCTCGTTGAAGCGCGAGACGGGCTCGTCCTCGTGGAAGTACGGGTAGGGGAAGACCTGATCCTTGATCGCCTTCCACTTACCGCCCGGGACGAACTTGCCTTGCGCGCCGTTCACCCCCGGAGCGTACTGGTCGGTCTCGTACTCGGCCATGGTGTGGATGTCGCAACCCATAAGGGCGCACCTTCTCTCTTGGTCTGGCTGACTCGTGCAGCTTTGTATCTGATTCTTGCACGTTATGCGCTAACGCACAACCTCGACATCTACGAACTCGATGCCGCGTTCGAGCGCGATGATGAGACGATGATGACCGTCCCAGACCCGGCAATCATTGCCGAGCAGGATGGGTGTCACGTAGTCGATGAATCCGATCCCTTCGGCATCGACTCGTTGACGGATGCGCTCAGTCGCCGGGTCGTCCTGGAGATCGCGTCGCTCGTCGGCCCAGGTCCAGTCGCTGCCCTGGGAGCCCGGACGCCAGTTGTCCACGATCTGGTGCACAGCCATGCGTTTGAGGACCGGGACATCATCCATACATGTCCTCGGGGGCGACCTTCTGCGTCTCTTCGTCCACGATGGCGAACACAGCGCGGGTGTTCTCCCGCACGGTTGCCTGCTTGTCCTTAGGTGCAAGGCCCACGACCAGTTCCAGCAGAGCGTCCAGTTTGAGGGCGATGTTGACCGCCACCAATGACGCGGTCGCAGTCTGCATAGCGACTGCTTCCAGCACGTCGGCCTGGCTCGCACGCTGGACGCGGTCTGCGTCATCCGGGGCGGCGCTCGCCGTCTGCTCGCGCACCGCAGCGACCTGTGTCGCGATTGCCGCCGCAATGGAGGCACGGTAGTGCGCACGTCCTGCGGCGAGGTCGGACTGCCTCTTCTCCTCTGCCGCACGTGCCGTCGCCGCGTCTTCTGCTGCCTGCTGCTCGGGGTGGATGTTCTCGGTCATGCGTTCTCTCGTTTCGTCGTTCGGTGGTTCCGAATCTTCTCTGCCTCGGCCTCGGTGACCGCACGCAGTTCGCTGGGCTCTGCCGGGTCAGCGTCCCAGGCACTCCTTTGGAACACGTCGTACTCTGCGTTGATGACGCGCTCGACGTGCTCTGCGGTGCGGTACTCCAGGCCATAGATCCGGATTTCAGCTCCGCGCCACTTCGGGTCCGGGATGTCGCTGTGGACGACACGCTCGTCCACCTCCACGATGACGCCCGGGAACGTCCTGCGCAGCATCGGCGCGGTTTCGTCGCGGAGATCCGAGTACGCCTTGATGCCAGGGACGATCACGACGTACTCAGTGTCCGCGCTCACGCCCTCACAGGCGAACATGTTGAAGATGCCGTGCGCGTGAGGCCCGTGTGGCCCCTGCCAGCCGCACTGGACTGGCCCCTCTGCGGGGCTGACCATCAGGCGCTCCGGGTGCCCATGAAAATGCGCGTGTTGCCGCCGAGCAGGATCGAGAGAACGTAGTCGATCTCATCCACGACAACTTCCATGCTCTGGAAGCGCATGGTCCGTTCGCGCAGCTTCTCAGGCGCTTCGTGGGCGGCGAGGAACCGATCTCGACTGATGTCAGGCTTGATCTCCCGCGCCATCATGTACGCGTTGTGGGCCCAGCGATGGTCCGCCGAGACGTAGATCAGGTCGTCGTTCTGTGTCATCAGGTTGATGAGAGTGGTCGTCTTGCCTCCGCCCCTGGGCAGGGTCAGGATCTTCATTCTTCCTCCAGTGGTGGTGCCTTGATGTTGAACAGGTCGCGGTGGTACTTCCGCGTGGCCGCATCAGCGGTTGGTGTGCGCGATGGGAAGGCGCGCTTCTTTCGGGCGCGTGGGGGCTTGGGCTCGATGTAGAACAGGCGCGGGCTCTTCTCCGGACGGGTGTGTCCCAGCTCGAACAGGAACACGGCGCGGGAGCAGAATGCACAGCGACAGGTGGGAGCCGCGCTGCCCTTGTGACGGTTGCAGGGCTCGCATGCGGGCACGAGGTTCCACCACACGTCCGAACCCCGCATGCCCTTGGGCACGATGTGATCGCGTGTGGTCGCCTGCCGCTTGCAGTAGTGGCACTGCGTCTCGTCAGGGATGGCCGCATCGAACGACACGGTGACCACGCCTACGCCGCGCGCAATGGGATCGTCTTCGCGGGCCGGGAGGGCGTGGAGAGTGCGGCGCTTGACGCGTCGGTCTTGTCGCTTGCTCACGTTGCCCTCCTCTCAGGGTCACAGTGGCCAGGATGGCCTGGGCATCGGATGATGCTCCAGGTTGTGCTCGATGGCATCGAGACGGGCGTCGAACCAGTGCTCGCGGAAGTCTCCCCACCAGTACATGGCACGCCCGCGCAGGAAGATGTAGTCGGTTCCGCACGTGATGCCGTCACACCCCGCCTGGAAGCCTGGGACCAGTCGAACGTGCGGGATCAGTGCGGTGCTGAAGTGAGCCTCAGCGACCATAGTCATTCCCCTTGTTCGTACCAGTCACGGTAGCTGTCACCGAGATCCCAATCATCCAGCACCCGCGGGATCTCGTCGATGTCGCCGCCCTTGCGCTCGGCCTTAGCGGTCAGGTTCTCGAAGAGATCGTCCAGGGCGGTCTCGACGATTGCCACGATCTCAGTCTTTCCGAAGCTCATTGGGGGAGGTCCTTCAAGGTGATGCCCTCGCGCAGGGGCCAGAACGGGTACGCACCCGGGGTCGGTGCGGTCGGGAACTTCTCTTCGGCCACCTTCACGAGACGGTCGATCTCGGCCTGCTGCTCGGGCGTGGGTTCGTGTCGACTCCGCTTCTTGCGGCGCTTGATGTAGTGCGCCTGCACGTCCGCACGATCCCAGTACGCCCACAGGGCCGCGTTGCTGTCGTCGTAGCGAGTCACGTCCAGGCCCAGGTACTCCGTGCCGTAGCGCATGGCGTTCGCGTACGGGGTCTGAGTGAAGTCGGGCTCGAAGGTCGCCGGGTCTTTCACCGGCACATCGTCAGTCATCAGATTGTTCCTCTCTCAGCCGCCGTGCGGCCTTCATCTTGCTGTTCCGGCCCAGGTAGTCCCGGACGGCGTGAAAGTCCATCAGGAGGGCGCTCAGCGCCGCACAGCGACGGTTCCAGCGCATCATCTCATCCCAGTCCAGGATCTCCGTGCTCATGCGGCCCCCTTCTTCGTGATCTCGATGTACGCATTGCAGTCACCGTGCCCGCACTCGTAGAGGACCATGGCGACGTTGGGCACCTTCACCCACGTGTGCATAGCGTTGCGCGGATGGGCCTCGGTGTACCCCTTCGGGTAGAAGACCCGCGCCTTCTCATCTTCGAGCACGTCGATCCCGTAGTTAGCCTGCGGCTTCGGCCCCTGCATGACGTACTCGTACGGTCCCCCGAGCGCGGGGCGAGCGGGACGCACAGCCTGGTCCACCGAGCGGGCCGTGACGGCCTGTGTGAGGCCCTGGACGCCGCGGAGCAGGTCCTGCCACTCGTTCGCCGAAAGAGGTCCGGAGACGGTCACCGTGACCGTTGCGTGTGCTGATGTCACGGCATAGGACATGAGGCTCATGATTTGCTTCCGTTCCTGGCGTTGAACGCCTGATCCCACTTCGTCATTTCGTCGTCACGCTTCTTCTCGTCGGCCTTGTTCAGCTCTGCCGTCAGCTCGTCGGTCGTCATCTGGTACAGCACGCCGATGTCCTTTGCCTTGACCTCAGTCGGAGCCGCACGCTCCAGCATCGAGTCGAGCCGATGAAGCTGCTTGCGAAGCATCCGTGTGCCCGTGGACTCGGCCCAGGAACGGGTCGGACGCCAGTAGACCCAGTCCTTCCCGATAGCCAGGCTGACCAGTACCTCGAAGCCCCAGATGTTCGCGGGGCGCACGGCGTAGCGCATCTCTCCGTGCCGCTTGCGGTACTCCTCGCGCGTGAGCACGAGAGGGCGTCGCCGCGTTGAGTGCTCGTACCTGACACCACTTTCCGTCACGAACACACGACTGCCCCCGGGGAGGATCTGACTGTGCAGCGTGATGGAGGCGTTCTTCGTCAGCGGGGGAGAGGGCGGGAACGCCTTAGCGTCCGTTGCGTGCCCCCAGATACCGTCCGGTGTCACGCCCACCGAACGCTGATAGCCGCGCACGGCCTCCGTCGTCGCCCAGTCGTAGTTACTGCCCAGATGTTGTGGGCTGACATACCCGTTGTTGACCAGGAAGCGCTGGATTTCGGAAGTCGGTCGAGTGACGGGCATCGAGTTGAACCCCGTCGCATTCGCGCGCTTGCGCTCTGCCAGGCGATGCTCTGTCGCACGACGGCGGGTATCCGCCTCCCACTTGCTCTGCATCGCGGCGTACTTCGCCTTGCGCTGGATCTCATCGTCCTGCTCCCGGCGCATGGTTTCGGCTTCCTTGCGCCGACGAATGGTGTCCTGAATCTTTGTGGCGGTCACCCCGACGAGATTGGCCGTGTTGTCGGCGAGGAAGAACGCGGCGTCCTGAGTCCAGGTAGCGCGGCGCGTCTTATACGTGCCCTTGTGGATGGAGTGGTGCAGGCCCGGCACCTCGCACTCGATGTAGACGAGCGGTCCCACGGACGACGCCGTGAGGATCATGGCCTCGCTGGCGCACCTGACGATCTCGCGAGTGCCCTGGTACTCACCAAAGCTCCCCTTGCGTCCGAGGTATCGACCGCTCTTGTCGTAGACCTCGCCACCGCGAAGATCGATCTTGGCTCCACGGTCGCTGTCGTCACCCAAGTTGTTGTACGAGTCCTGCTCCTCGAACGGGCAGCCACAGCGGGTCGAGTGGTAGCGGTCGTGCTGGCCGAGCATAGACGAGTTACTTGCCTCGTTCGCCCGCATCTTCGCGCGCAACTGATCCTGAGTGATGTGCCCGTTCTCCAGGAACCGGCGCAGGAACTCAGGATCACCTCCGTCGCGGTAGCGGTCGTAGTCGGCGTTGCTCATCAGAATTCCTCGGGACGTGCCGGGGGGAGGTTCTGCGCGCGGCGCTGCGTGCCCTCGATGACACCCTGCTCACGCGCGGCGCGGATGGCCTTCTGGAAGTAGGCGGCGTTCTTGATGCGCTGCGAGGCGAACATCACGCCGGAGGCAAACCCACCGCCTGCGAGGGCGACGGCGGCAATGGCAAGCAGAAAAGGGGTCACGTGGATGCTCCTTGGAAGATGAAGGGGTGGGGGGCGGATCGTTACTGACGCCGCTTCTAGGCACGTCCGCCCCCCGATCTGTTACTGCGCTGCGGGCGCGTCTCGGTTGAGGAGCACGCCGCCCTCGCCGCCGTCGATGATGAGGTTGCCGCCCTTCGAGACCTCGATCAGCGCGTCGATCCGGCGCTGCTCGATCACCTGGGGGGTCAGCGACTCCGTGAGGATGCGGTTGGCGTCGGCCTCAGCCTGTGCCGCCGCGATCTTCGTCTCGTTCTGGACCGCCGCGGTGCGCTGCTCGGCCTCGGCCGTCTGCGCCGCCTGGTTGGCCTCCTCGATACGAGTCAGCGCGGCCTCGACATTCTCGTCGAACCGAACGTCCTGGATCGTCACCGCGGAGAACTCGACTCCGTACTGCGCCAGGCGCTCGTTCAGCGCCTCCTGGATCTTCAGCTCGGCCTCGCCGCGCTTGGCACCGCGGAACTCGATGGCGCTGTACTCGGACGGGATCTGACGCGAGATCGACAGCACCTGACGCGAGATGATCTGCTCGGTGAAGCGCTCCTGCGAGCGGAACTCCTGGTAGATGTCCTCGACGTTGTCGGCGTTCACGCCGTAGACGAAGGTCATGTCGACACGCGCCTGGGTCGAGCCACCGGCCACGCCACCCACGGAGACGGTGACCTCCTGGCCGTTGACGGTGCCACCCGTGTAGCTGGGCGCGCCCTGGTCGCCGCCTCCGGCGAAGACCAGTTCCTGGCTGAACAGATCGAAGTCGACGAAGTCGACCCATGCGGGCTTGAAGCCTGACCCGGGCTGCTCGATGGTGCCGACGACCTGCTTGTCGACGGAGTTGACCATGACCTTGGCCTCACCGACGCCGTTCGTCCACCACGTGGAGAAGAAGATCAGTACGGCGGCGACGACGCCCATGATGAAGCCGACCAGGATGCTGATGCCGACGCCCTTGGCGAAGCCGTAGATCAGCACTCCGAGGGCGATGACGCCCAACAGGAGGCCGATGATGAACAGAGCGGTCATATGACTGCCTTTCGATTGGTGGTGTGGGTTAGTCCACGCTGAACGTGCGGACGCTTTGGGCGCGGTCCATCTTGTCGATGGCCGCGACGATGAGAGAGCCTGCCTTGACCAGCTCTTCGCGCTTGACGGCGTCGGGCAGGATGTTGGTGGCGTTGGAGAGAGGGCCGAGGCGGAACACGGCCTGGTTGATCAGGTGTGCCGTCGTGCCGTTGTCGTCGTGCGCTGCGGTGTAGCCGCGCTCGTGGTGGGTCTTGCGCTCGCGCCAGATGTCGTCGAGCACGGACGTGGCGTTCAGGTCCTCGAAGCCCTCGACGAAGTTCGCGGGCGGGACGGGCACCACGCCGGAATCGGTCTTGACGAGCCACGGCTGGAAGTCGAGCGCGCCCAGGTTCTCCTCGGCGCTGGCCAGCTCCTGATCGATGTGCTCTTCGGGCGCATCGAAGCCACGCAGCCAGCCGACCAGCACGTCCTTCCAGTCGGGGGCGGACAGGTGGACAGCCTCGAACGTGGTCGTGGCGCGAACGGTGGTTGCGGGCATCTCAGGCCTTCTCTCGGAGGTCGTGCACCTCGCGCCAGGACGTGTCTTCATCGAAGATCTGCACGCTGACGGAGGCAGGGGAGTTGTGGATGTGGTGATCGATCTGGCCCACGTGGACGGCCACGATGGCGTCGTACACGAACTTGGCAGTGTCCAGATCGGGAACGTCGATGGACAGGCCATGGTCGGGCACTGCCGTCATGACGTAGCAGACCCGGAGGTCGCCGTGCTGAGGGATCTTCATGTACGTGATACGCCTTTCGGGCTGTCGAAAACAACCTTCGCGCTCACATGGCTGTCCCCCTCCGGGGCGAATTCACTCAGAGGGGGACGACGCACGCAGAATAGCGCGAACGTGTCCGAATTGGCTACTGCTTCGAGCGCAGTTCCAGGTACTCGGGGATGGACTCGGAGCGGATGGCCAGGGGGTTGGCCCGACGCACGAAGTCTCGCCACGACATCAGTGAGTCGAACATGGTCGTCATGTTCTCGGGCGTGGGGTCCCGGTAGAACACGGTGATTGCCGTCTGAAACAACTGGTGCAGCTTCTTGTAGTCCTTGCGCTGCTTCAGCACGCCAAGACGCCAATCGTCCACGGGCACGAGGGTGGCTCGGGGGAGCCCGTCGTCGTCGATGGCCTCGGCGTCAGCGCGACCATCGGTGTAGTACCACTGGTGCTCGCGCTTGGCTTGGAGATAGACCTCCACGCCCCCCTCATCACGCTTGGTGACCTCGACGGGGAAGAACGAGTTCTGTCGCCCGCTGAGGACGTAAGCCACGTCCCCGACCTTCAGTTCTGCGATGGAATTCACCATCCGTAGCCTCCTCGGCGTTGCTGTGCTTCGATGTGCTCGCGGCCCCACGAAGCCTGCCACTGTGTTCGCCGACCGTACTTACGGTGCAGCTTGTGCATCTCGGGCAGGTTGTCCCCGCTCATGTTGAGCCAGATGTCGTGCCAGGCCATGTCCCACGTCGTGCCCACGGGCCACTTCATGGCCAAAGCGTCGCCCTGGTGGATCGTGACACGGGGGTCGTCGTAGTGGGGGGCGATGTGCTTGATGATGCGCTCGTCGATCTCGACAACGTCGATGTGCGCGACGTTGTCGAGCTTCAGCAGGGCACCGAGGATCATCCCTGCACCGAGGCCGTTGATCACCACACGTGCGTTCGGGATGCGCTGGGCCCGGTAGAAGACATGCGAGTGATCGCGCTTCTCGTCGGGGGTGTCGCTCATCCAGAGGCGACCGTCGATGTAGACGGTGGTGAGTTTCCCGGCGTTGATGCGCCCACGACCGCCGTCGAGAATGGCGCGGAGGCTGGTCGCGTTGGCCTGCTCCTCGGTGATCTCCTTGACGGTGACCTTGATGCCGTCGACATCCATCTCAGGCAGGCTCAACTCCATGGCCTCGCGGTAGGTGAGGCTGTGGGGGGCGTATGCGGTGCTGGTCACTGGTCGCCCTCCTTGGACATGCTGAAGATTTCGTCGGGGTAGTTCTTAGTGTCCTGGTTGAAGTCGATCCCGGGGTGGAAGATCGACCCCGGGAAGATCCGCTCGGACTTGGTCTCAGGCCCGCCGTTGCGGAAGGGCTTGGGGTCGAGGCGACGAGTGTCCTCGGTGATGAACGGGGTGGTCTCTTTCAGGCCACGTGCCGCCTTCGCTGCCTGGAGGACAGCCCCGCGGACGATGCGGCGGGTGTTGGGATCGATGCCGCTGTAGCCGCCGATGGAGCGCTGGGACGAGATGCGCTCGGCGATCTGCTCGGGCGTCTCCACCTCGCCGGGGGTCTGGCTGGCGTAGATCTCGCCCAGGTCCTCCCAGAGGCGACGTGCCTCGCGGTCGGTGAGGTTGACCGTCAGGGACCCGAAGCTGATCGTGGTGGCGTGGAACTCGCCACGCTCGGAGTTGAAAGCAGCGAGCTTGTCATCACGGGTGACCCGGGGCGGGTTGCTTTCGCCAGTCACGTGAGCGCTGAACCGGCTCATCGCTCGGTCTCCGCCGTGAAGATTGCGTCCTTGACGGTCGTCTCCTGCTCGGCTGTACGAGCATCGATGACGCGCTGCGCCTCACGGGACAGCAGCAGCTCACGGAGCTGACGGGCGGGGCCGTCGAGCTGCGCGTTGGCCACGCCGGAGGTGACGATGGCCACGACCTGCGCGGGCAGGCCGATGTAGCTCGTGGCGCGCGTCAGGTTGGCGTGCTCCTCGTTGGCCTTGGCCCGCTCGATCTCGTTCTCGATGTCGTCGGCCATGCGGCGCAGCTTGTTGGCCACGGCCTGCGAGGTCTCGTAGATGCGGTTGATGCCGAAGCGCTCGAACGTCTCAGCGCGGTCGTTGGTTTCCACTGGCGGGTTCCTTAACTCTCGAAGGATTTTGCGGCGGGCCGGAGTGGAACCTATGTGATCCGAGCTGTCTCTTTGTTGGCCCGCCGTGACTACAGGTTAGCGCGTATGCGCACTAATCCGCAAGTTCGCGTTTTCTGTTGTCCACGCTGACGAACATGCGCGTCTTGTCAGTCACGTCGTCGTCCTGGTGGAACAGCATCGAGCCCTGCTCGGTCTCGAAGCGGACGGAGGGTGGGGCCTCTCCCCCGGGGATCAGCATGACGAAGCGCTTCCCGGTGCCGGGGTGGACGAAGACGAACGTCTCCTCGGGGGAGGGGTGCCAGACCATCAGTGCTTCCACGTTTCGTGCTCGATCTTGCTCTGATTGGGATAGACACGTATGCGGTGCGAGCGCAAGGCTGTCTCGCGGGAGAAATGAACGACATTCCGAGGTCCGATACGAACCGCCCAAGCCGACAGATCCAGGCCCAATTCGTCGGCGTATATCTGGATCGTGTTGGGGCCCAGTCCGACGCCGTGAGGGACCTCAGGAGGGGTCGGCATGGTCGTACTCCCCCACGAACTTCTCGTAGTCGCCGATACGGTCCAGGATGTCCTGGGCGGCGTTGCTGATGGCCTTCTGGTCGGCCACCACGTACTCGCTGTTGAGCACGGTCGATGCGCCGCGGGACCCGCGCTTGTAGCGCTCGATGAGCTTCAGGACCATGGGCTTGGTCTGGCTCTTCGGGTTGAGGTCGATCACCCACTTCCGCCCTGGTCCGGGATCGGGGAGGAAGGATAGGTTCTTGTTGTTGGTCATGCCCGTTATACGACAAAGACCCCCGAAGCATCCACTCTTCGGGGGTCTTTCGTGACTCCGGCTGGATTCGAGCCAGCAGCAGTGGAGGTTATGAGCCTCCCGCCCCACCAAGGAAGAGCCGTGGGACAGCATACTCCACCGGCCCGCATGGGGGAAGTTGAGCCGGTGGAGTAGCTGGGTCTCACATCTTGGCGAACGCCGAGATGACCTGGGGAACGGACGAGTCGAAGCCGACCACGTCCAGGGTGCGGGGGTCCTTGGGGTCCGCGACCGAGGACCGCGAGGCGTTGGTCGCCACGACGACGAGCTTGGCGTCGATACCCGTTTCCTTGCGGTACTTCGCCAGCTCCTCGTGCGTGTGCGCCGGGCCTGCGTAGGTCTCGTTGTCCGTCATGAGCACGAACACGTCGACCTGGATCTTCTGCTCGCGTGCGTAGCGGATCACGCACGACACGTCGGTCATGCGGCCCGTGTGTGCCCGTGCCTCCCACGTTGCCTCCTGGAGGGTCATGCCCTTTCGGATGCTCAGCGGGTAGGTGTACGCGTCGAAGCCGATGGTGTGGACCTCGGGCTCGATGTTCGCGATAACGCAGGCCATGGCCGCGCCACCCTCGGACGCCGTCATGTTGGGCACGTCAGCGATGCGAGCACCCATCGATCCGGAGGTGTCCACGCCCACGAGGTAGCGCAGACCCGTGGGCTCTGCGAACTTGAACGCGAGATGGAACGCCTCGTCGAGCGCGGCGATGATGCGCTGGTTGGGCACCCAAGTGGCCGTCGAGCGGGCCTGGGTGGAGTGACCGAGCGCGTACGCCTTCTGGGCGAGCAGGATCGTCATCGGGTGCAGGCGCGCCTTGGCCAGCGCGTCACGATCCGTCAGACGGTCCACCACGAGCTGCGTCTTGCCTCCGAGGGGAACGATGACACCGATGCGCGTCAGACGCGAGAGCTGGCGGAGCAGCGCGCCCAGGGGCACGTTGTTGTTCTCCAGCAGGGCCGTCCAGACCGCCTCGTTGTTCAGCGCCGACGAGGGCAGCATCTCCCACGACAGGCCGTACGTCTTGATGATCGAGATCAGCTCGGACACCTTGGCGCTGGGCGTGTTCTCCCACTCCAGGGCCTTCAGGTTGCCGGTGACAGCCTTGGGCAGCAGCACGCGCGAGGGGTCTTCGACGCGGCCGAGCGTGTAGTCCATGAGGTGGCGGAACAGCTCGTCCTCGCTCGACTTGGTGGGCCGAGCGAGCTTGATCAGGTCGGCGTGCGACCATCCCTCGCGGTTCTTGTACTTCGTGAGCTGGTAGCCGAGGCGCTCGATGTCCTTGCCCTCGTACCAGCGCTTGAACGCCTTGCGGGCACCCATACCGAAGCCCTTGCCTCCGCGAAGGTTCTTCAGGAACTCGGCGAACATGAACAGCGTCGTGCCCGTACGGCAGACCTTGTCGACCTGCTGGTACGCGTAGCTGCGCGCGGCGTCGTCCTCGGTGGTCGCGATGACCAGAGCGAGCGCGAAGATGGCGGGGTCCTGCTTGGGAGCGCGGCCCTCGACCGAGACCGAGACGATGAGATCGATCAGTTCGAACACCTTGTCGGTGCGAGCCACGTCCTCGATGTCGCTGACGCGCTTCAGCGTCAGCTTCTGGCCGGTCTGGTAGAAGCCGCTCTCGGCACCGAGGATGAGGAAGCGCTTGATGGCTTCCATCTTGCCGACCTTGAAGACGTAGCCGCCCGCGGCGTTCTTCTTCTGCTCGGGTGCGGCCTTCTTCGTGCCGGGCGTGGTCTTCTGAACGGGTGCTCCGACCGTGCGGAGAGTGCTGTTACCCATGGATGTCGTCCTTTCGATCAGGGCATAGAAAAATCCCGGGGGTGGACTGGCTGTTGGCCAGTATGGGACCCACCCCCGGGACGGGGAATCCAGACAGGAGATCGCTGCGCGAGGATCTAGGCAGTGATAACGCGGAGCTAACAGCCTGGAAAGTTTAGTGGGCAGACAGGAAACGCAATCGGGAATGGTTGTTTGAGTTTGAGTCAAATTGATAACCCGGAAGCAGCAGCCTGCTCATGTGAAGTTGTAAGGCCCGACAGGAAACGACCCGGGAGAGTATCACCACAAGATAACCCGGACCAGACAGCCTGGCCTTTGTGAATGAGAGAGCTTTGACCCTCTCTCACCCGAGAAAAATAATGTCAGACAGGAAGGCGAACCTCGCGTTTAGGCGCTCTGCCGATTGAGCTATACCGGATTGCTCCGGCACTGGGACTCGAACCCAGAACATCCCGCTTAGAAGGCGATAACGAGATTCAGGCAGCCTGACATCTTCTTCTGTTGTGTTCTGATTATTGCACGACTCGCGCTAACGAGTCAAGTAGTACCGCAGACAGGGGGCGAGTTCGGAGATTTTACGCTGCTCTACCAACTGAGCTACCCCCCGATGTGGTCGGGGGACCTGGACTCGAACCAGGGACCAACGGCTCCGGATGCGATAACCGAGTCTCTTCAGCCTGCGGAAGTCTGTTGTGTTGTTGTGCCCGTTATACGCCTGAGCCCCGGGCACAATCCACACTAGCGGTCAGAAAATCCAGGATTTCTGCAACTCGTCCTGGGTGGGCTCCGGGTGCTTGCTGTCCAGCCATGCGTGTGCCTCGTCCACGGACGAGAACGTCTTGCGCGTGCCCGGTCCCGTGAACTCCCAGCCGGTCGACACAGTGCCCAGGAAGACGTTCTCGCCCTCCAGGTAGGCCTGTGCTGCTCCGGCGAGCACACGAGGCTCGTACTGCTTGGGAGCAGTGGTGCTGGGGCGCGGGTAGCGGCGCTCGAAATACGGCCCTCCGAGGAGAACGGCGTCCTTCAGTCGCACACCGGGGATGCCTGCGAACATGAGGGTCTGCGAGTGTGCACCGTACATGACGTGCTTCTCGATGCTGATGCCCGAGATCTCGCCGCCGCCCTCCTGACGCTCCACCTGGAGGTGGTCGCAGTGGGCTCCCGAGCCGACCGGCTTCAGGATGGGTGCGCCGTAGCCGCCGTAGATGCCGATGCGGCTCAGGGTAGTTCCGGGCTTGGCCGTGACGAAGCGGTGACGGTCATCGCTGGCGATGAGCAGACCACGAGACACGGGCTCGATCCACTCGATGTCCGACGCCGACTTGCTGTCGTTCGCCGTGACGCGACACATGTTGATCTCACTCCACGCCCACGCGCTCTTGTGCGAGTTGCGGAACAGCACGGCCTGGCCGATGGCCTCGAAGCCGACGAACGAGATGCCCTGGATCTCCACGAACGAGATGCCCGAATCCAGCTTGACGCGACCGTAGCCGTTCAGCGGAGTGATGAGCACGTTCTGCCCGGCGCTGTTCACGCCGTTGAGACCTGCCAGCTCACCCGCACGCGACGAACCTGCACCGGCACCGTTGAGCGCGCCGTCTCGAACCTTCAGGTGACGAGCACCCGCGAGGATGGCCTGTCGGATGGCGCTCCACGAGCAGTCCACGATCACCGAGGGAACCTGTCCCGGACGCGGGGTGTTGGATGGCCAGAAGACGCCGAAACGTCCTCCTGCCGGAACGGGAAGCGTCACGACGGGCGGAGGAGTCGGCGTGGGCTCAGGAGTCGGTGTGGGAGTCGGTGTGGGCGTCGGTGTGGGCTCGGGAGCCGCACCCTTGGTCACCGCGCTGGATGCCGTGACCGAAGCTGCTCCTGAGGTTGCGCGCACCGAGAAGGTGACCGCACCGGCAGGAACACCCGCCGTCTTGATGGTGGCCTCGTAGAGAGATCCGGCCTTGGTCAGGGTGGCGACGACCGCGTCCTGGTACAGCAGGACAACGGTGGGTGCATCCAGGCCCGCCACCGCAGCCGAGACATAGACCGTGTCGGCATCGAACGTAGTTCCCGGCGCAGGCGTCAGGATCGTCACGCTCGGAGGAGCGGGCTGCGGGTCGGGCACGGGCTCCAGAGTCGGAACCGGCTCAGGGCCCGGCACAGGAGCCTCCAGCTCCGCGATACGAGCGCGCAGCTCAGCGATGACGCCCTGATCGGCCGTCACCTTGCTCTGCTCCGCCACCAGTGCGCTCTCCAGTTCCGAGAACTGCTCGTCGTAGTAGTTCTCGGCACGCTTGCGCGCTTCTGTGTGGTCCAGGGTCATGGCCGTTCCTTCGGCTCGGGTGGTGCTCAGGGCAGGTACTTGGAGATCTCTTCGGCGTCCGAGAGCTGGTTGGCTCGCAGGTTCTTCAGGAACTCTACGGACACGGAGACCGTGTCTGCGGGGACCTCGGGCTCGGGCGTCGTGGTGTCGACGTACTTGGTCTGGTAGATCACCTTGGCGCGCAGCAGGATCTTGTCCAGATCCATCGATGGCCCGGGGCAGACCGTGCTCGTGGACTTGCCCGCAGGGGTGTCACGGTGAGGGATCAGTCCCGGCACAGTGATGACGTTCTCGCCGTTGCGCAGCTCGGCCGCGCCCCGCTGAATCGGGAACTGGTAGCGGTGAGCCGCCCAGGCCAGGATGTCGGCGATGCGCTCGTGCGAGGCACCGCTGATGCCCCAGTTGGGCTCCGCCGAAGTGTTGCCCGTCTCGATGGTGACGGCCTGGTGATCGATCTGACCCGTCGTCCACGCGCGGTAGTCGTCGGGGGGAACGATCTCGTCCGCCGAGCCATCCTGGTTGACGTTCCAGTTCGGCGAGACGTTGCGGTCGTTCGCAGCCATGAAGCGCTTGCGGGCGCTCTCGGCGCTGCCCGTGTCTGCACGGTGGTGAAGGATCAGGGCCTGGACCTTGCCTGTACGCACCGACTTGTTCGGCGAGATGTCGGCCCATGCAGCACCGGGGTACTGAGGGGTCTTCTTGCCGTACGTGGGGTCGGCTGCGGGGTCCTTGGGAGCGTCGGGCAGAGCCACGCCGGGGAAGCCCTTGGCGTCGGAGGCGGGGCCCCAGACACCGTCAGCGTCGAGGCCGTTCTTCTCCTGCCACTGCGCCACCTTCACCGAGGTGTTGGGGCCGTAGCTGCCGTCGATCTCCGCGCCGACGAGCTTCTGGATGTCCTCCGTCTTGCGCGTGGTCGCGTTGCGGCCCGTGGTCGGGTAGCTCGACGCGGGGTTGGTGACCGGGAAGCCCTCGGCGTCGGAGGACTCGCCCCAGATGCCGTCTGCTTCGAGACCGTTCGCTGCCTGCCAGACCTTCACCTTGTCGGTGGTCTCCTGGCCCCAGATGCCGTCTGCGGTGGCACCCACCAGGCGCTGGATGTCCCAGGTGGAGCGTGTCGTACGGTTGCCACCGACCGAGGCGGGCGGGAACGCCTTGGCGTCCGCGAGCGGGCCCCAGACACCGTCAGGCTCCAGGCCGTTGTCCTTCTGGAACGCGATGACTGCCGAAGTGGTGGCCTGACCGTAGTCGCCGTCCGCTCCGTACTGGCCGAGGTCGTAGCCCTTCGACTTCAGATAGTTCTGGATCTCGGTCGTCGAGCGCGAAGTCGCGTTGCGGCCCACGGGGGCCGCGGTGAGCTTCTGGTCCATGACGTTGTTCGTCGCGGGACCGGCGATGCCATCTGCGGCAAGACCGTTGGCCGACTGGAAGCGCTTGACTGCCTCCCGAGTGCCACCACCGTCGAGACCGTCGACTGTGACAGGACCCAGGCCAAGACGGTTGAGCTTGTCCTGGATCGCACGGACCCATGCGCCGCCGTACATGCTGTTCGCAGGGTGCTGCTCGCGGTGAGCTGCCTCGGTGCCTGCGCCCCACGCGCCGTCCTGCGCCACGCCCAGGATGCCCTGGTAGCGCTTGACCGCTGCCTGAGTGGCAGGGCCGTCGATGCCGTCTACGGTCAGGCCCGCGCCGAGGTTGTCGTTCAGCCAGTTCTGGGCATCACGAATCGACGGTCCTCCGGAGGCTCCACCGGCAGGCGCACCCTGGCCACGGAAGTTGTCTTCGGACTCCAGGTACTCGGTGTGCCAGACCTCGGACGCGACCGTGCGACGGTGGCCGTTGCGATTGATCGTGAGCCCACGCCAACCGGTGCCGTCATACAGACCCAGCAGGCCGTAGACAGCGTAGCCCCAGTCGATGGCGTTGCCGCGCTCGTGGATGGACTGACCGGGCGGAAGCGCGAGTGGTCCGCCGTTCTTGTACTTGCGGTAGGCCTCAGCCTGCTCGGCGTATGTACGCCCCGCGGAAGCGATGGGGAGGATGCGCCCGAAGGCACTGTCCATCCGGTGGACAGACGCAGCACAGGCGTCAGATGCCCAGCCACGACCGTGGGAGAGAGTTGCCATGGGTCGGTCCTCCAGGGGACATGCCGAACAAGGGAGTATCGGCACAGGGAGTATCGGCCTGGCATGTGAACGTGCGGGTGCTCGATATACGAGACTTGCTGTGGAAACGGGGAGACTCGAACTCCCGACATCCTGCTTGCAAAACAGGCGCTCTACCAACTGAGCTACGCCCCCATGGGTGATGCTGAAGTGAGTCACCGATCAGTTCGAGAGTCCGGTTATCTACGAGAGGGCCCCTCCGGGCGTCCCACTCACTTCTGCGTGGCCAGGGCTGGACTTGAACCAGCGACCCCCGTCTTATCAGGACGGTGCTCTACCTGCTGAGCTACATGACCGTGGAGAGGCAGGCGGGAATCGAACCCGCGTTCTCATCCGCTACAGGTGTCCGGGTTAGAACTCCGGCCTGATACTGCCCCGTGATTCTGAAATTGAAGCGCTAGCGGGAGTCGAGCCCGCAACCAAGACTTTGCAGGTCCTGTTCGCCTACCCGGTCATAGCGCCGTAGGCCCCCCGGGGATCGAACCCGAGACCCCTGGATTAAAAGTCCGGTGCTCTGCCACTGAGCTAGAGGCCCGCACCGGAAGCTGGATTCGAACCAACGTGAACGGCTCCAAAGGCCGTCGTCCTGCCACTAAACGATTCCGGTAAAGCACCCCATCCTGGTTACGATCCAAGGACTTCTGCTCCAGAGGCAGACGTGTTGCCGATTACACCAACGGGGTATAGCTCTTTGTCGCCAGGTGAGCAATGCCTGGAGGGGACCTATCAACCCCTCGCCAGTCGTGCGCGCAACGTGCCCCACGCAGGTATCGAACCCGCGACCTCCAGTTCCGGAAACTGGCGCTCTTCCACTGAGCTAGAAGGGCAAAGAAGGTCCGGGGTGCTACGAATGTGGCCGAAGCCTAGTCAATGGATTGTCGAACCTTCTGGTGCCCTCGGCAGGAGTCGAACCTACATCCCTGGTTCCGTAGACCAGTGTCGTGTCCGTTGGACGACGAGGGCGTCGATGGTGGGTCATCACCCTGTGTGGGACTCGTCGTAGGGGCCCCTACCCTCTTATGTTGCGCTCCCCGAGCTGGACTCGAACCAACGACCCTGCGGTTAACAGCCGCGCACTCTACCAACTGAGCTATCGGGGAATACGATCAGTTCACGCCACGCGACTTCCGAGCCGGAATCGAACCGACTCAGAGGGGGTCTCGAACCCCATTCTGATCAGAGCCACCAGGCTCTTGTGGGCCGTGAGGGACTCGAACCCCCGCGCATCTCCGTGTAAAGGAGCAGCTCTGCCGCTGAGCTAACGGTCCATGTGTCGCGCTACCCGTCCCCATGGGCCAGGTCTGCATTCCCTTGATGCGCGACTACCAAGGTTCCAGCGTGCCGACGACAGGAATCGAACCCGCGTCCTCCTTATTACAAGTAAGGTGCTCGGCCAGCGTGAGCTACATCGGCGTGCGAGGCGGCATGATTTGTGACCTTTGCGCTTCTCTCCGGGACGGTCAGGCGGAGACCTCTTGTGTGCGTGACAGACGGGGAGCGAGTCCTGGGGTGCCCACCAATCGGGCGTATGACCTAGCGGCCACAGGTGGAGTCGAACCATCGATAACCAGAAGCTCTTCAGCCTGTCGTGCGTGCAGTGAACGGGGTCCGAACCCGTGACCTCCTCGTTGGCAACGAGGTGCTCTGCCAGATTGAGCTACCACTACGGAGTGTGGGACGGGCTCCAACTTCGCCCTTCCTGAGGCCCACACGGCCCCAACGGATTTCGGATCGCGATCCAGGCATTCCTACCTTCGAGAGGTATACGAGACTCGAACTCGTTCTATTCCACTTTGGAAGAGTGGTGCCGCACCATATCGGCATATACCCCAGAAGAGTCTCGACACCGCTAAACGCAGTCGTCACCACTTGCAATGTCGGACCCCGTGCTCCCCCGGAATTTCGAAATCCGGACCCTCCGGTTAAGAGCCGGATGCTCTGCCTCTGAGCTAGAGGAGCGTTAGGTGGGGCCCAAGCGAGTGCGCTTACTCGCCCGGCCCCGGAGATTGTCGGATCTCACCCTGCCACACCATTCAGTGGCCTAAACCTGCCCTGTAACCCAAGGCAGGATTATGGGCCAGACTCTGCGTCTGATGACAGCCAGGATCTCGCCTGGTCACAAACGTTGGGCTGACGACCCTCGGTGACTCGATTAAAGCATGTCACGCGCTAACGCGCAACTCGCGGAAGAAGGAGGGCACGATCCCCACACCGTTGCCGGTGCCTCCGGTTAGCAACCGGGCTACAGGACCCCCCGTAGATCGTCTTCCATGGCGGAGAGAGGAGGGCACGATCCCCACACCTTGCAGTGCTGCACGCTTTCCAAGCGTGAGTCGGGACCTCCCGATCTTCACTCTCCATGCATGAAGACTCGGCGGAAGGTGGGAGGGTCGAACTCCCACGCCCTTTCGAGCAAGCACTTTTCGAGAATGCCGCCGCCGCCAACTATCGGCTGGACCTTCCGCCAAACCTTCATGCCTCTGTGGAATTAGAAAAGCCCCGGACTCTTCGAGTCTGGGGCTGTCCGTTGCTCAGCTTTCGCTGGCAGGTCCTATCGCAGGACAGCCCTATGTACCGATGACGGCATTTGCCGTCCCGGTCTTGGACTGTCGCGAGCTGAGGAACATGTTGATCACCGTACATGCTCCTCAGCTCACGTGCAACTCATCGCGATCAGACCGTGTCCACGGCCAGGACAGCGAACGCGTTCCAGCGACCTGTGGTGTCGCTGTTGATGCGCGAGAACCCGGCGAAGCCCGTGGCGTTCGTGACACCGGTGTTGGTGATGTTGGTGATTACCGTGCCGACATCGGTCGCGCTCGTGGCCTTGACGATGGAGATCGCCGTGCCCTTCATGCGAAGGCCTACCCAGTCGCCTACCGCGAACGTGCCTGCGGGGGCAGTCGCAATCGACGTAGTTCCGTTCGCCAGGTATGCCGACCCGTCACTGCGAAGGTAGAGCCGGTACTGCGTGGCTCCGGAAGAGGTCACCGTGGAGCGGCGTGCATCGATGGTGTAGAGCGTCGTCCCGGACGCCGTAGGCATGACAGCGATCTGACCACGTGCCTCGTAGTCGGCCTGGCCCACGGCGAGGAACTGACCACCCGTGACTCCGGTCGGGGCGAGGGTGTTGTCGGTGATCTGCCAGGCAGCGGCGTTCTCCTGCCACGAGATTGCCGAACCACCGAACGCGCGGTCGGTCGCCGAGGAACCGACCGTGGTCGAGTTCGCGCGGTCGAACGAGTCGGAGTACAGCACGTTCATCGACCCGCCGACAGGAGCAGCAGACACCGTGTAGGCCAGCGTCTTGCTGTTGTTGCCCGTGCTGTTGGTAGCCGTGAACGTGACGTTGCCCGTACCTGCCGTCGTCGGCTTTCCAGAGATGACGCCAGCGCTGGAGATGGACAGGCCAGCGGGAAGGCCCGACGCGGTCACAGTCGATGTGTCGCCCGTGTACGTGATCGTCTGGGAGAAGTCCACGCCCACGGTCATCGAGTTCAGGCTGGTCGTGGTGATCGTCGGAGCCGTGCCGGTAGGCGGTGTAGTCGCCGCGCCAGCCGCCACGAGAGCGCCGCCCAGGAAGCTCGTGCGCAGGATGTCCGCCATGAAGTCATGGCCCTGGTCGTTCATGTGGATCTCGTCGGTGTCGATGTAGTCCCACGGGTCTGCCCCGGCCGCGCCCGTGACGCCCTGGCGGGCCCAGTCGTCGGAGTTGTCCGTGACCACCACGTTGGTAGCTGCTGCGGCAATCTCCTTCAGGGCGGTGAGGTAGTCCGCCCATGGAGCCACGCGGTTGGTCAATGCGGCGCTGTCGAAGCGGGGGTAGGTGTGGATCAGGACGTGGACGTGCTGTACGCCGATGGCAGCATCGAGTGCCGCGATCTCGTTCTGGAGGTTGCTCTTGTACGTGGCCACGGGCACGCCGTTGCCGTAGTCGTTCGCACCGATCATGTGCACGAGCACGCGCGGGTTCAGCGCAGCGATCTGGTTGCGCGTTGTCGAGCTGATGTACGGCGTGGCACCGTTCTGGTTGCCAGAACGCGAACCAGAGATACCCGCGTTCACACCGAAGATGCCTGCGCCCGAAGGGGCCGACGACACAGCCTGAGCGAGCGTCTGCACGCCCGTCGGGTGCGATCCAGAAGGGAGGGGGTAGGCCGCACGGATGAATGCCATGGTCTTGTTCACGTAGCGGTTCTCAGCCGCGCTGGCGTTGTTGCCTGCGGTCGACGAAGAGCCCAGCCACACGATGGTGACCGGGGACGAGGTCAGGCGCTTGGACATTGCACCTCGGAAGATGCTGATGGCGTCAGCGGTTGTGTCCACCGACCCGCCACCGCTACCAGCAGGCCCGGCTGGTCCCTGGATGCCCTGCGGACCTGTAGCCCCAGTCGCTCCCGTCGCTCCGGTGTCGCCCTTCGGTCCCGTTGCCCCTGTTGCTCCGGTGTCGCCCTTGGGTCCCTGAGGACCTGTTGCTCCGGTGTCGCCCTTCGGTCCCTGAGGTCCGACTGTTCCCGACCCGGACCCGGACCCGGCTGGTCCCTGGATGCCCTGTGGTCCCTGGGGTCCTGTCGCTCCGGTGTCCCCCTTGGGTCCTGTTGCTCCCGTGGCCCCGGCAGCGCCAGTGTCACCCTTCACTCCCTGGGCTCCGGCAGCGCCAGTGTCCCCCTTGGGTCCCTGAACGCCCTGGATGCCCTGAGGCCCCTGAGGGCCGGTGGCTCCCGTAGCTCCGGTGTCGCCCTTGGGCCCCTGTGGTCCAATCGAACCAGACCCATCACCCGAAACAGGTACGCGTGTAAAAGGCATCTGCTTATCCGATCTCGATCACACGGACATCCGTGGCAGCTTGGGTGGAGACGACGTAGATGTCATCGAGTGAGCCCGATGTGGCGAACTCCATGATCATCTGAGGCATAAGTTCGAGGCCGGTGTCTGGAGACACCGTGCCCTGAGTATCGATGTAAATCGTTCCCGGCCCTCGGTTTTGAATGACGGGACGAGCGCGACCACTCGACACGACCTTCTGCGGAGTTGTCCCTACGATCATGCGCATGAGCTATGCCTCCTGAACCCAGAGTTCGTAGCCGCCAGATCCGTTCGACTTGTACCACAGCGCCGGTCCCGAGGTTGTGGGCGCGACAGTGCCTCCCACGAAGACCTGCTGCGGAGCAGTGATGGGCTGGGGCGTGACGTTGCCTCCACCGGACACGGGCACGAGAAGCGCGATGTCCTGTGCTGAACTGCTCGGCACCGCGATGTCGAGCTGGGGGAAATCGACGATCTGACCGTTCAAGGACAGCCGGAACGTCACACGGTAGACCCAGCCCGTAGGCGAGGTTGGTCCGTTCGTGGCGACCAGATACACACCCTTGACGCCGTTGAGCGAGAGGTCTCCCGCGGCGTCGAGCGTGGTCACGATAGGCGTAGGCGCGATGATCGTAGGCGGGGTCGAGCCCAGAACCTTCACGGGCCCGACGAGCGGAGTGAACGTGACGGTTCCCTCCATGGGCAGCACGTCAGGGTACTCGCCGGAGTCCCCGCTGTCGGCAACGATGGCTGCGAAACGTCCGGTCACCCGTCCGTACGCCAGTCCTGGCATGTCAGCCATAGGGGCTCCTCTGTCAGGCCTACCTCAATATCGGGAGTATCGGACTTAGGACTTCCGTCGCCGCGCTAGCCGAACGATTCCCGTCGTCACCAGGACGATGATGCCGACAGCGAGGAAGCCCACGATGTACGGCGTGAGCGGGGCGACATGATGCAGCGCCGACTCTTCGTTGGGGAAGATGCCCGGCGAATCAGGACGGGGCCAGTGGTGGTCTGTGGGCGCGTGAGACACTTCCTGGCTAGTCCCTGCGGCCTTGTGCATGAGAGTCGTCGGGGAACCCGCATGCGCCGTCACCGAGCCCGCGAGCGCGAGGGAGATGCCGAGAAGAGATCCCAGCACCATGTTGGTGACGGCTCTCATGTCCTGAGTATCGGACTTCAGTCCGCATGCGACAGAATACGAAGTGGTAGCGCTCCAGGGACTCGAACCCTGACTGGCGTGCACCTCATGCACGTGCCTCTTCCATTGGGCTAGAGCGCCGTACCCCTCCCCGGATTCGAACCGGGAACCTCCGCGCCCTGAACGCGTCGCCTCTACCATTTGGGCTAGAAGGGCTCACTGTGTTGCGTGGACAACGCCGGAGTCGAACCGGTCAACCTCTCGTGTTTCAAACGAGCGCTCTACCAACTGAGCTTGAAGTCCGTGGTGCCAGAGGAGGGAGTCGAACCCTCACAGCCGAAGCGGGTGATTTACAGTCACTTGCCCTCGCCAATGGGACGGTGCCCTGACATATGTATTCAGTTGTTGCGTAGAGCGTGCGGGATTCGAACCCGCGCTGTTGGCGTGAAAAACCAATGACCTAGGCCGCTAATCGAACGCTCCGTAGCCCACGAGGGTTTCGATCCCTCGACATCAGATTGAGAATCTGACGTGTTCCCATTACACCAGTGGGCCATGTTCAGTTGTTGCGCGAACCTGACGGGTTTCGATCCCGCTACCTTCCGCTCGACAGGCGGATGCTCTCCCAATTGAGCTACAGGTCCATGGGGTGGATGACGGGTACTGCCCCCGCTACAAGCAGTTCCACAAACTGCTGCCTCGCTTTTCGGCCTCAAACACCGTACGGATGGGGAGGATCGAACTCCCGGTCTCCTGATCCCAAATCAGGCGGCATACCGCTTGCCTACACCCGTATATTGAATTGTCCTGTACGCGAAGACGACCCCCCGGATATCTCCGAGGGGTCGTCTTCGCGTACGCGCGCTTCAGACCCCCCGGATGGGCTCCAGGAGGTAATCGAAGTGCTCGAACGTGTTCATGCTCTGACCTTATGACGCGAGTAGCTGCGGTGTCAAGTCAACATCCGCATGAGCTGTCTCCTGATGCTCCAGGAGGGCCCACAGACCCGATGGCTGGCCGTGCAGAGTGCCTTCGTCGATGAAGACCTCGCCGCACCAGCAGGCGCGCTCTGTGCCCATGGGCTCAGATGTTGGGGGTGGTGTGAGTCGAGATGAAGTGGTCCTCCAGGAGATCCACTGCGGCGCTCTTGGTGCCTGCGACCTGAAGGGTGTCGCAGAGCGCACACTGAGCCTCCCAGCCCAGCTCCTCGTCCTTGGTGACGGTGCCGAGATCTACGTCGACCTCTCCCACCTCGGCGTGGACGGTTCCCTGGCGATTGACGCTGACCATGATGGCTCCCTTGGCTCGGGAGGAGTATCGGCGCATGCAGAAGGGCCCCAGATCTCTCTGAGGCCCTTCGTTGCAGGGGGTGCAGGATTTGAACCTACGCCTATCGGGTTGGAGCCGAGCGTCTTTGGCCGCTGAACTAACCCCCCAGATGGCACCGTGGTTCGATCCGACGAAAGATGACCCCCACGGTGCTCGTAGCCGTCTCGGGACTCGAACCCGAACGAGGCGAACCCCTACGCATTTTGAGTGCGCTCTGTCTACCCATTCCAGCAGACGGCCGATGAAGACGTTACTTGTGATCGAACACCCACGTCAAGCCAGCCCGGAGCACTCGCGAGCGGGTGTTCTTCTCGGCGCGCTGGTCGCTGTCGGTGTTGTGGATGGGCATGGAGGTCTTCCCGTCCGGGAAGTAGACCATCCAGCCCCCTGATGCCGTCTCGCGGACGGTACAGCCCTGCTTCTCCAGGTCTGTGATGATGATTCGGTTGCGCTTGGTCTTAGCCATCGTCGCGCCCCCGCCGACGCAGGATCTCGTAGACGATGGCCATGGGGATGACCGCCACGATGCCGAGCACGATGGCCCCGCCGTAGCGCTCCTCATTGACGTGCTGCAAGATCATGAAGACCAAGACGGCCCATGCGGCGACACTCACCCAAAGGGCGGTACGCGCTACCGTCTTGCTCTGATCTTCGGACATGCTGATTCTCCTTGTGGTTGACCGCCCCCTCAGACGTTAGCAGGTAACGCGCACAAATGCGAGCTAATTCGCGAACTCTACACCGACTCGGACTTCTCGTCGGTGGCTTCGAGATAGAAGGGAGGTCGGTTGTTGGGATCAGTCAGCTCCTTTGGACCGGCCTCCGGGTTGACGTATGACCCATTCGGAGTGCCGCCATAGACGATGTACTTCCACTGTGTCTGATCGAAGTCGTGGCCTCCCGGAAGGCGGCGCGCCTCCGTGTGGTACTTGTCGTGGTGCTCCTCCCACACGCTCAGTCGCTCGTCCTCGTCCGTTAGGAGCGTGATCAGGCGCTGAGTGAGGGCCACAGCGTTGGGAGACTTCTCGCGGATGTACATCGTCTCCTGCACCCCCTCCAGGCGGAAGTGCACGTCGATGAGATACCAGGGGTGGTCGTCCCAGTTCTCCTTCCAGGACTTCATGCCCCAGGCCAGGTTCTCGTCGACATGGATGAGTTCCATGTCGAAATCGACAGATACGAGCTTGGTCATGCTGCTCTCTCTTTCACCTTCGCGATGATGTCGTGCTGATCGGCCTCCGTGTGAGCACACGCTGCGCGTGGCCACGGGGTGCCGTCGATGAGGCACTTCCACTTCGGGTCGAAGGCGTGCTTCGCCTGCTTGACGCGCTTCTCGATCTGGGCCCACTGGGCTCGCGAGATGTGGTGGGTGCTCATGCTGATTCGATCTCTCCTCGCCGGGGCTCGATCTCGGGCTGATCGTCGCCTGGCATCTGATCCTTCCATATCCGACCCCCCGTGAAAGGCCCGGATACGGTGAGTGTTTGAGAGTACCCAGGCCTTCCCAGGATGGGTCCGAAAATGTCGACGAGGGGCTCCACCTCCATCTCCAGCGTGACGGGCTCGTGCATGGCATAGACCATCCTCGTGCCGTCTGTGAACTCGGCCACAAGAGCGGCACGTTTCAGGTGAGCGAACTGCTTCATCACGGCAGATGCTCCCTCACCGTCGTAATCACCTGTGTCTGGCGCTCCCACCAGCCCTCTTCCCCGTCGTGGCCTCTGGGCTCCGTGTACGGGCCCATGGTCACGAACGGCGCGTGGAACCAATAGGTGACCTTGGCTCCAGACGAATACACAGACACCGCCTGTTCCGGTCGAGTCTGCGGAACCATCAGAAGCGACATCAGACTTCCTTCACCGACTGGGTCCAGCGCGCCGTGATGCTGCCCTGATCTCGGTCCTGCGGTCGGTCGGCAGAGGTGTAGGCCACGCTGACCTTGGCCATCGGCGGGACCGTCCTCAGCCAATTCGAGATGTCACCCGCCGTCGTGCGGATGTCGACGTTCAGCGTGGTCTGCATGTCCTGCGTAGCCACTACTTCGACACCCTCCGGTACTCGCGCTTCAGCGTCTGGAAGCTGAGCTTGCCGCGCCGACTAACGACGAGCTTGTTGCCGTCATCGGTGACCACGACGTAGCGGTACAGGGGGCCACGCACTTCGTGGTTGGCGAGGATGCCGAGGATCTTGATGCGGCGGTTGTCGTAGCGGTTGTCGGTGCTCAGGAACGTCTCCCCGACGTTCTCGTCGGGCTCCTGGTAGATCTCTGCCATGTCGTCCTCCTAGACGAGTTCTGCGGCCTTGCGCACCCAGGCCTGGATGCGCTGTGCCTCTTTGAGGTGGGCGTTCACGTCGTCCCAGGCGCGGTGCGTCTTGTTGCCGTCGCGAGAGGACTCGGGCAGCGGGTTGACGACCGGCTGGTTGAAGTTGAACGTGGTCAGTCCACGCCGGAGCGAACCGATGTCGATCTCGGCGTAGTGCAGCCAACGGGAGAACATCGGCATCTTCACGTCGATGATCGGGTGATCGAAACGGGCGACTCCTGAGCCTGCGATAGCGAACTCGCCGGGGTCGTACGCGGTCTTCTCCTGGAACATCTTGTGGATCTGAGCGTCCAGCTCCTCCAGCGTCAGAGCATCCGGGCTCTTGACGCAGTCGCGGACGAGGTGGTTGGCCATGTGCATCTCGCGCACGAAGTCGTTCTTCTTCAGCGCTGCTCCCGCCTCGGGCGTCATGCGGACGACCTCGTGATAGCCAGTGATGGGCTGAAGATCGAGATCCGTCACGAGCACCGCGACTTCCAGCATGTGAAGATCGCGGTAGTCCATGATCCCGTCGCCGGGTTCCGGCAGGCCCGTGGTCTCCAGGTCCACCCAGGCGAGAGCGTTGATGGGCTTATGCGCCACCGTTGGCCTCCTCGTACTGAGCGACGATCTCCTGGGAGATTCGACCGCGATCAGCGACGGCGATGTCGTTCTCCCCCGCCCACTCACGAATCTTCCAGGCCGGAGTCCCCTGACGCTTGTAGCGCTTGTTCTTGGGCGCTCCCGAAGGCGTGTGGAGTCCGATGCGTGCACGCTCCGCGAAGGGACGGACGGCGGCGTCGAGCTTGGCTCGGTTCTCCGGGCTCAGCTCCATCTCGTAGAGCGCGCCGTCGACCGAGAAGCGTACGGTCGCCACGTCGTCGCTGATCGTGCCGTCGAGGTCGTCGATCATCTGGGTGGTGGTCCTGGTAGCCATCAGTCGGTCTCCATTCCATTGCCGACGACGCGGCGCAATTGTTCGAGGGTGTCGCTGATTCCGGAGCCGTACGAAGCGAGACGCTTGCGCTCCACGAGAAGCCGCGAAGTCAAGAGGCGAGCGTCACGGATCGTGAGGTCATCCAGACGGTCGCTGCGCTGCCGCTCGTTGAGCGCGAGCAGCTCCTTGTCTGCCGCAGAGAGCAGATACCCCTCCTTGTCGACGGCTACCTGGATGTGCTCACGATCACGGTCGATGTTGATTCTGCTTGACATGCCCGTTATACGCCGAATGCCTCGGAGATATCCACACTCCGAGGCATTCTTTTTGATGCGTTACGCGATAGCGCGAATTGCGTAGGGATTCATCGCATTGCGGTCAGCCCCACGGCCTTCCTCCCAGATCTGCGCCTTCAGAGTGTCGAAGGTCTGGGTGGGGATGGCTCCGCCGATGCGCATCAGCCGGTCGCGGCGGGAGTCGACCATGTCGTGATCGTTCGCTGCCTCGGAGATGGCGTTGGTGATGTGGTACAGCGTGGTCTCGGCCGGGTTGTCCATGAGCAGCGACTGGATGTCGTTGCGCTGGCTGACGGGCACCTTGTACTGCGTGAAGATGTCGCGCAGGATGTCGGACGTGTTGCCCTCGGTGCTGAGCGTCGTCAGGGACTGCACCTGATCGAAGTGGTGCTCCAGGCCACCCAGGATCTCCTCGACCGTCTCAGCCGCCCAGTCATACACGGTGTCGTTCTGTCCATCCGAGCGCCGGTTCCACACGCCCGACTCGCTGATCGTGCTCGTGTAGCCGTTGGTGCACCAGTAGCGGAACAGGTACGCCTCCATCGTCGTCTGGGTCTTGCCGACGAGCGAGTTCGACAGGTGCACTCCGGCGTACCAGAGGTCGTCCTGCCCCTCAGGCACGTCTGCCATCATGCCGTCGTGGATGACGCGATCCGTGGCTGGCGTGATGAGACGGATGTTGGTCTTCAGGAACGAGTTCGAGAACTTGTAGTCGGCGTAGATCGGCGCGTCCGACCCCTGCGTCTTGCGGATGCCCTCGACCGTGCGCTCCAGGAGCTGGAGGTTGGAGAAGGGCAGGCGGGTGGCCTTGCCGAACGCGGTGAGGTGTCCGCCCGCGACGAACGCGTTCAGTTCGGTGCCTCCCATGCCCGCGCCGTAGTGCCAGTTCAGCAGGCGCTCGATGTGCACGGCGGGCACCTTCTTGACGTACGGCGCGAGCAGACCGTGTGCGGCTGCTGCCTGGTTGACGGCCTCCTTGGTCATCTGGCGCTCGGTGCCGTCGATGGTCATGGTGACCGGCACGAGATCGGTCTTCTCCAGCGCGTCGATCCCCGAGGCCCAGTCGGGCTCCATGTGGAACGAGATGTCGTTGTCGGCATCGACGTTGATGGTCTCCAGCGGCTCGGTGAGCTGGAGCTGGCGGGTCACGTCGTCGAGGGAGAGGAGCTTGTGGTCGAGGTCGTGGATGCTGATGCTCATGATGTCCTGATTTCAGATCTCGCGTCGGTTACCGGCGCTGGTGGATTCTTCTGAGGCGAGGATGTCGTCGAGTTCGTCGGACTCTGCGGCCTCCTCATCGGTGGGACCATCGACGGTGGGCACCACGTGCTTCAGTGCGTCGGCGTTGTCTCTGACGATCTGCTCGGCCATCCCGATCAGCTTCTCGCGCCACTCGGGGTGCGCATCCGCCGCAGCGAAGACAGCCTTCTCGCCGTGGATGTTCAGGCGATTGGTGCCCGTCTTCTCCCGGTTCATCCACGGCATCTCAACCTTGTCTTCGAGCTTGTGGAAGTAGAACCGACCCGCCTGGTACGAGACGTACTTGTTGGCGAGCAGGACCTGCATGGCCGTCCAGAAGTTGTCGAAACCGCGGCCGTAGCGCACGCGCACGACGGCTTCGCGGTTGGGCGGGAAGGTCTTGTTCTTGACGGTCTTCACGCGTACGTCGGTGGCGACCGGGATCTCCTTGACCTCCGCCGTCACCGGGTCCGTGTAGGGCCCCTTGTGGGTCTTCACGGGACGGAACTGGAGACGCACCGAGGCGAAGAACTTGATCGACTTGCCGCCCGGCGTCGTGGTCGGAGGAGGGCCGTAGCTGGCTGGTCCGCCCATGGCCATGACCTCCATCTCGTGGTTGACCATGATGAGCGAGCCCTGGGACTCACGCAGGATCGGGTTGAGGTTCTGCCCGAACGTGCGCATGAGGCGCGCGGTGATGGCCGGGAGGCTCTTCGAGATGGACTCAGCTTCGGCCTGCGCCGAAGGCACCATGCCCGCGACGGAGTCGATGACAGCCAGGCGCAGCTCGCCCGTCTTGAACGCCGCGGTGAGGAAATCCGCGCCCTGCTCCAGGGTGTCGGGCTGGAAGAGCTGGAACGAAGGGTGCTCGGGGTCCAGACCCAGAGCGACGCAGTAGTCCAGATCCATCGTCTGCTCGTAGTCCGCATAGATGAGCACATCCGTGGGACTGATACCCAGCTCCTTCGAGCCGCCCAGCTTGATGATGCGCTGAGCGTTGATGAGGCACTGGGTCGCCAGCGTCGTCTTGCCCGAGGACGGAGGCCCGTAGAACTCCGCCGTACGTCCGAGAGGCATGCCACCACCGAGAGCCGCGTCCACGCCGATGTTGCCGGTCGAGATGCGGGTGTGGTCGGACACCTTCGTCGCCATGGTGCCGATGCTGATGTCGTACTTCTTCTCGGCGTTCAGCAGCAGCGTCTGGAGTGGTGAAAGGGCCTTGGTGGTACGTGCAGCGACCATCAGTCCTCGCCCCCCTGCTCGTCGCGCAGCACGCGCCGGTCGTCGATGTCGACCGCGTAGGTGAAGTGAGTCTTCTCCAGGCGAACGGTGAACAGCACGTCGTGCTGGGGGCCCGGGACGAGGCGGAGCTTGCGAAGATGCGCATCGAAGGCATCCTGGAACTTCTTCTCACCGTCATCCGCGATGATCTGATCGACGGTCCAGTTGCCGAACGGAGTGTGAAGAACGCCCCAGCGGGGGAACCAATCGATGGTGCCGTTAGGCCAGCGAACGCCCAACCGCTCGAAGACGGCATCCGCTTCGGAGTCGTAGTTGTCTGCCTCGCCTAGTGCGATGTACTGCATGGTGACCTCTTAGATGTGTGCGGGCTCGACGCCCTGAAACGGAAACTCCGAAAGCTGGAAGTCGCGAAGGTACTCGGACATCAGGAATGCAGAGACGTAGTCCGTGCGGTTCTTGTCGAGGACGTTCGTGTACTTCTTCAGCGGCTTCAGAGTGGGGTTCTTGGCCTGCCAGTCGGAGATGAGATCGGGAGCTTCGTAGCCCAGCTCTCGGGCATACTCTGCTGCCTTGGCCTCTCGCCAGCGGTCCTTCTGCGTTGTCGTCATCCGGGCTGCGATGTCAGCGGGAACACGCTGGACGCCGGGGAACTTGGTCATCCAGGTAGACGGGTTGACCATGAAGACGCGGTCGAGGCTCTGGTTGCCGAAGGCCATGATGATGCCCTGGAGCTTGAAGACCGGCTTCGTCATCACCTGGGTGTAGCGAGGGTTCTTGGGCACGTCCTCGATGAACGTGGCCTCGCACTCAGGATCGAGGGCCGTCCGCGCGATGCGAGCGGCGAAGGCAAACGCTGACTGATCGCGCGAGTCGTACTGCGCGCGGACCCCGCCGCCCTCTTCCCGAAGCACTGTGGCCGAGAAGAGGGCGGCGAGATCTACTACCTGGCGGAACACTTACTCCATGCCACCGAGGAGGTCGTCGAAGTTGTCGACGGCGTCATCGGAAGCCTTGGCCGGAGCGGTCTCCTTCTTGGGCTCGTCGGCCTCGGAAGCCGGTCCACCCTCGCTGAGTCCCGCGCCGAGCGAGTTGAGCAGGTCCGAGTCGTCGTCCGACTCGGTCGAGCTTGGTCCAGTGGAGTCGTCCGAAGCGAGAGCGGCCAGCTCTGCATCGGCAGCGTCGTCCTTTGCCCAGCCCTCGGCGTCCTTGGCCGCGTCGGGCTCCTTGTCGAGCAGCGCCGAGAGGTCGGTGTCGAGGGACGTGTCCTTCGCACCGCCGTTCTCGTAGGCCTTGACCTCGGACCACGCTTCCTTGATGGTGGCCACGTCCTCCTTGATCCAGTCGGCCTTCTTGCGTGCGCCGATGGCGATGGTGAGGTCGGGGATCTGGTTCTCCTTCCAGGTCTCGGCGAAGAGGACCTGGCGCTCCTTGTCGACCATCCACTCGGCCTTCTTCAGGCTTGGTGTGATGTCGAACTGCTGGAAGTTCGCGTTCGTGCAGGGACCCAGGACAAGGTCGTGCTTGCGCAGGTCGCCGCCCTCGATGTCGTTGCGGATGTCGACGAGCTTGTTGAAGACGGTCTGGGTGAAGCTCCACACGAGCAGCTCGACCGAGAACGGGTTCTGGATGTCGGACGTGTTGCCCTTGGTCCGGTAGCGCATGACGTGCATGGCGTAGCGGCGCTTGGGAGCGTCGGTGTAGTCGGAGTTCTCGGCAGCGAGAGCGCACATGGGGCAGCGCTCCTTGTCGAGGCCCTTGTCCTCCAGGACCTCCTCGCGGCCCTCGCAGATCGGGTTGCCGACGAACTGCTTCTTGTGGGCGCGGTACTCCTCGCCGTTCTTGCGCTTCAGCGTCTCCATCTGCGGGACGCCGTTCACGATCTCCGGCTTGCGGAGCGTGTGCACGTACTCCATGACGGGAGGTTCGAGGCCGATGACGATGCGGGCCTTCTCGCCCTGCGTCAGCTTCAGCTTCGGGTACTCGTAGTTGTTCGTGGACTTCTTGTTGTCGTTGGAGAACTCAACGCGACCCATGATGGGCCCTCATTTCTTCTTGATTGGCGGTGGACCGAACCTCGATATCGGGCGGACCACTTTGGATTTCAGGATGAGCCTACACACACCCTCCGACATCGCTCACCGGTCGAGAGATGCCTCGAATTGGAGGGCGTGCAGCAGCGCTCGTGCGTCCTTGCGCATGGCATCGAGCTGCCAGTAGATGTCACTGATGACGGTGTGCGCCTCGGTGGTCACGTCCACTAGGCGAGCTGTCTGATGCGCCTCTCGGCGCTTCTCGAACGAGTCGAGCTTGGCCTGGGATTCCCTCTCCTTTCCTGTCTCGAAGTCGACCCGGCGCGCGGCTCGCTTCGCTGTTGCTTCGTCGAGCGCATTCTCAGCGACGAACGTCGCCTCGCTCTGCGCACGTTTGGCTCGATGCCGCGCACGAGTGCACGCGGTACGAAGTTCGTCGATCCGATCCGCTCGCGCCAAGACGACACGGATGTAGTCCACCCACTCGTGCGGCGACTGCGGATCGTAGTCCCTGAGCTTTCGGTTATGGGGATCTCCCACCGTGCCGTGGCGCAGTGAGATGGCCTCGTCGACCCAGCCCAGCACCTGGGCCTCCAGCTTGCTCAGGGGAATGTCGTACTGATCGATGTCCACCATCAGAACTCCACCTGAGCGAAGTCGTCCACAGACACGTCGCTGGTCTCATAGGCGAGGTCAGCCCCTCCCAGGAGCAGCGAGATGATGCCCTGGTCGTCCTTCTCGATCAGGAACGTCTTGTCGTCCGTCACATCACCCTC